CCCCAGCTAGCACCTACGCATCCTAATCTCTAAGTAAGACAAGAAGACTTCAGATATGTCGTCACGGATATTCTTCGGCCCACCGTGCTATCCCAGCCGATATATATGGGATTACTAAAAGTTCTTGGCATCTTCTTTATCTGGTGACGGGGTTAGTTTTTGGAAGGAGAATAAACCGTCATATCTCCTGGCTCTGGTCAACATTTTTTATTTAAGCGGGAAAGCTGCCAAACAAAACCCTTGGAGCTGCCAGGAGGATTCGAACCTCCGACCTCTCCCCGTCGATGTGGACTCTTGGGGGAGTATTCTACCGCTGAACTACAGCAGCATATAAAAGACACCCCGCGAAGGGTGCCCCAGTGAAAAAATTATTCTGCCTGCTCGTAGTATTTCTCTAGGATGTTTTGGATATCCACATATGGAAAACTTTCTGTGTTATACATTTGCATCATTCTCCTTTTTCTTTTTCTTTAATTTATGCAAACCGAAATCAACAAGCGCATGTAAACCAAACCCAAGAAGGAATAGTTTAATAAGCCCGAAGAATCCAGTGAAATTAAATCCAAGATTAATTAAAGCTGTTGCAATAATAACGTACAGGATAGCGGCAATAATGAATCGTAAGTTACGATGACTCATTACAATACAACACCTTTTGATTTCGCTTGACGTAACCAGTTAGGGAATTCTTTTAATACGGCTTCGTAAAGCTTCTCGTCAGCAATTCCATTCACATCTGAAATCTTTGTGAAGTCAGCGTTGTCTAAGTAGCGGCCTGTTAAATCATCCAATGATTGCAGATAGTTGAATGACTCATTGCCGATACCGATGAACTGCCAGAAGATACCCTGCTTAGCAGCCTCAGTAATCACACGAGTTGTTTCAGAACGGTCACCATTGTCACCATCTGTCATGAAGAATACCAGTGTAGGAATCTTAACAGGCTTTACATCTTCAGGCATAACCGTCTTGCTTACTACTTCTGTTACGGTCTTTGATTTTGCACCGAACAGTTTGCCAAGGAATCCAGCTTCCACTTCTTTTGTTACTTCTTCTTGAACAACTTGTGGAGTGATAGCTGTGCCGTACTTAGCAATAATTTGTTTCATTACTGGAGCATACTCCGTACCACCAGATGCACGAAGACCCTTCTTCTTTAAGAAGTCTTTGTGATTGCTTTCATTGGCAGAACCAATATATTCATAGCCATGATTGAAAGCATAGATGTCGATTGATTTGTTTGGGTCCATGTTCATTCCAACGCCGATGAAGCGGTCAGCTTGTTCTTGAACATTCCCTTTGTCAATTTCCCATCCCATAGAACCTGATTTGTCGATAGCGAATACGATGTTCGCTTGAAGACCAGCAAGCCCTAACTTCTCTAATACGATTGCAGATTTCTTTTTTAAATCAATTACGTTACCCAACATGTTTCTCCCCCTAGAAATTAGTAAAGCGGCCCCGAAAGACCGCTTATTTAAAGAATCGTCTGATAGCTCTGATGGCTCTGTCTATAGATGTAATCATGCTGATAAGTTGTCTGATATTACGCGGCAACATTTTTCTTGCTGCCCTTGTTCTTTAATGCGTGAACCACAAATGTTAATCCAAATGTGATGATTAAAACAATAAAGAATAACCAGTCTGGAGCTTCATATGAAGTCCAGTGTTGACCGATAAGGTTACCTACTTCATGCAGTTCAGTTACAAACATCTTAACCGCAATCAAGAAGATAAGAACGAATGCTGTTCCTTCCATCTCTGGAACCTTATTGATAAGCTTAATGAATACACCTGCAACAGAACGCATCATTAAGATACCAAGGATACCACCAGCGATTAATACATAGAAGCTTTGAGATAAAGCAAATGCTGCTAAGATACTATCAACAGAGAAAGCAATGTCCATTAACTCAACAGAGATAATTGTTGTAACGAATGGCGACAAGCCAAGCTTACCAAAGAATGCTTGAACCTTGTTTTCTTCGAACTCGTCATTGATACCATCGCCGTCTTCGTCTTTCTTCTTAGAGGCAAAATGCTTAATAGATAAATAAGCAAGGTATAAAGCACCAACTGTTTTGATGGCCCATAAGTATTCCCAATCAGCGATATAAGCCCAGCCGAAGATACATACAGCACGGAAGATAATCGCGCCCCACATACCATAGAAAAGTGCTTTCTTTTGCTGACTAAGTGGTAATCTCTTTGTCATTACTGCAAGTACTAATGCATTGTCTGCGCTTAGCAAACCTTCAAGTACGACTAACGTAACTACTAGTCCAATGATTGATAACAACTATTCCAACTCCCTAATTAATATTTGTTTTTGATTTTGTCCACTACATGTTTTGCTGCTGCCTTCACATTATCGTGAAAGAAGTGACCTACCACATAACCAACCACGAATGTAAGAATCGTCCCTGACATCTTCATTCCCCCTGTAGATATAATATCTATATATAAGAAAGGGCCGAAGCCCTCTCGTATTTTAAGCGACTGTTAATCCATAATCTTTAACGAAACCAGCTAGGCCATTTGCATAACCAGCACCGATAGCGTTGAATTTCCATTCGCCGTTTACTTTATAAATCTCACAAACTGCTACTCCAGTTTCAATAGAGAAGTCCTCACCTAAATCAAAGCGAAGGATTTCTTCATTTGTGATTTGGTCATACACGCGGACATAAGCATTGGATACTTGTCCGAAGTTTTGAGAACGACGCTCTGCTTCATAGATAGTTACTACGAAAGCAAGCTTCTGAATGTAAGCAGGCATTACTGAAAGGTCAACTTTGATTGTCTCATCATCGCCCTCTGTGCCACCAGTCAACTCATCCCCTGAGTGCTCAACTGCACCAGAAGCATGACGTAGATTATTATAGAATATAAAGTCGCCTTCGTCACGAGTTTTATTTAATTCATTAACCATGAATACTGAAACATCCAGGTCAAAGTCTGCTCCGCCAGCATACTTATTTGTATCCCAGCCTAATGCTACATTAATCTTTGAAAGGTTTGTTCCTTTCGTTAAATCAACACGTTGCCCTTTTTTTACCAACTCAACTGCCATGATTCATTTCCCCTTTTCATAAAAGTCTTTTACTTCCATCCATGCTTTTTTATAACCATAGTCATGACCTAAACAAAAGCCACCAACGACTGCGATGGTGACTATGCCTAGCATCTTTAACACTTCAATCATTAGTTGATTCCAGCTACATAAGCCTCAAGACCGCCGCCGTAACCAGCGCCAACAGCTTTGAATTTCCAATCTCCACTGTGCTCATAAAGCTCACCAATAACCACGCAAGTTTCAATTGAGAAGTCCTCTGATAAGTCATAACGAGCTACCACTTCACCAGTTCCATCATTGACTACTTGCACATACGCATTGTGTACTTGACCAAAGTTTTGGTTACGTGTTGCTGCATCATAGATAGTGATAGCAAAACGAACAAACTTTGCAGCGATAGGAAGCTTCGCTAAATCAATTGTTACTGTTTCATCAGGGCCAGTACCTTCACCAGTACGGTTATCCCCAGAGGATACCACGCTGCCCGTAGGGTCACTTGGATTATTGAAGAATACGAATGAGTTCTCAGATATGATTTTGCCTCCATCACCTAAGATTGCAGCAGATGCATCTAAGTCAAATGCAGAACCGTCATACTGATTAGCATCCCAACCTAATTCCACTTTGAATTTTGTTACTCCTGGTACTGATTTTGTAAGATTGATGTTACCGCCTTTTTGCAAATTAATCATTTTGTTATTCCTCCCAATTTTTCTTTTGATTTTTTCTTGAATATATTTTATCACTGCTCTTCACTTGAGTCATAGGCTTGCGCTCCCAAGTGATTCGCGGTGGAGTTACCTTTGGCTTTTTCTTTTTCATCATGATTCCTCCGCCTTTATGCTAAATCTTGTTCTGCAAACAGGGCATTTAAATCCAGCACTGAATTCTTCGACTGGCTTTATCCTTGGAACATAATAGTTCTCAAGGATTCTTCGAAGAGCATTTAGTTCAAAGTTGTTCAACTTCTTCAATGTCTTCTCCTCAAAGAAATATACAATGCCTGGATTTGGCGGCGGAGCTAACTGCATAATTTCTGCGATGTGCTCATCCTGTCTTCTACCCATTCAATCACTTCCTTACTCATCTAACTTAAATGGTTCCCATACCTTATCATCCCAGCTAGAGGATATGTTGCTCAGCTTTTCGCTGTCAAACTTCTGTCTGAAGTGTTCTTCCAACTGTTTAACCACGGCGGGATTTACAACAAAGCCACCCATGTTATGGTCAATCAGAAAGTTCTTCAGGATAATCTTGCGAATAATATCATACTCTTTATTCACCATTCATCTGGCCTCCATCCTAAAACATGTACAACAAAATATCCAACAGGGAAAATTAAAACAAGAAAGCCAATAACGCAACTTGTTATAATGGGCTGTTGTTTAAAACCTGCAATAACAAGCATGACAACTGCAATTGCTAGAAGCAGGATTAATAGAATTTGTATACCTACCATGAAGTAAGTGCCCCAGCTTATCCAGGGAAACTTCTTTTTCTTTTCTTTGTTAAGATTGACTGCCATATCAATACTCCTTACTTAGTAGCATTGCAGCGCCCTTATTGCTCTTTAAAGATTCGCTTAGGTACAATGGAGTAAACCCACGGTCAAAGGTTAGAATGCCTTCCCAACCTGCGTACAAGCTGCCGTAGTTTTCTACAAGTCTAAAAGTTCCTTCGCATTTGTTTGGGGCCATACTAATTAACTCAAGCTTATGAAAGCTATACTCATATACCCAGCCAACTTTAAAACGATTGCCTTGTGAGTCACGTCTTTCTGGTGGCATGTTACCACTCCTTACTTAATAAATTAACGGCTTCTTTATTTGATTCAATAGCAATTTCAACGGCGTCTTCTGCTGTTATACCTAGTCCTACTCCATTGCCCATAGGAACATTCATCCTACGTACAAACTCGGAGTAGTTATAATCATCAGGTTCCAAGCGGAGAACCTTCTCATTATCTTCACTAGGAATTACCCGATAGCCACCATTAGATTTCTTTTCTACATCAAAGACTTAACCTATCATTTTTTTATACCACTTGCTAGTGGAAGAAATACTTTTAATTCGTACTTTCATCTTACCACTCCTTTGAAAGCAATCGCTTTGCTTCCATATTGTTTTTCGCTTGAGGAAACATCAGGTCTTCTTCAGGATAAGAGTTCCTATAAGTTAGCGCATCCTGCGGCCAATCTTCTGGAGCCACTACGCGAATATCATACCACCATCCTGTCTTGAAATCACCGTCGTCCCAGAACACATCTAAGATTCTAGCTTGTGGTGTCTGCCAACTGCCGAGTTGCTTTATGTAATAAGCCTTTGGCTGTAGCGTAATGATATCGCCTACCTTAAAGTTAGCCGTCTCCTTGCTCGGTCTATTTCTTGCCATCTCACCACTCCTTGCTTAAACGTTTTTTCGCTTCTTGATTTGTTACTGGAGGAGCTTCCGCCAACATCAAATCTATATCGCGATAATATAATTCATCTTGGGTTTCATCTTCCCAGAGGACAGAATATTGAAAGTGCTTAAAGTGTTTAGAATACTTTCCTTCTATCTCTCCTTGGTGACATCTACCCACAATGGTTCCGACAACAGCATATTCTTCTCCATTGTCACCTTCTCTTTTGTTTTGTTCGTACCACTCTGAATCATCTGTAAGTAGTACTTTCTCTCCTAATTCATACATACCTACCACTCCTTGTCCAATAGGGTAGAAGCCCCTTTGTTATTACTAGATACAGGAGCTAAACATGATAGAAAAGAATGACATTCTACGCCATTGTCCCATTTAATACGAGGACTTTCTTTTCCTTCTCCTTCTATAATGGTTCCTGTCATACCAACTGGAACATTATATCCTGGGTGTACATACTTAATTCGTTTGACTCTTTGACCTTTGTAATACATTCTACCACTCCTTGTCCAGCAGCCTAGCAGCTTCCTTATTACTAGAAGAAGGAATAGAAATAATCCTATCTCCATATGGGTCTAGCCTGTGAGACACTACGCTGCCAAGCCAGCCGCATCCTTTTGGCTTTCTTACAATCGTTGCCATGTTAGCATGGTCATCCCAGGCCAAATCCCTTGGCAACTCAAAATCCATTCCAATTGCATCCATAGAAATAGATTTCCTTTTATTCTGCCCTATGCGGATAATCGTTCCTTTTGGAAGCTTCTTCATACCATCACTCCTTGAATAAAAAAAATTCTTTACCCAATAGAAAGTACAAACAAGATAGGATTCGAATCAGCGTGTGCATGCCCCAGGTTAGCAGCTAAAGGAAACCATAGGTTCCTCCACTCATCTAATACCTATCATTGATAAGAGAACGTCAGACCAGGCTGGTAATTTCTAGGCATGCATTTAACCCCACCTGTACCATGAGGTCACCTACAACGTCTTGGAATTCTCTTATGCGTACTCTCTATTCAGTAAAGAATTTAAAAAGCTCCTTGGGCAGGAAGAAAATAAGATACAATCATAGGCTTCAGTGCTTACCATCCGACAGTGGGACTCGAACCCACACGCCTCTCGGCGGACAGAGCTATCTCCGTCTGCGTCTGCCAATTTCGCCATGCCCGATGGGGCTTACTTGGCACCTATGATATGGAGAAGAACTTCGGATTGGTGTCTATTGCAGACCCCAGAAGGAATCGAACCAGCTACTTTCCGCTTATAGGCGGCTGTTTTACCCAATAAACTATGCGGGCCTCCACTACACCGTAGTTCCTGGCATTCTTCTCATTCTTATTCTCTACCTGCCCAAAGAGCAAGTAACCTTATTTACCTAGTATGTGTTCAACAATATCACTGACTCCGTGGAATCCGTAAATCATTGTAACACCGTCAAGCTTTTCAAGCTCCTGATTCCAATGATGACTAGGAACCAGAACAGGTCGCCCTGTCTTAATCCAATCTACCACATTATGGATAGCATCGTCAATTAAAATGTCCGCATTAATTAGGTCTTTCCTAGATGCCGTAATAAAATTCCTTTGTGGAATGAATGGAAGATTCTTTTGCAACCAGTTCCACTTACCACCTACTGCGTTAGGAAAAGCAGACGTAACAATAATGACATCATAGTTTTCAGTAAGCTTCTTTAGTTCAGGAACAACATATTCATCAACCAGTTCCAGGCTTTCATAAGTCGCTGGGTCATTCAGATAAGATATTAAATCATAGTCAGGATGAAATACCTCATGTTTAAATGCCGCCATCTGTTCGTATTCTAATTGATGGTCTGGGTGAAGAATATTGTGGTGTTCCATAATCCGTTTCATTAAATAAACAATTGTGTCGTCCATATCAACCGCGACGATTTTCTTTTTCTCCATGTTAAGCCTCCCTGTAAATCTCTCTATCTATTGTACCAACTTACTATTTTACATTCCATTCATATTTTTTCAAGAGGGATTTAGCCTCCGTATTCTTTTCAATGAATGGTTCGGCTTCATTCTTGCTAATCCACATCCACGGCCCTCTCTCATAACGCTCAGGCAAGTCGGAACTACGGTATGTTCGAATAATCTTACCTACTCTTACATCGCCATCACTAATAAAAGTGCCAGTAGTTTCAACTCCTGTATGAACCAAGTACCAGCCGTACTTTGGGTCGCTGTCGTGTTCGTGTTCTTCAATGTAGACTTCTCGAATAGGATTCTGATTAAGGCTATCTCGAATATCACTGCTCCAATGATTCTGAACCTTTACGCGAACCTTCATGTTATCACCTCATAAAAAAAGACTACCGCTTACGCAGTAGCCTCCGTCTTTTTAGCAGGAACTTTCTTCGCTGGAGTCTTCTTTACTTCCACTTCAGCCTTTGGTTCTTCAACTGGTTCTGGTTTTAAGAAACGTGCCTTATTCAGCTTGGTATCAAAGCTCATCGTTTGTGCATTGAAGGTAACGGCATGAGTCTTTAATCCTTCACCCTGTCTTGCGTCAGCTGATAACACTGTATTGGCAAAACCTAATGCTAAGTTCGCTGCCGTTTGGTTCGTAAAGATGTTCTGAGGATTGCTCACGGCCCGCTCCGCACAACTCATTTCATGTGGAAGTTTATCTGTTGCCTCTAGAATCTCTGGATACATATCCGCTACGCTTGGAAGATTGAATAAGTGAGGAACCTTTTCGCCCTTCACAAAGTCACGTCCAGCATTGTAACCAACAACAACTTGACCAGCCCACTCTTCATTTCCCATGTCCAGCCAGAACATACCTTTTGTTTCCTTGAACACTTCATTCACAATCGCACGAGTCTTATTGTTATCCACCGCACCGACTACGAAAGGAACCAAGTTATGCCGATTAACAATTTGCTTTAACATCTTTGGCCCATCCAGATATTCTCCAATGATGGTTACCTCAACACCGAACGCACCGCCATAACGCATGCCCATGATTTCAGCTTTGTTATGACCAACATCTCTTGGCAAGAAGTTCTGACGTGTTAAGTTCTTATCCTCAACGCTGTCTGCATCAATGATAGTTACTGCATGCAATGCCTTGTTCTCCAGCTTAAGCATTCTGTTTTGAAGACTGATTTGACGAATTAATTGTGGAATAAAATAACCGCCGTTGCCGCCTGCTCCAATAATAATCCAATGCTTTGCCTTCTTTGCTTGTACATCCAAAGTATAAGTTGGTTCTAATGCCATTGATAAATCCATGATTAATTCCTCCTAGTTTTTGTTTTGTTCCTTAATTGAAGTAAGAGCAGCCAAAGACTGCCCTCTCTTCTTAATCTAAGAACCAATCATTACGTTCGCCATGAAGATGACCATAACCGCTGTTCTCAGTCATTGTATCACTCACAACGTAATCGTACCCAAGGTCAATCAGCTCTTGAACGATTTCCTTAACGGTCTCTTCCACTTCGCCAATTGATTTAGTGTCGTCTCCCAGATTTTTTTCCAGAAAAATTTCGACTTCTGTTCTCGGCTCGCTGCTTGCGCTTTTGCTCGCGCTGCTCCCGCTTAGTGATTCTTTTTTTTTAGAATCTAAGCCTTGTGCTTTCGCATTAGCTGCCACAATATCATCCTTGTTCGCTCGTCCCCCTGGTGAGCCATGGTAGCCATAGCCGCCAGATGTCCCATACCCATAGTAGTCCCACTCGTCCCCCCACTTGTCGTAACTGGGAGATGTCCCTGTCCCCGACTTTTTTGCGTGATAGTTGTAACCTCCGTAAGAACGAGAGTGTTGTCCCATCCAATCGTCTGGAGCTTCAACACGAGGCCATGGTCCTTTAAATGATTTGTGTTCTACTTTTTCTTCGACTACTGGTTCGAATCCTTCTACTGGTACAGTAGTTGTTACCAGTGTCTTGATTTCTACTTGAGGAATATCAAACAGCAAAGCTGGGTCAATGTTTACGCGTGTGCCGCCACATACCCAACGGAATAAGAAGTTTGGTTCATCCTTGTCGATGTTGCCCCATACTCCGTAGAACTGAGTCATGTTTTCATTGGCATCATCTGTACCAGACCAGAACGCTCCCATCGTATGGTGGCTGTGCGTCTCACATAATGGTGTGCAATTCTCACGAAGATAATTCACCATCCCATCCTGATGGAACTCAGATAATGAACCAGAGTTCTTTTGCTGTGGACAATACACAATCAACTGTCCATCTTCAATAAGGCCCTTGATGTCTGTGCCATCTGTATACTTTGGTGGCAGCTCCACATTATCATGATTCCAGAAGAACAATGCGCTGGCTTCTGTCTTATCCTTCGTATGAACATCACGATAGAAAGTTAATACCATGATTAGATACTTCAAAGGAATCTTTGGAATCAATAACTCTGGACCTTCTTCCATTGATTCAAGACCTGGAATTGCTTTGTCCGCTGGGATATCTGAAAGCTTTACTTTGAATAAAGCAACAGGAGTCTTCACCACTCGGAAGACCCCGTTACGTGCAACAACGATATTGGTTGGTTTATCATAAGCCTCAGCTGGTTGTGGACCGAAGTGCTTACCTACTAATTGACCTGCTAACATTGCGGTTAAATCTAAATTTGCCATTTTAAAATTCCTCCAATTGTTTTAGTTTTTTGTTTGATTATCTTAACGTAAATACTGTTCACCATGACGACGAATGGCATCGCCTAAACGAATTGCTGGCTGTAAAATATCATTCTTGAATCGTGGTGTTTCCCCTTTTGCGTCTGCTTCTTTACAGATTCTGTCCATGTATTGCAGTAAGTGAATCGTTCTCTCACGTACAATACGTTGACCGTTTACCGTATCTTCAAAGCGCTCAAACTTGCCGCCATCTAAATCATTATTAAATGGATTAGCGAAGAAGCGGTCTGGAACAGTCATGATGGATTTAGAACCACCAAGCGCTGGGTAATCAGACTCAGAACCCCAGCATAGGTAACTATGATTAGAGTTCGCAAATGGGAATGTATACAATTGGTCATTCAAGCTAAGCACAGGTTGCTTAATCGCATATGCTACTCCGTGGCGATACCGACGCGTATCATTTGCTGGGTTGTGCAAAACATGAATAATCCAAACTGCTGCTGGTGCTACAATCTGAAACTCAGGGAACGCATTCTCCCCTGTCTCGCTTCTCATATCAAACTTGGCAATGTGCCTTGTCTCTGGAGTTGCGATAACATACTGTTCCATGTTATTAACCTTTGTATATTTTTGTACGCCAAAACCATAAGGAAGAAGCGGCGATTCAATCCGCTCACCTCTGGTTAGGACTTCTTGAATTGCTTGAACATTTGTATTTTTGATTGAGCGCTCTCCATTACGGATAACTTCAATCTGAATACTATCTGGATTTAAGTGAATACTTGTGCGGTTTTCCATTTCAATTCCTCCTTAGAATGGTAAATCTTCTTCGTAAGTGTACTCTTCAATTACATCAAATGGCAGATGGTAATCATGGATTGCAACCCTTGCTCCATTGCTTATACCAGCGTATACGCATGCAGCATCAAGCTCACGGAAACGTCTTACATCCCCGCCTTCACGAATAACTACATAGCGCTCTAGTGGAATCGCTCTGCCGTTCACATAGATGCCAGGTGCTGTTGCCCGCGGTGGTTCTGCAGTTGGTTCAGCTTGTACAACTTCTTCCACCTGAGCATTTAATCGAGCAATCAACTCATCAAATGGCGTCTGCGTTGGAACTTCTTCCACCACTGGTTGTGCTGGCTGAGCTTGCAACTGTTGACGAAGTTGTTCAGCTAAAGCATGACGGCGTTCAGCATTGGCTCTCGCTTCTGCTTCTATACGCTGACGTTCTTGCTCTTCCAACTCTTGGAGTCGCGCTTCTTCCTCTTGGCGTCTTATGCGCTCAGCTTCCTGACGAGCACGTTCTTGTTCCATCTCACGACGGATTTGCTCTTCACGCTGACGACGTTCTTCTTCTAAACGAAGTCTTTCTGCTTCTTGACGAGCACGCTCTTCTGCCTCTTCACGCTCCTTCTGAATACGCTCCTGCTCTAACCAAGGCTCAATCTCAGCCTCCGCCTCACGACGGATACGCTGAGTAACCTCTAGCAACTCAGTATGTCCTTCTGGCAATAAGTGCTTCCAGAATTCCATATTAAATTCAGCATAGATGTAATCTTGGATAACGATTGGAGCAACACCATTACGGCTACGGTCACCAGTCATATCAATGCTGGTAACTTTACCCCAACCTTGCAGCTCATAACCTTCTGGCTCTTGGTAACCATCGAATGGTGGCAATGCAATCCATCCTTCTTCTTCAGAACCTGATGGAGCCATAACCTTTACCTTGAGTCCTGTAGGCACCATTTCCGCCGCTGTAGGAGCGACAGCATATTCAGGAGCCTTACCATTCTCTCTTGCCCATTCAAGGAACTTGTGAGCAAATAAGCGGTCTGTTGCATCAGCTGATTCTTGAAGCTGAACCGCTGGCTTGAATAACTTCTCCATCACCCTGCGGCTATAATCTCGAAGCTCAGTGCGGATACGCTCTAATCGTTCTTGCTCACGGCGCTGAATCTCTGCTTCCATTAACCTTGTAACTTCACCATGGATTGCAGCTAGCGCAGAATCCTTACTGTACTCAGCATCAATCCAGTTAACAAAATCAACTAGGCCAGACTGAATGAATTGATAGATGCGATTGGTCTTGAACGGAATGTACAAGAATGTATTCCCGTTTCTTTCTTCGCGGCGAACCACATAACCAGATTGAAAAGAATTACGATTGTCTCTCATTCTCCTATAAAGCTGATTGTGGTTCTGCTCAAACCAAGACTTCCATTCAGGTTCACTATTATAGATTTCTCTTATCTTGTTAGCTTTCCTGTGGATGTGACTATCAAGACGTAGAGAATAACTATGTTGGTTCTGTCTAATGCGACAGCCAGGGAACTTCTTCTTTAGATAAGCGAACACTAAATCTTTCACTATCTCTTCTTCCTGTGCTCCTGTTTGTGGAAGCGGCGGAAACTCTTCAATGTATTGCTTGTTGGCAAGTAGCCTAGAACTCATTACAAAGTTTAACTTGCTGACTAATGCGGTTGCATTAACTGTCATGTCCCTCACCTCTCTTAAATAAAGTCAATAGATTCAACTGCTACTGTTCTTGCACGAGTTATTTGATTCACAAAGCCAACGACTTGTCTTTCTACTTCTGGCAAACGACGCTGTATCTGATGCTTAAAATCATTAAGTTGACTATCATTGTAACGACTAAAGTCCTGAACGGTTTGTGCATTGTTTATCGTTTCAATGATTTGTCTTAGGTCAGATGTCAGCAAAAATCTTTCCCGTTCACCCTCAAGGTCATTACAAATCCTTGCGATGTCTGGTAAGAATCCATTTGCTTCCCAGTGGTCAGCAGGCTCTTCATTCCTTACTACTTCTACTTCCACTGCTGGTCTTGCCTGTACTGCTTCTTCTGGATTCACTTGTTCATTCCTCCTTAGTGATTCACATCTTTGACAAACTCGATAATGTGAATAAGAATCTCTATCAACCGTTTGGTTGCTGAAGCCTTGACCGCAATACATTCTGTCGCCGCTTCTTCTAATATGAAGAACTCGCGTTGTATTACTTGGAACATACTCAATCGTTGCTACCATCTCTACACTCCCTTTCATAAAAAAATAGAGGGCCGTGCATAAGCAAGCAGCCCTCTACCTTTTGTCATGGTATCCAGATTAAGCTAATTTAATCACTAGCTTTGTGAAACGGGCACCTTTCGTACCAGCTTTCACGGTGAAACGAATCTCGTCGCCAACCACTTCGAATGTTGCATTCTTCAGTTCAGGGAAGATTTCGCTCATGGATGCCTGGATTTCTTCAGGCTTTAAGCTGTCGTCTTCCACGTTAAGGCGGTTAGAGCCGTATACAACGACTCTCGCACCTTTCGTACCAGCCTTAACAGTGAATCGGATTTCATCCCCAACAACTTCAAACGTTGCGTTTTTCAACTCAGGAAAGATTTCAGACATGGAAGCCTGAATCTCTTCTGGTTTTAAGGAATCATCCTCAACATTTAAACGATTAGAACCATAAACAACTACGCGTGCCATACCTTTCGTCCCCGCTTTCACTGTGAATCGAATTTCATTTCCAACTACCTCGTAGGTAGCATTCTTCAACTCTGGAAAAATCTCAGACATAGATGCCTGGATTTCTGCTGGAGTCAAAGATGAGTCCTCTACATTCAGACGGTTTGAACCATACACAACAACTCTTGTCATACCTTTTGTACCTGCCTTTACTGTGAATCGGATTTCGTTTCCTACTACTTCATACGTAGCATTTTTAAGCTCTGGGAAAATCTCGCTCATAGAAGCTTGAATCTCCGCTGGTGTTAAAGAAGAATCTTCAACATTCAAACGATTGGAGCCGTAAACAACCACGCGGGTCTGGCCTGAACCAGAACCCTTTGTGCCTGCTTTGACAGTGAAACGAATCTCATTGCCTACGACTTCGAAAGTAGCGTTCTTAAGCTCAGGGAAAATCTCAGACATAGAAGCTTTGATTTCCTCTGGGCTTAAAGAATCATCCTCAACGTTTAAGCGGTTGGAACCGTATACCACAACGCGGGTAGCACCCTTCGTCCCAGCTTTAACTGTGAAGCGGATTTCGTTTCCAACGACTTCGTAAGTTGCATTCTTTAACTCAGGAAAAATTTCAGACATTGACGCTTGAATTTCTGCAGGTGTTAAAGAAGAATCCTCCACGTTAAGACGATTTGAACCATAAACCACTACTCTTGTTTGATTAGACATACCAACATTCCTCCATAGAATTAATATATTTTGGTGCCCCTCCTAACCTGTGCGGTTGTTCAGGACATAAAAAAGACTAGGTAGGAACCCCTAAGAACCCACCTAGTTAAAAGAATCGTCGCGATATCCCCATCGCTTCAGATTGCTGTCTTTCCAGCCGTCAAAAATATAGTCAAGTCAGATAAAGTTAGTCAGACCTTATCGACGGTGGGAAGCACGTTAGTCAGACGTACACCCTAGAATCCAAAAACAATAAGCAATGTTAACATTAAAACATAAAATCAGCTTTGAAGAAAAGTTCTAAAAGTTTGAGACCATTTAGAAACTGGTGAATCTGATTGTCGAAACCTTACAAACCCATTTTCTTGATTACTTGATTCTTCATCTTGCGTTTTACTCCATTGACTTTTGAGTTCAACTTCTTCTTGATGAACTTCTCAGGGTCGGCCTGCATCTCAAGGGCCGCGGCCATGGCGTTCAACTTCTTCGCCATAGCACGCAACTCTTTCGGGTTGTTAGAGAACAACATTATTTGTTGCCCTTAACATCCTTAGCTTGTGCTTGTGGAGCTGCTGGGGCGCCTCCAAACAGACCACCTTGACCATTGAATCCACCCATTAAAGCAAGAGTAGTTAGGTCAAGTTCGCCATCGCCAAGAGCTAGCATCATCATTGGATTGAAGTTGCCGCCGCCTTGTTGACCCATCATCATCAATGGAAGAAGCTTATCCTTAGAACCGCCATCTTTCATTGCAAGAAGCATCAATGGATTGAATCCTTGAGAAGCTACTCCACCTTGTTGCATCAACATTAATGGTAGTAAGTCATCCATGTTATCGCCAAGAAGCATTAACATTGTTGGGTCGATTGCTCCACCCTGAGCACCACCAAAGCCGCCAGTAAGAGCCATGATTTTCACAAGCTCATCCTTGTTACCATCGCCAAGGGCAAGAAGTAAAGCTGGGTTGAATCCGCCTTGACCAGCAGCATCCAATGTCTTAACAACAGTGTAGAATGCTTTACCAAAGATTGGGTTAGTAGTTGGTAGTACAGAACCATTAGCGTTCTTTTCAGGTACAACCACTTCTACATAACCATCATTTACTTTAGTAACATACCCAAAATCAGCACCGTTTAATACAATGTCTCCAACTTTTACTTCATCAGCAGCAGTTGGTAATTTGAATGCAGGTACATTGAAGTCAAGAGTTAATCCAGTTACATCAGTGATAGTGCGTGTTGCTGGTTCGAATGCCACAAAGTTTTGAGAGATACCTTTACGAAGTGCAAGACCGCCAGTTGTGATTGAGAATGCAAATTTTCCTTCTACTTTACCAAATTGATTTTTGAATGCTCCGAATAAGTTTTTCATAGTTCCATTACCTCCGATTGTTTTGTTTGATTTTTGGTTTAATTTTGCGTTTAATTGAGCTTGTACATCAGCTTGCTGTTTTGCTTGTGCTAACTTTTGGTTTAATTGATTTTGAATATCCACTTTCAACGCCTCCGCTTTTTGTTTTTGTTCGATTGCTGCCACACGATTGATAGCTTCATATGCTGCATCTTGTGCATCATACGCTACATCAGCAACACTTTCGATTTCGTGAGCAACATCACTCACTCTGTCATCAAGGCTACCAATTTCATAACCAAGACTGTTTACTGCGCTTTGAAGACGACTTGCATCTTCTCGTACTTCGTTTGCCCTTTGCTTTGCAATTGCCGCATCAAGCCGTGCTTGGCTACCCACTTGCTGAGCAGATTGAGCACGAAGATTAGCTGTTAAAGAAGATTGTTTTGCTTCTTCAACTTCCTTGCTGATGTTGTTCACGCCATCAAACATGCTGACATGTGAATAAGCATGAGAGTGAGCTAGGTTATAGTCGCCATAAAAAGATTCAGCACCACGGAAAGCGTAGTAATCGTCGTCCTCTTCCTCCTCTTCGTCATCCTCATCGTCCCAATCGTCATCTCCGTAGATATCATCTTCTGTATAGCTAGAAGCTTGTTCTACTTGAGCGCGAAGAGAATCAGTTAACGACTGACCTTTCACTTGCGCCCGAAGCTGAGAAGTTAAATCATTCTTCTTTGTATCAACCACGTTAACTAGATGATACTCAGCTCCTTCATATCCTTGAATCAGAGTGCCAATACCACGCTTCTGAGATTCAAAGATGCCAGCTGCTACTTGCTTACGAACAAGAACTTGATGTCCTGTATTCGTATCAATCTTGTAGTTGCTCCCTCCAATCGTAATAATTTCACCAACTGCGACATCAGATAGTTTTCTTAAACCCACTGTGTCAACCTCCTTCATAATAATGAATGTTTAAGCCAACCAACTCCCGAAGTTAGAGGGCTTATGACAGCCACTATAATAAATAAGAGCCAGAACCTTTATCGGTCCCGACCCTTGTAAATGCATCGTGCAAGTATTTCTCCAATGACTTCAGCAACGATATTCCAAATGATATCTATCACTCTTTCATTCTTATTTGATACTCCCATAGTATGCGAATCGGCTGGTCTTTATCCATCGTCATCCAGATTTCATCGTAATACTCTAGTTTCTCACCTAGTAATAACTTTTCCATTGCTTCGCAAGGAGATAATATCATTTAGTTAGCCTACTTGCCAAGATGGAAAATGTTTTTTCTTCACCAATGTTTTCTAAGTGTTGCCAGAACCATTCAGCTAAATCCTTACCAGTCATCTCACTTTCAAGGTCGCCTCCAAGTAGACCTTCAATGTTGTCCAGTTTCATAAGAATCATATCAATCTTACTAGGCGAACGTCCTTCTCTTACGATTATCTCTGCGTTCTTATGATTCGCAAAGTATTCGCGTGTTGCTTTCTGAGCTGGCGTTTCCCCCTTCTGCTCTTCATGTTTAAGAAGTTTTAAATCTTCAGAGGTAGTAAGAATCAACTCGCTCTTCTCAGCAACTGGTTTTGATTTCTGTTCAGCCAGCTTTGCATTTAACTTATCCTGCAATGTTTCAACCTTCGGCTCCTCCTTCTTCTGTTGAAGTTGAGCACGTAAGCTTGCAGCCAAATCAGGTTTCGGAAGTTCAGGAGCTGGTACATCGTGAATAGTTAACTGACCTTTCTCGACTTCTTCCTGGGCAACCGTTTCTGTTTCACATTCATTAATTTCTTTAATCAAATCCAATGAATACCGAGCAGGCCCAATGTTTAACACTGGATGACCGCCGCATAAATCAACCATACAAGAACTAACAACAGCCGAAGGAACATTATCTAATCCATCTCTTAATCCTGCCGCTCCATCCTGAGATGCAACGATGGCTTTGCCGAATCGAACTAAGATAAGACCTGGATGCTTCTTTACGAATGATTGAAGCTTACCTTCTAATTCCTCCATGGCTGGAATAACAAATCTTTTCACCACATTTTCTTGCTCAAGTTCAACGAACATTCCTTCTGAACCTTTTGTTAAACTCAATCCCATTTCATCATCTCCTTTAATATCCGCCTGGACTTTCTTCGCGGTGTCCTTGCCCACTGACAATCATGTTGTTTAACTTTCTAATATAATCACCCATTGTTTTGCATTCTTCCATGTGAGGAAATCCACGGTTCTTCATTATCTTAAAGCATGTATCACCAACTTCATCTTCAACCATCTTTAAGCAATTACGAAGAAGAATATCTGTGCCCATTGGCTCCTTAACTGCTTCTTTTATTTCAGCATTCAATGGAGTATCAATGGTGAATCCATACTTGGCAGCGAACCGAATCGCCCGTGTTGCTAAGTTTGTTGTCATCCTGTCCGTTGTTTTTCTAATGATTCCTCTATCAAGGTCACGCCATGCATACTTCGGAGCATAGAAAAAACCATCTGACTTCAAACATATCTGATTAATACTAAAGTCAAAACGAACGGGAGCGAATGCCCACTCATCATCTGCATTAATCCAATGAACAGGTATTTCTGATTTCGTGAATGTGTAGGGGTCGCAATAGATGTCATGAGGAATCTCTGTTCCATCCTGCTGCCCAAGTGCTAACACTCCTGTCTTTTCTAAGATGTCTCTTGCATAAGGAACATCACGAATACAAACATCATAATCATTCCAGTGCTTTCCCTTGTATAAATCCCTAGGAAACCCACCTGCAAATGACCATTGTGTTCCATGTTCCATTGCAACTGAATCCATTATATCCATGAATGTTTTCATGCCTGCATCAATCTGACCTTCATAAGGTCGTCTTTCGTATTCAACTTCAGTCGGGTGCATCATTTACCTCCTTTCATTAAACAAAACATCCAGCGTTCAGCATCATCGTTTCACGGCCCCGTGCTCGCGCAGTAGCCTGCCACTAGCTTAATAACTGGATGTGACATATAGATTTCAGATTAATCCTAAGACCTTCACCTAAAACGGTATGGCGGGAATCTCGCTTTTACTCGCTATGAGGACATTAATTACCAGCGTTGTCATCGCCGTAACCCTATTCTTAGGCAACCTTAATTTCTATTCATCTTAGACAGCACGATGTCAATCGTCACTGAAGTGTAGCTGCTCCCAAGAAGTCAACTCACTTAGGTAGTAAAAAATACTGGTTGGAGATAACCTAAAAAACCTACCTACCATCATACTGTCTAAGACAAATAGAACCACATCAACTTCGGACGGTGTACCATAATCCCCCTTCCTTCGATGTTGACCACTCCTTGAATCAATCACGAAGGCGTAGGAAGTCCGCAGCCCATATTTAATCCTTGGCATTGATGTGGGATAAACAGATTTCAGTAGACCGCTTACGCTATTAGCGGGGTCCATGTGTCCTTAATTTCTATTCATCTGGGAAGATGCAAAGGCGGGGCCTACAATCGGGCATAATCCGCGGTCATATCATTGCATCCTCCAAGATAAATAGAACCATGTGTAATTCAACGTCAACAGGCTGCCACGCTGCGTGACATTTAAACTTCGTCAAAGCTCCATCACCCTAGCTTAATATACACATGGTAATAAACAGATTTCAGAATCAATAGATGTGCAAGGCGGCTTAGAAGGCCGCGGCACTCATCTTAATTTCTATTTATCTTAGAAGGTACAACACATAAGTTGTGAGCTGGTCAAGCTCGTTATACCCTCTAGGATAAATAGAACCACATAGAGTTCAGTGTCGCGGTGTGAAGAGTTTGTTGGCTCGCTATGAGTTTCCATCCCATCACTAACTTAATATCTATGTGGAACGCAAGAACTTCGGTTTCAAACAGGAATTGGTTTCCACTCACTAGTGCTGTCCACCCTAACCTTGGCATTCTTACATCTTTGAAAATACGAAGCAGGGGAAAGGAACCGAAAAGGAAACCTGCCTCGTACCCTCAAAGACGAAAGAATATCTTTCGCCCGAAGCCTACCAGTCGTATTCAATACTACCAAACTTGATTTCAATCAATTGCTTGATGACCGCATCATACTTATCAAGTTTTAATCTCACTTGATTCTCTGTCATCTTGCCTTCCTCCAACTTACTTTCATAATAATATTTATTATCCAGTATGCTGTCGGCAATTCTTTCAAGGTCAAGAACCTCGCGTCGATTCAATTCAAATTCTTCTTTGATAAAAGAATACAATGGGTCTTTCACATCACCGATATAATCAAAGTGTTTCAACATCGCATCTGGAAGTTCCATTAGTTCTTCCAATGTTTGCGGATTGTTAAACTTCCTTAAGAAAGCATCGACTCGTTTTAAGTCAATGCCTTCCTTCTTTGCAAACTCTCTTAATAATGAAATACCGTCCACTTTATCACCTACTTGGGAATTTGATTCTTACCACTACGACACATTGGACATTTGTTTGTAATGATTTCACAATCATCATAATCAAAGCCGCAGTTGCCACATTCGATTTCTCTCATTCGAATCACTAGCGTCACCTACTTTGTATGTTTGGCTGGCTGAATCACTCCTAAGAATGTCCAGCCATTTGATTGCATCCATGCTAAGAATTCGTTCGTGAATGTTTCTTCATCAACCGTGACACCGACAGAGCCTTCAATATCAAACCAACCCATCTTATTGGGCCGCCAATCTTTCACGAATTTCAGATAAGCTTTCTTCACGTTTGATTTCACCGTTCTCAAAGATAACTTCAAGAAGGTCAATGTTTGCAAAGTTTGCTTCATAAGTTTTCGTATCCAGATTATCAGTGGCTACTAATTCACCACCGACTTTTACAACTGCCACTAATCCAGTTAATGATTTCTTTGTACCATCATCTGTCTTAGGGTCTTTCAATAAGAAGCGCTCTTCTCCATCCACTTCAGCAAAGGTTGCTTTCATCGCATGTGCAAATGTATCACGCGTTGTATACTGATAGGTAAAGCTTCCGATACCAAATACCACGTTTGTTGAAGCAAAGCCTTTTTCTTTTAACAAAGCACAAATCAAATCAGCTCTCTCTAGCGTAATAGAATCGCCGTAGATAGCTCCGATGTGAGGGTCTAATACTTTGTACCCTAAATCATTTACTGTGCCGCCAATGATGTCGTAGAGGCTCTCAATTAAACCTTTACGCACCAATTCTTCTTCTGCATTCGGGTCACCACAAAGAATCTTAACTGGGTCACCACTGTCAGGACGAATAACCACGCGACCATCACGACCAAGGATTTCTTCTTTCAGCTTCGGTAAGTATTCACCAACCACTTTCCAGAAGTCCCAAGTATCAGATACTACGCTGAAGAAACCTGTTGGATACTTTTCAGTCATCAGTGATTTGAATAATTCATACTCATCTGTTTGACCGTATGCGCACATCACTGAATGTTCAGTCGCAGGTATTGAAGTTGCCACCAATTCTTTCTCGATGTTTGCATTGTAATAAGCTTCAAGATAATTGATAGCTGGGATTGTATCTGTACCAACAAAACTTAGTAAGTGACCAGCACCACTTGCTGCCGCCGCATCCTTGCCAGCCATACCGCGCATAGAGAAATCATGACCCTGGAATTCAACACCTGCTGTAGAACCTGTTGTTTCCATCGCATACGCATCAAGAATCTGACGGTACGTGTAAGCAATCGTTGCAGATGTTGTTGGCTGCCAAAGCTCAGCTGACATAATGGTTTCAAGATAATTTGTTACCCAGTAGAATTCATCCACTGTATTTTCGATGACCAACATTGGAACACGCATTGGAACCAACGTACCTTCTTTCACAGCTCTTACACGAACTGGAAGATAACCTAAATCATGAAGAGCTGCAATGTGCTCCGCATCGACCTTTGATGCTTCCATTAATGGGTCTGCAACACCCTGAACATTGCCAGGATTGATTAATGTAAAGTAGATAACACGTTGGTATTCAAATACCACTTCATCCTTTGGACGGCTAAAGAAATGCTCATTGAAGTAATCAACAAAGTATTTCTTGGTTAATCCTTGGAAGTTAAACGCTACAACTTTCTTTGCTTTCGGGAAGTACTTGTTGCCTCGTGCAATCCATGTGCTGAAAACCTTATTTGTTTTCTTTGGATACTGCTCACGGTGAGACACCTTGTAAAAATCACACAACAATGTAGCTGGAAAAATAGTTTTAGTCATTATTTGTTTCCTCCCGTTTCAATTTAATATAACTGCTAGCTTGCTTTAATGAATAATAAGCTGACTCTAATCCTGCTCTGTCGTCCAGCAGGATGTTGTAATAAATCTTGCCGCCTTTAAACGGAAGACCTGGCATGTTTTCATTGACTGCGTCATAAGGAATATCCCATCTATCAAGATAATTCTTAATGAAATCATGTCGTTCTGGTTCACTTGTACTAAAGACAATCAAGTAACAGCCAAGCTTCTTGCACTCCCGAAGAAGTTCAATGACTTGGTCGTACTTGTTGCCTTCCTTGTGGTAGTCATGAACCGTTCCATCAAAGTCATAAGCAACGATTAACTTCCCGTGCTGCTCCCACTCCTTAATTAAACGAAGGGTTGCAGCACCTGGCAATAGGTACGGGTCAGTCAAGAACAATCAGCTCCTCGACATCCGTCACATCAATCTTATCTTTATATAGCTGATTTGCCCAATCATGTTGAGCTTGGTCAGATAAGATAGAGTTGGTTGTAAACACTTTGTTGATTGGACTTTCCGTAAATATTTTACCCTTGAAGATAGTGTCTTCTGCGTGAGCCACACAAAGATAGATTTCTTCAAAGCCACGCTTCTTCAACTCATCAGCAGCCATGATAAACGTACCACCCTTACTGGATAAGTCATCAACGATAATCGCTTTCTTACCAATGCCTGGTGTAACCAAATCAAGTTTCGTTATGTAACCTGTTTGGAAATCACGATGTTTCAAACCAACGATTGCTTGAAGGTCAAACATTTTCTCGTAACGTTTCTCCGCACCAGCATCAGGATAAACAAGGAAATCATTGTCGAAATCAAAATCAATTTCATTCATAACATAGTTCACTAAGAATTGATTTACCATTAATGGTTTTGAACGGTCAAGCAATGCACATGTTACATCTGAATGTGGTTCAATCACAAACACTTTATCGAAATAAAGGCTGTTAATAAAAGCAGAAACATATTTTAAAGTAAATACGCTGCCGCCTTCGCTTCTGTCCATGCGTGAATAAGGCATGTAATAAACAAGCAGATAACAAGGAACTGTTGCAATCAAGTCCATGTGATTCTTAACAAACATCAGCTTGATTAAATCCGCATCATCTTCGTACTTAAATGATAGGATATTTACCTGCTCCATATTTTGTTTGAAGAAATTGAGCGCTGGATGCTCCTCCGTTGCTTCAATTGTTGTAATCACATGTGTTTCGCCATTAGGAAATCTACCGAACGGAACTTCTTTGCCATTTAATAAAATCATTTTGACTCCTCCACTTCTTCTTCTAATGGTTCACCGAATGCTGCCGATACAAGAATCGTATTGCTGTTGTCGTACTCCCAAACTTTCACGAATGGGTCAATGCCTTTTGGAGCCTTAAACTTACGTGTTGTGCGTGGCGGGATGGGACTCATATCGCATTCAATCCCATGAATCGCTGTTGCTGGATGAATCACATACTCCTTGTTTGTATCATTGTAAAATATCATATTATCCACCCATCTAAAGTCGCATCAAAGATTAAATCTCTTAGCTTCTCCTGAAGCTGATTGTTTACTTCGACACGAATTTCTTTTGATTTGTAAACATCTTTTAATTCTTGTGCTGCTGTTTCCCAATCCTTAATCAGCATTCTGATTTCATCAAATGTAAACTTACCACGTTTGATATCTATCATGAACTGGCGTTCTTCACCTTCATACCAGATAGCTTTCTTGTAGTCCGTAAAGCCATTTGCATGAAACTTAACCAGTACTTTGCAAAGATGAACAGCCAACATTGCTTTCTTTGGATTGTAAGCATGTCGTTCAATCAGTGCCCGTGTCTTCTCCGAAGTTGGATTCTGAAGGTCATTGATGTTCCGCTGAACCGTACCCATCGTAGCACTGTAAAGATTGGAGAGATTCATATTGGCTATGTCATCTCTCATCGCAATGATTTCATCCATCTTCTGGCATCCGAATGTTTCAATGCCTGGGCTAAATAATAAATCAAGATAAGCAGGATTCGCTTTGAACAATAAAGTCTCAAGCCGTCTTACATCCTGAACATCTTCATCCACTTCATCCGAAGTTGTTTGCTTTGCATGCTTCTTGCCTTCATATAAATCATCAAAGGTTGGAAGAACAAAGTATTTCAAATCCACATCTGATTGTTCATCATTTAAATTACGCATATGACTGCCGCCATTTATCATAGCAACAACATGTCTGTCATGCTTCTTCATCGAATCCCATCCTTATGTTTGACCTCATGATACTTATCACCTAAATGAAGCATATCTTCGACAGTGTCCGCAAGTTCCTTCATGATGATAGCTCTCACAACTCTTAGTGTTTCCCTTCTTACTGATTCTTCAACAGGGTTTTGTTTGATGCCAGCTAATGCATTGGATGCCGATAGCCTGCGCTCCTGCTCTTCAAATTCATCAATCTTTGTAATAACATGATGAGCGAAGTGCGGTGTATCTTTAAATTGCAATGGTAGTGCATCTTTGATTTGCTTAATTTTTTCTAGCATCCAATCATCCTCCTAAAGTGACTCTACTAATTTTGCAATGCATGTTGGGCAAATACCTGTCTTGCCATGTAATTCATGAATAGCTACTACTGTACCGCATTCTGCACAACCTGGATTGTACTTGCGAAGAACAATGTTTTCCCCATCTTTAAAGAATTCCATTGCTTGGTCATCCTCGCAACCCATTGCTCTACGCATTTCTTTTGGTATTACGATACGTCCTAAGCTATCAATCTTTCTGATGATTCCTGTCGCTAACATTGCCATCTCTCCCTATGGTATCTATTTTAGTTTTATCTTCTACATAATCCTCACATACGGGGCAAATGATTTCTTCGCCCTCGTACATGACCTTTCGGGTATTACTACAACAAGCACAATTAATCATTTGATTTTTCGAACCATTTTTTCTCACGAAGATTAACTAGCTTAACACCAGTATGATTTACACAATGCAAATCCCCATTTGTAGCATTCTCAAAGAAAAGCTTATCAAGTTCACCTGCTGCTGCTAATAATGCTGCGCGTTCCACACTGATTTCTTTTAAAGTTGTCATTTGTTGTTTCCCCTTTTCAATGGTTTTAATAGCCACTCTCCAATGGCTGTAACAATATCAATACACATAAAGATAAAATCAATCATTTGTATTACCCTTGATTAATTCCATGATATCTTTTAGTGCATAGTACTCAGGAGCAAAGACATGCATAATACCGTTTGCTAATACTACTAAATCAATAATCATCAAAGCTAACATAAGAAAAGAAATGAAATAGCCGAAGCCGCCATAATAGCCGCCTTTGAACTCTTCTTTTTCTCGCTTGAGAAAGTGTCTTGCAGCCCATAGAAACACAAACAATAACGGAACTGTTACTACCAGCTCCGCTACTCCATACATCATTTCTTTTTGAACAACCGCTATGTAAACATGCTCGGCTGCTACACCTAATTGTTTTGCTACTTCCTTAACGACATCACCAATTCTATCTGTTCTGTCCATCAGATAATTAATCAGCTTGTCCTGTGTTGCGTCTCTCACTTAACCACTCCCCTAAAATGGTATTCTAAAGCTATTAAACTTCTTAAACAATTCTTCTGCCCTTTTCTTTTGCTCATCGTACTCCCACATGTCACCTTGAAGAAGTTTGTTTTTAAAGATGGCATTATTACCAACTGGCTGACAGTCTTTAATACGAACAGTAAAGATTTTAATATTATCTTGCACACGCCTAGTGCGATGAATATGATTGTGTTCCCTACCATACCTCGCAATCATTTCTTCGGGTGTCATGCCATCGTGCGATAGGGTTCCAACACGAATTAAATGTTCGGCAGCATCTCCTTCTACATTAAAGTAAGCCATCCATTTTGTCCCTGGCTTTGTGACCGCGTACTCCACATCATCAGGGTCTCTCATTTCAATAATATCACCTGCCCTAAATGTCATAGCGACACCTCACTTTTTCCATATCCAAACTGCTATAAAAATAAGTACAATCATAAGTGCAACTGGGATACTGAAGAAATAAAAATATGCTTGTAATGTATCCCACATTGTTAACGTCTTGCCTTCATACATCTGCTAACCCCCCAGAAAGCAGAAGGCCCCGAAGGGCCTACTCAGCTTCTACATTTAATGTGAATGTGATAGAACCGTTATTGCTTTCTTCAAGCATGCTAATCAGCTCTTTCATTTCAGCTACGAAATCTTCAGTTGGAACGTTCCCGCCCGAAGCATGATACTTAAATGTTAGAAGCTTTTGAATCTTACCCATTGGTGATGTCTCTGTAGCAACGCTTTCAGCAGCCATCTCCTTGCGAACCTCTGCTTCAACTTCTGCACGAAGCTCGGCTTTGATTTCAGCCTTGAACTCTTCGATTGCTTCTGCCATATTCACAACAGGCTGTTCAGGCTTCTTGATTTCCACTTGCTCAACTTCATGTTTTACAACAGGCACTTGTTCTACCAACCTTTCCTTGTCTTTTTCACCCATGAAAGCTGGATGATTAATCACTGGCGTTTCAACTGGTACTTCAATCTCCACCCGTTTCTTAGGTTCATTGACCCATTTGTAATCGCCTTTCTCATATAAACGACGTAATCTGGTTAGACTACCTGTTGGGACACCTGTTTGTTTTGATATCTCTGCATAGGTATATTTACCTTCTGCCAACAACTGGACCGCTTTATCGGTGTCCCCGCTATGTTCACGAACCATGCCTGGATGATTAGTCATCTTTTCCTTCCGCACTTCTTTTGGACGGTGCTTCTGAGCATACGTTGCAATAGTGCTGTAAGGTACGCCTGTCTTTTCATTGATTTCTTTGTAAGACATCGTCGTTGTCTTTAACAAGTGAATAACTTCTTTCTTATTGGCTGGTGCAATTCCTCTAGCCATTTTCTCTTCATTCCTTTCTGCCTTAGCTTGATTAGACTCAATGGTCTTTTTTATTTTCTTCAATATCTTTTTCTCTATCCTTGATATGTAGGACTGAGAGATATCGAGTGCCGCCGACACTTCCCGTTGTGTTTGATTTTGAAAGTAACGCATAAGAATAATATCTTTATCCCGTGGCGACAAGCCTTCCAATGCAGCTCGTACTTCAGCCATGGTATCGTTCCATTCAAACACTTCTGAGAAATGTTGGATGTTCTTATCAGGCGTGACATCCATCAAAGTTAATTCATGTCCATCTATATCCGTCGTTATCGGGCTGTCAATGGACGTTTCAGCTTTGATTTTCTTACCTTTCCGAAGGAACATCAAGATTTCGTTGTCGATGCATCGTGAAGCGTATGTAGCAAACTTGACTTCCTTCTCTGTGTTAAAAGTATGAACAGCTTTAATCATACCGATTAATCCAATACTAAACAAATCCTCTATGTCTAGTCCTGTGTTGTCATACTTTTTTGCAATATGCACTACCAACCTGAGATTACCTTCAATTACTTTCTCTTTAGCTTCCTCATCCCCCGCCTTGTATGCTCTAAGCAGCTCTAATGTTTCTGTAGGTTTTAGCGGTGGTGGCAAATCCATCATCGACATTGCTTCACCTCCATGGAAGATACCAGGTACAACAAAAGGAGGTAGTTGAAAACAAATCTGGTATCCTCTATGCAGGAGAAGCCCGAAGGCCTCCCGCTATTTTATTCTTCGATTACAAGCAACGTATGAACATAGCTAAGAATCTGTGCCTTAGCATGTGCTGTTAACTTGCAGTCACGCACCCATTTAGGAGCCTCATCTGAGCCGATGTTGCGTCCTCCGCCCATCTGCATATAGATATCACCCTCTGCAAAATCAGAGGCAAATATGCTGATGTTATCAATTGTAGCGGCATGTGTTTGAAGACGAACCTTACAAAGGATACCAGCCTTCACTTGATTTTCAGTTGGTTCAAAGATATCAATCATCTTAATGCCTAGTACTTCATTGCTTGACTCATCAGTAACAATAGATAAGTCGCCTTTACGGTTCAAGTACCAGAATGGTTTTGCACCGCTGCCAGTGGCACGACGAGTATTGTTATCAGCTTGGTCAAACGCAATACGTGGACTAACTTGCTTAGTTTCTTTCTTAGCTGCTGGAGCCTTAGTTGATTTACGAGTAGTTGTTTTTGTTGTCATTGTGACAACCTCCTTCGAATAGTTAATATATTTAAAAGACCCCATTGCTGGGGCCGCCTTACACATAAATTCCAATTGCTCTTCTTTGTCTTACTGGATTCAATACAAATTCACGGAGTATTAAGAATGCATCAATCATCAAACATACCACTGACCATATCTTAAAGAACAATGGGATTGCTGCCCAAGTTACAATGGTCATCGTTGTTTCAATCAATAGACTGCATACCATCCATGTCTTCGCACCAATTGATGTTTTTCTTGCTGACACTATCTTCTTGGTATCCAACCATCTCATCTCCTATCTAATCGTGTCGGGGATTTTCCACCGAGTCATGATTGGTATTGGATGCAAGATGTATGGAAATTCGACTACGAAAAATAAACCATGACAATCTGTACATAGATTCATTTCTGCAATCAAATGGGTTTCACGAGAATCAATCACATCAATCAGTTCGGGAGCCGCATAATTCTTACAGTGCGGACAACATGTATCATTTGACCAATAATGTTCTGATACAATTGCCACATCTACTTCTTTATAGGCAACACCTGCCGTCATCTGAATCACCTCCTAGCGAATATCATCTTTTGCTAATAGCACTTTAGCATCTTTGTTATTACCAAGATTCATACTGAATTGATAAACCTCACTGTCTTCTGGATGCTTTCCAAGAAAGACTACAGGCTGACCAATCGCGTTGCCTAATCGTGTTGCAACTTCCTTGCTCCACCTCTCACCTCCACCAGTATAGAGACTGACAATTCCTTCTTTTCGCAATATTTCCTCAGCTTGCTTCCATTGTGACGGTAAATTTTTTCTATCTAGCAAATGGCCTCAACTCCTTTCGTACCAAGGGATAGAAAATTCACAGAATATTCATAATAAACTTTCTTCTTTTTCCGAGGTGTAATTTTCTCTAAAAACCTTTATTAGTATATATAGAGTGACTTTTCTACGACGCATGATGTAGAGAGTTACATTCTACAGAAAATGGAAGAAAAGAAAAACCACCACCAAAAAGGTACAGCGTGCGTACAGAGTTAGCGTGGAGTGCGAAGCATGACCACGCAGAAACGATAGCGTACAATATATACTTTATAAGATGGGGGTCTAAGGGGGCTGGACCCTTGACCCAGTATATCCATATGGGTAGTAATGTACCTACACTGCACTCAAGCCATCATCATCTGTATCGGACAGTTCGTGCGCGTCCACCCAGTCAGCAGCTGCATCATCTGGATTCCAATCAATCATTGCTGGTGCATCAGCCAAGTGAGCCGTTAACTGAGACTTGAATGAATCAGTCAGGCTTTGTACCTTTGCCTTCTTCTCTGCATCAATCTCTACTGTACGCTTAGCACGGGCTTCATACGCCGCCTTCTGACTGATATAAGTATCACGAAATTTCTTTGTTACTTCACATGATTCATCATCCAATGGTAGTGCTACCCAATTCATTGGCTCTCTTGTTTCCTGATAACCAAAGATACTTGGACGACGTTTAAATGGATATGTTCCATGCAATTCATCGAGCAGTTCATGGATATATTTAAAGTCTTTGAATATCTGAGTCTGATTTATACCAACATATTCAGATACTTTCATTGTGAAATCCATATCTCCTGAATAATAGATAGTGCCATTTACGAAATCAGCCACCGCATAAAACTTCTCAGGAGCCTCATCTTGCATCAATATGGCATCACCCTTATGAATGTCTACCTGCTTGCCTATCATCGCAGGATGGCCCGATAGAACCGTTACACCTACCAATGCCTTCAAGACGTTGTCTACGACAGCCATTGAGCCAACCAGTTCTTCATAACCCAGGCGCTTTGCATACTCATCACCAATGGTTACATATTGTACTTGTTTCATAGTTAAATCCTCCTTTTGGATACTTCTGTGCATGATTCATCAATCCAACGCTTATCTTCTTCGCTGGCTTGAGTATAAGTTTTATTAATGAATGCTTCTCCTTCAGTAGATATCTTGCATCCACACATCAAAGCTAGCTCCATTAATCCGATAGTAATAATATCAGCACCTGATTTCATATCCTTCACTCCTTAAATCAATGTTAGTAGAGAACCAACAACCATAACAACCATACCGATAGTACAAATCATTGCGATGCAGAAACCAAAGATGTCGAAATCCAATTGTCTGACCCCCAGTATCCCGTAGGAATTTCTTTTCCTGCTGCTATCTTTGCCATGTCCTCCCTTCTCAACGCTTTTAGTTTGGATAACCGTTCTCTTAAACGCATTCCACGAGGATAGAATTCACTAAAGTCTTCCACATTATAGCCAATCTGCATGATTCCCTTACCTATGATTAGTGGTGCTTTAATCAAACGTGGATTGCATTTGACATACAAATAAAGCTTAGATAATGGAAGTGACTCTACATCAATGCCGCGTGCCAACAATTCCTTATAGACTTTGCCATTCTTAGCAATGATGTCGTCTGTTCCGTTCTCTGTGTAGCTTAGGATATCTTTCAGTTCCTCAAATGTTAACGGCTCTGTCCCCATATTGCGAACCTCAAATTCTTGCCCAACTGCCTGTAAATGAGCAACAGCTTTTCTAGATGACGGATTCGATGACAGTATAAAAACTCGAATCATTTCTCCATTCCTCCCCAGGAATCAAAAAAGACCCCTATTCAGGAGTCCTTTCATCAATTAATTTTTTACTTGCTTCTAATACATCTTTTGTAGAGGTGCCAAGGACATCCTTCTTCAAATTGTATATCTTCACATCACCCGACATTTCTCTGACATACTTTTCAAATTCCTTTTTGTCTTTGAACTTATCAGTATCAAACATGCCAGGTCTTCTAACTTTAACACCACGTTCTACCGTAAAATCATCAAACTCTTTACTAGTCGGGCCTACGATTCCAGTGCCCGCAATATGACCACCCAATGATGAACGTCTCATTTGTATGCCTCCCTTATTTCGCGGTATTCATACATCATATTCTTACCATTTGGTGTAGCCCCTATGTAATGCTTCTCACCAATCCAGGTAATCTTTCCGTTATTCTCAGCAACAATGAACATGATGTCATGGATTTCGTCAATATCTTTGCATTCATAAGAACCATGACTAATGACTTGCCCAGGAAACTTAGCATGAACTTTGTACTGTGCAGCTTGCATATCACCACTCCTTATCTAACATTCGGGCTGCGGCCTTATTGCTGGTCTCACCCTTCTCAACTGGGACAGCGTGCCCTCGCTCAATCCAACAGCTAACATAGCTCTGACCATAACCTGTTCCGCCATTAGTATACTTTCTTCCTCTCATCTCTGAAAACTGCTGGTCATTATGCGGACTAGTTGCTAAATAGTAAGCGCTAAAGAACTGGTCTCCTGGGTCACATACTTCAAAGACTCTCCCTATGGCAGACCTCTTTTTATCATACCAGTGGCCGCTAAATCCATCTTCTATTATTTGAACGAACATTCTCATCCCTCCACTTCACACAAAAAAAGGAGAAGACCGAAGCCCTCTCCTAATTTATTAATATGCTAATTTGTAGTTCACACCAGTATCATATTGTTGTTTGATAACAATACCACTTACTTGAACTTCTTCTGTTGGGTCTCCCTCTTCATCTGTTACATTCACCGTGATAGCATCAGCAGGAACAGTCATTTGAGTTACCTCTTCGACAATCGTAGCTGGATTAAAGCTCAATGAGAAGTATTTGCCACTGCCCATATAGCCATCCAATCGAATCTCTTCAGAGAATAAGTCTAAACGCTGACTCTTTAGGTCATGTGACTTACCATCAGAGAATACAACTTTTACATTGTAACGTTGGTCATCTGTATTCAAGATGTTCAGGTCACCAATAGCCTCCTTGAACGAATACCCTTCATTTAATTCAAACGCGATTGCACGTAGACTGTCGTAGTTAAGCTTCACACGATTTGCAAATGATACAACATGGTTGATTTCGCCATGATATTCTGGAGCAACCTTATCTCCTAAATACTCTTGAATCTCAGCAGATGATGGATAGTCAAAGCGAATGTGATAATGGAAGCGACCAGGGCGGCTCAACATGAACTCATTTACTCGATTCAAATCATTAACAGTGATAGCATACAATCTCTTCTGTTGAGATGTACCATCGAACAGACCCAATAGATTGTCTTGATTCTCAACATTAGGATTCTGTTGTTGATTACCGCCACCGCCAAATTGATGACCACGATTAGAAGCAAACATCTTCTCGAATTCATCAAAGATAACTAAGCATTCTTGTTCAATCTCCTCAATGAAATCAGCAATGCCTGGGAATGCCTTCGTAACCATGACAACTGGAATACCCTTCGCAACAACTGCTTCTGCAATCAATTGAACGAACATTGATTTACCCATGCCTTTTTTACCAGAAAGGATAATACCCATGCTACGATTAAACTTCTCGTAAGATTTCAAAACTTTTGTAATCTTCTCAGCATGAGAGCCATAGATTTTCTCCTCAGTAGTTTCAAAGCTTGTTACCTCTGTCAAATAAAAGCCCATCATTGGATGGAACTCCACCTTGTATGTAGCTGCTGGAAGTTCGTTGTAAGTTTTAAGGTCATCACCATAAATTCTAAATGTTTTACCAGTACCGACGATTTTCATAATTAATTCCTCCAGTTTGTTTTTAATAGTTTTCTTCTTCCATCCATGTCTTCACTAACTCTAGCATTTCTTCATTGCTATCAAACTCTGTTACATCCAACCAACTGTTGTTCACTCGAACTAAGAGCCAGTTCCAGCCCCATGCAACAATCACATGAGGGCCGTAACCATCTCGTCCGAATCTTCCATCGCAGAAGCTTTCGATTTCCATGCCAACTTTTAGTTCCATGACTTAATCCCAACGGTCAATCTTCACAAGCTGAGTAGTGGCACCAGTTGTAACTTTCAGTGTCACATTCCAGTCTTGGTCTTTATTGAATCCAATACCACATGCACTTGCTTCATCAGCACCTTCGATTGTCGCATTCGCCGCAAAGTGCTCAAGCGTTCTACGAATTTCACGAAGCTCTGAAATCAAATGCTCGTTGAAGAATCCACGGCCTGCACCTTCAGATGTATCCTTCACATCTTTCAATAAGAAGAATGTGTGGTTACCAGCTTCAGGAGCCTGCTTCTCACCCCAAAGATTTGGAGAAGTGGTAATACCCGTTACTTCAACGAATGTGTTTTGTCCAGCAGTCCAGCTTTCATCAGATGTGATAGCTGCATGACGAATGTGACTTACTTCACCGTTGACATAATCAAATTCAAATACATCAACTTGGTATCCAGTTGAGCCAGATACGCCGTTGTAAGTGAATTTCTTGCCATTACGTAATGCAAGTTCGACTTTAAATGCCGTCTTACCAGTTCCACGCTCGCAGAAGTTATGAACATAGAAGCGATAACGTCCGTTAGGAGCGCCAGTTGCAAAGCGAATGTTTTCTACTGGATGTGGATTGCGATGACCACCGCCATTCATATCAATGTCAAGGTAACCGCCGCTTCGACGACCACGCTTGTCACTCCAGTAAATGTGTTCACCGTATGGTGTTTCACCATGCAAGTCTAAGTCAGTAAATCCTTCCCATGCTAGAGACACACGAATGTCGTTATTTTCATAACGTCCGCCCGCTGCTTCAACACGCTCTTTGATTTCAGCATCCACACCACCATGATAATACCAGCTGAATGTGTTATCCCAACGCAACATGTTTGGTGCGCCTTCGACAGCAGCTGTAACCAATGCCATGAAGCGGTCAGGATTGTCAATCAATGCTTCAATCTTGTCAGCCGTAGGCAATACAGTTCTTTGGAACTTAGCCCATGTCATAACAGTTGATGGAAGATTGCTGACGTTTCCTTGCTTAGGCTTTGTATCCTTTGGAGTCAAATGACCGAATACACCGCCTGTAGTTTTTGGTGCTGCAGCTTGCTCTACTGCCTTAGGCCACCAGAACATGGCTGGCACTTCTTCAATCTTTGCATAACGACGCTTTAATGAGTCAGCACTTACAAGGCCAGCTTCTACAAACTTCGCAAAAATCTTTTCATCTTCACGAATCTTATTAGCTGTTGGAGCAGACTGAGCACGCATGAATGTTGCTGGATTTAAACGCTGTGCTAATGCGCGACCAGCTTCAGCCAATGATGCGCCGCCATTGATATCATTCAATGTTTGACCAACGTTAGAGCTGTTAGATGGAATGAATCCAGTTGGTGCGCCTACTGCTGCTAACCATAGGAAGTTTTCCTTCTGCTTACGGTCTGCAAATGTATCAAGCTTAACTAGCACATTGCGGAACCATTCAGCAGCTGGAACATAACGCTCACCACGGTAAACCGTTTCAGATTTTAATAAAGCAATAACAGATTCAACCGTTTCAACATTGTGCTGAGAAGACACACGACGTAGAACATTGTAGTCCTCACGCTTTGCAGCAGATACTTGATAAGCAGTACGAAGAACGCTACGGTTAGCCATTCCTTCTGGTAGACGAACGTGAACGTGTGTCCACTCACCAGTCTTAGGAGTACCTAATACACGAGCATCAGGAATAAATACACCATCAACACGGGCATTTTGTACAGCTTGTTGCATCGCTGCTACTGCTGGCCCGAAGAATGTTGGTACACTTGCAAAATCAAGAATAGCAGAGCGTTGGTTTCCATCAGCATCAATCGTTACAAGACCGCCATAACGAGTCCAGAATTGACGGCAACCATGACAAGTATAATGCTGGCGTGTTCCCTCTTTGTGCTCTGGAAGGTTTGCCAAGTACAACTCGTACAACTCTTCTCTTGCAGTAGTCGTGAACAATTGCTTGCCGCCATCAATCATCTTATCGAAATGAGCCTGAACAGCAGCCTCAAATTGTGGGTAACCATCACGTACAGAATCCTCGTTAGTGTAAACATTGAATAAGTTAGTCATTAAAATCGTCTCCTTTTTTACATCCGAATTTTTGTTAGCAAACCAATAACAATTAGTTAATTACCCTTGCATTGATGTAATTCATAACAGTTGGTACGACTTCATCAATGAATTCTCTTGCATTTAAACCAGCAACATTGTTGTAAACATACCCTAAAGATTCACATGTCTTGTCTCCTAATTTGCCTACGGCGCTGAGCGCAACGTCAGCCAAAATGAACATGACCGCGATGTCTTGCATCCTCATCTTATTTCCTCCTTAGATTCATCGTATAATCCCTGGACTTATGAACACTACACATCCAGTTATCAACTTGTCGTTGCAAGTGAGAGCTTGTTTCAAACATGGCTATTAACTTACCCCATGCTAAATCAACTAAGCCATAACGATAGGATACTTTTTTCCCACTATCATCGACAATTTTAGTGAGATTAAGAGCAACAACCATGTACTGTCTGCCGCGCATCATATCGTCAACAAATATTAAATCCCCTTCTCCTACTTCTGGATTTTCATTAATATGGACATCCATTATATCAGCCTCCTACGTAAATTACATCAACAGCATCTTTGTCATCTTCTTTAGCAGATGTATAAACATCGCTGCTGTAACGAGTATAATCAAATGCATCAACAAAATCACGACGCTCCAATACCATCTTGCGCTGTGAAGCATAAGCATTAACGGTAGCGTTACCCATCTCCATGCTGTTGTGAGTATGAGCCACGATTAAAGCATTGTCGGGCGCATCCTTAAATTTTTCTTTCATTTGTCCCCAAGTTAATTGACTAGCCATATTATCTACTCCTTCGCAAACCAGTATCGTAAAGCAAAATAAAGAATAACAATAGGTATAATAGCGGGCCAATAATGCCCTATAAAGTGAAGTTTCTGAAGCTCCAATTGCCACCAATCATGAAAGAAACTATTCATCAAAGCTCATCCTCATTGCATACTGGAAAAGCTTGATAATCATCTCTAGTAGAGAACACTCTGCCATTCCAACAGATGTAGTTGTATTTAAGGTCCTTTGCTGTGTGTATACATTCCCGCCAGGATTTTGGCATCATCCTCTTTGCGTCAAACACATCCCTCCAGCCATTTGGCTTTGGCTCTTCAATATATTCCATGAACTTATGAGAATATAAATCCAGAAATCCAAGCGAGATATCTTTCTCCCTGCCATCGGCTAGCCTGCCTATCATCCGATTCATCTGTGGATTACACCAGAAATAAAGAACAGGAGTCAGCCGAGTATTTGTACTTGACCAACATCCTGAATCAGGGTTGTTCCAATCTTCGTTGTACTTCAAACCATTTTCACTAACAGTCGTTACTTTCTTGCCAGATTTCAGCATCTCGTAAAGTTCGACTGACTTTTGCCCTATATTAATCATTTGCTCTCTCCTTTGATTTGTTTTATAAGAGCAGCCTGTCTCTTTCTTTTGTCATCCCACGCTTTCATGCCTTCAAGTTCCTTATTACCTTTAACTTTAGAAATCTCATTAGCCCAGAATAGAAATGGCCCGTAATTAGAATGTCCTTCATGTAATCCATTCCGACCACGAGCATCTGCTAATCCTAATTGAGCAAGACCTTCAACACCCAATGCACTTTTTCTAGCTCCTTCAATCATATCGACTTTCTTCACGTCCCTCATTTCATGAACACGATGAAATCTCATATGATTAAGAACGCCAAAATGAGCGGCATTAAACCATTTTTTCGGAAGCTTCAAACGAATACATATTTCTTCTAGCGGTGCTACACCAGCTTCTTCATGACCATGATGCTTAGGCCACAACTCTTTAGGAGTACGAGCCTTACCAAAGTCATGACAAAGAGCAGTAAATCTCCTTTCAACTTGGTCTGTTAGCTTGCACATCTCAGACAAAACCTGCATCGTATGATTATACGCATCACCCTCTGGATGATGTTCAGGATGTTGCTCCACACCAATTAAGTCATAAACTTCTTTGAAGTGAACCTGTAGGCACTGCCCATTTTTCAGTACTTCAAAAAACTTTTCTGGGTGGTCAGACTCTAAAGCTTTTTCTAGTTCAAGATAAACACGTTCAACCGATAATGACTTCATCTCCTCTTGTAGAGTTTCATCCTTCATCATTTCTAATGTATTCGGATGTACATCAAATCCTAATTGAGCAGCAAATCGTGCGGCCCGATAAACCCTTAATGGGTCTTCTTTAAACGCTTCTGTTGTTGCATTGATTATTTTATTCTTAATGTCTCTCTGACCGCTAAATGGGTCATAAAGCTCATCTCGAAGAATGTTATAAGCAATCGCATTCATTGTAAAATCACGACGAGATAAGTCTTCTTCAATCGTAATGTCGGGACTAGAATCTATTTCAAATCCTCTGTGTCCTTCGCCCACTTTCTTTTCTCTCCTAGCAAAAGCTACCTCACATATTTCTTCTCCGATTTCTAGAAGATATACATGAAAGCTAAGCCCAACAGAATAAGCACGAGGAAATAATCTTTCAAATTGTTCTCCTGTTAAACCAGTAACACAATAATCATTATCATGAACGGGAATGCCCAAGATTTTATTACGGATGCTGCCACCCACACGGTAAGCAATACCCCCAGCTTCATGCACTGCATTAGCAAATTCCATTTCGTTCATCTAATCACTCCTAGTCACATAATAATTGAACAGCCTTTTTTAGTTCAGCCTTGTTAATATGAATAACGCGGCTTTCTGTTTCACCATAAGAGCCATATATATAAAGTTCAACAGAGTCTCTATAATGAGAAGACTCCTCTAAGGCAACGTTTGTTTGTATGCCATCGTGATTGCCAGTGCCATGGTCTTGTACTTCAACTTCAATTTTAATTTTTGCCATCACGCTTCCCTCCAAAATTTATTGCACGTTGGACAATAGAATTCATCAATGCTGCCCACATCTTCTGTAGCAGGCAAAGAACCTAGAACCACGATATTATGAAAAGCATCTCGACAGATGCCTTCTTCAGCTTGAATAAAGCGACGGGTAGGATATTCCTTTTCTTCATTTGGATTTGTCATCAGAACGGCTCCTTATAAGTTAGTACTAGCTTGCCATCAAATACAATCAGACTGATTGGTTCAATGTACGGGTTCCTATCAATAAAGCTTTCATATCCATGAGCAAATACGAACGTTTCAACTAACAGCTTTCTTGCTGGTGGCATTGACGGCTTCAACAGTTCTAACGGGTCCATTCTCATTCTCCTTTACGATAATTTTATTTAAGTATTGCTGGGTTAAATGCGATAATCCTTTTTCATTTACCTTTGTATTTATCTTCGGCATTGTGATTCTCCTCCTCCATTGGTGCTTCTTTAAACTGGTCAAAAATAAAAGTAGCAAAGTAAGCTATGCATGCGGCAATTAAATACCACCACCAATGTAAATGCATGACTAGCCTCCAATCGGTTTAAAATACATCATCCAGCCAGCTAATTCAAGCTGACGCTTAGCTTTCAAAAATATGTAGTCGAGATTCTCACCCAACTTAATTGTTCCATCTTCTTCAAGATGCTTACATGGAATCCATATATTCTGATTGGTTTGGAATCCGTCAGCGCTGCTGATAATCACATAGCGCTTAGCATTGTAGCCTTTATAACTTCTATCAATCAGTCGAATCGGAATGCCCTTGTAATTCTGAACATCAAAATTCAATCTTGCATCTCCTCCTTCTGATAACACATCACTAATCTTAGCGAAAACAAATTCACTAAATGGAACTTCACCAATTGCTTTCATCTTACGTGGTGACAGAGCAACCATATTGGCATCAAACATGATGTCCACAAAATAAAAAGTACGATTACGATAAGAAACTTTATCCCCAAATTTCATTACGATTTCCCCCTCTACATTGAACATGACGCAATGGTCATCATTACAAAAACAATTAGAAAAGCAATGCCAAGGCATCCCCATTCTCTGCCTGGTCCCCAGAAAATAAGATAACAAAGAAACAATAAGATAATCGTTGTAAGCAACATAAAATTCCCTCCCCTTCACACAAAAAAAGGGCTGCCCCGAAGGACAACCCTAGTTTAATTATTTAGATGCTGGTAATTGAATCATTGGTGTGTTGCCACCTTGAACCTGAGGAACAGAACCATTCCATTTCTTAATCCAGTTATCTTGAATGATAGCAGGAGTTAATGATTGTTCCAGCTTAGCATTCGCCTTAGCTTGTGCATCAGCCTTGATTTGTACTTCTTTAGCAGCAGCTTGAGCCTGAATAACTTGAACCTGAGCCTTGTTGTCGGCGTCAATCTTATCGTTAATCATCTCTTGCTCTTTGTTGCGTTGCTCACGCTTTAAGAACTCATTACGGTTCTGTGCATCAGCAATTTGCTGTAAGGATTTCAATGTTGTCTTATCAGGACGAACATCAGATAATGCGAAACTTTCAAGCATGATGCCATCTTTCGCTAGAATCTTAGCAAGTTCAGACTCCATTTCTTTTGTAGCCTTGTCACGTTGTTCAGCATACATTGCTAACACTCCGTAACGAGTAGAAACTTCCTGCATAACTGTTTTAATCTGGGTCTTAATGTAGCTCTCTTCAATTTCTGGAGCCTCTTTACGACGGAACTTGGTAAAGATATGTGGAAGCTTATCATCTTCCATGTGGTAAGAATAAACTACGTCAACATTCACTGACTTACCATCAGAAGTATTGATGTCGAAATCTTCATTCCCTGGAGAGTTCTTTGTTTCCTTCTTAGTAAGATAAACCGTTTCAGTTGATACAGGGTACTGCGTCACATCTACCCATGGTGCATGCCAGCGTAACCCTTGGTTAAGAACTTCTTTCTTTAAGCCGCCAGACAAACTGAACTGGACGCCTTTGTATCCAGGTTGAATAATATCAGAGCTTTGACCAATAATCGTTCCAGCAATAATAGCAGCTACAACAAACCCACCAATTTTAACAGCTTTCTTCTTGTACTTTGTGTATAATTCTTTCTCTTCGATATTTAAGTTCATGCTTCTTTCACTCCTAGTTTGTTTTTGTTGTTGTATTCTATTTAAGCCCTCGTTTAACAAGCGCTGTAAATCCTTATCATCCATTACTTAGTACCTCCGAAAAAGATTCGCCATAACTTAACAGCCCACTTCGCTAGAATCGGGCCGTAGAAAAATCCTGCGCCAATCATTGTAATAAGTACTAGCGCATAATACATTAACATACAATCACCTCAATGCATCATGGTAAGTAGTGTAAAAAATCCACCTACCAAGAAAACTAAAAGGAGGACAATGCCTCCTAAAACCATGCCCCATCTTTTGTCCAGAATTCCAATTACAAAACAGGCAAAGACTGCCAAAAATAATGCGTACATTTAAGCCTCCATTCCGTCATCAACTAGCACAATCTTGTAGCCATCGACGCGGTCAATTAATTTTCCATACCCATTAAACGATGTGAAGCCCATTTGTTCTGTCCAGAACTTCTGTGCCAGTACAACTGCTTCAAGTGCTGAATGAGCGGCGTATAATCTACCTTCATCAACGTGAACTCCTGCTTCAGGATGTATTGCAATACCAACCACTTTATACAATTGCTTTGGTGATACCATATTCATTAGTTCGCTTGTCATTTAAAATTCCCCCTGTAATAATCTTTTTGCTTCCCTATTAGTTCGAGCAACCAACGATTTAAATCGTGATTCATCAATGCCAATTACATCTCCAGGGTCATGCCCTTTCGATACAGTAAACTCAGTAATTCTAACTGACCATACATCGCTGTGTCGATGCTCTGTAACAATACCTCTGAAGATATAACTGTCATCATTTCTTGAGCGATGCTGGCTGTAAAAATTATATTCACGACCAATTTCTATCTCCACGACTACCACTCCTTCGACAGTAAACTTTTTGCTTGAGTATTCTTCTCGAAGACTGTCACTTCCTTCACATGGTCATGCGGAATAAACGTGTACTTCCTCACATCTAATTCATCATGAGGCTTAAGAATACCTTCTACTTCAGGATGCATATAGTGAATCTTGTCATCACGCTCAATAGGAGAACCATCGGTTTCATAGCCTTCCGTAGGGCGAATAATATACCATACAGAACCATTGCCATGATTTCCTTGCACCTTGACCAATACTTCTCGAATCTCTCCTTCTGGACCGCGTAATTCACTCGTTAATTTTACATGCATAAAACCACTCCTTCCGTCGTGCAACGGCGAATATCCCGCTCGGTTAAAAATATCCAAGTATAAAAAAGAGGACGCCGCCATACCTATACTCTGTTGTTAAGGAAAGAGCACAACCAGAAACTCTCCCCTTAACATAAAAAAAGGGACAGCTCTAAAAGAACCATCCCTTCCCTAACTTCCTATGCGTCAACCAATAGGCTGTCCACATAGCGTAGGATTTGCGCCTGAACCTTGCGGTCAAGAGTCAAATCACTAACGTACTGAGTCTGACCTTCACGCTCGTAGCTACGACGTTGCATACGAACATAAAGACTGTCGTCACGGTTAGACTCAACCACGGCAATACCTTTAACTTGACCAATAATGGTTTCTAGCGTAATCGTCGCTACAGTACCATTGTTCCACTGTGCCTCACTAGGCTCGTATACCTTGATTTCACGAATACCCAACGCGTCGTTGAAAGAATCCGCCGTTACACCTTCAGTCTCTGCTGAATCCTGAAGATACCACATACCATTACTAGATACAGCTTGGGCACCTAATCTACGCTTTGTAGCAGGACGCTCCTGAACCTTTGGTGCATTTGAACCAGTAGACTGGCGTGTAGATTTACGTGTAGTAGTTTTAGTTTCTGCCACTTGATTTTCCTCCTTCTTTGTTTCAACCTGAGCTTTCGCTTGGATGTTTTCCTTAGCTGTAGATTTTCTTGCTGGAACCTTTACTGATACTTTTGTTGTCATAATAAATTTCCTCCTATGCCTCTTTGGGCCAATTAATTTTATTCACACGGCGATTAGCAACATACAATAAACCTTACCCTTACCTTTTAACTCTCACCACCTTTAAATATCATCTTACCTACAAACCACAAACAACCAATCACCACCAAGATAATCCCTAGTCCACCTAGAACGGGAACCAAGAATGCAACCACGGCGGGTAATACCGTAAAGCCTAAGAACAAAAAGCCACATATGAAAATCAGACTCCTTATCAGAGCCATATGTATCACTTCCTTTCACATGCGAAAAGGGAGACAGTACCAAGACCGCCTCCCCATATATTAAGCTTCCTTATCAAATAACTTTCCTAGCGGACCTAAATCCATCTTGCCACCGCCAAGCTTTCCTAATAAATCACCCAGGCTAACCTCTTTAAGCTCTGGCTTTTCCCATGGTAACTTGCCACCCATCATATCTTTCAAATCCTTAGGCAGTTCGCCACCATTCTTTGCCTCCTCATGCTTCAAGAACGCCTTCAATAACGGATTATCCTTTGGAATAGCCATGCCTTTACCATGAATAGGATGATTAACAGGAATAGCACCAGTCTTCTTCATAAGGTCATCCAGCATGCCTTGCATAAAATCCTTCTCATCCTGCTCATCAGCGGCGGACGCCATAGCCTCATCCAAATCTACTTCCATTACCTGACGTAGTTCAAATAGAATACCAGGAAGCTCCTTTAATACTTTCAAACCTTCCATTAAGTTATAATCAGAAACAGAAACCTCTAAGCCTTCAATAATAATACCATCAGCTAATTGTGGTACTGGAATCATCACTTTACCTAATTTAAAATTCATGTTCATGTCAACATACCTCCAAAGTTTTATAATAAATTTCACATGACTAAAGGGAGATACCAGCGCGGCACCTCCCTACTTTAACTTATATTCTATCACACTTTTACCTTCCATAGAAGCGAATAACATATCCTGCTTATGCGCACATCCAGCAAACGGGTCTTCCAATGTACCACATAGTAAACAACAAGCACTGCCTTCCATTTCATCAATGATTGGATGACTCTGCATTTCTCTCATTATTCAACAACCTCCGTAAGGGAATACATTAAATCTAACAACGGCTCGGATAAAACCTCCTCAATATAGCCGCGGTAAGGACTATCCAAATAATCAATCTCTAACGTAGGCTCTTCACCCTGAGAATCAACTATATGAATCGTAGCCTCATCACCATCAGGAACAGTAACAGTAACGACGGCAACAACACCACTCTCAAATAAATCATCCGTAGGTTCCTCTACAACTAAATTAGCATTACCAATACTAAACATATACATTCCTCCTACTAATCGGGTGCAGGATAAACTCCCTGCTTATTAAGAATAAATCTATCATCAAACAGAATACAGTCCATAGCTTAAAGAACCATGGTATAACAGACCACATAGTAAATGCCATACATGATTCAATCAAGAACGACATAACCATCCATGACTTAGCACCAACACTTACCGACTGTCTATCCACAACATCACCTCCTAATGGCGGGCGGGATTACCTTATGATTACAACATCACTATATAGTACAATAAGACATAGACAACTATATAGAGATAGACCATATAGCATTACCCCATACAAGATAAGCTAATAGAACACCTAACCACATAGAAGTACCTATACCTAAACAAAACCATATAGCACATTTATTATAATTATCCATACAACTTTCCTTTCATAGGTGTATTTTCCACTTTTACCTCTTATTATAGTACTTATGACTTTAGTCATTAGTCACCCATAATATAGGCACAAGGTACAAATAAATAAACATAACCTCTCAAACCCTTGGTACGCAAGGACTTTTTACTACCAGTACCCTCAAACATTCATTGTGTCTTACCTAGGCCCACTTTTAGTGTGTCCATTTGTTACCTTAAGGTTAAGTAAGTTACCATGACTTTATGACATCCAGAGAGAAAGGGAGTCACCTACACGGCGCTCCCTATGCGTTCCTCTATATAGTCTCTGTCCATCTCCATCTCCATAGGATGGCTTATATAGTATTCCTCCAAGCGGCGGCGTATCTCCACTGGACCTTCTTCGGTATCACACTCTGGTAATACAGGGTCCTGTACTATATAGATATCATTGCCTATATAAGAGATGAATAGCCCGTCGGTGCCCAGTGTCATCCCTTCCTTTAATACATACATACACTTATCAATAAACTCTTCCATTCTACCATTCCTCCTATATAGTACTACTTATGCCTATTAGCTAAATCATATAGCATTATGACACCACATATGAAAAACAATGCCGCCACGTATAACACTCTATTCTATATAGTCTTCCTCTCCCTATATAGTTCCTGCTATATATACCATATACCTATATAGTACATGATACTCTCTATATACATCCTACCTATTAATTCAATTCAATTAATCAGGCGTAATACGCCCACCAGCGAAAGCCTCCTCTAAAGGGGTCCCCCCACAACTTCAACCAGCCGAAGGCGAATAGTCAGCCGAAGGCAGGTCCTCCTATATAGGGACTCCCACACCCTATTTGCATATGGCTCGCTCATCGCTCGCCATCGGGCTTGCACCTGCTACCGCAGGGTCCGATAAAGAACGGGGCCTCTATAGCTAAACGCTCCCCGCGTGCGTCGGCGCAACAAGTTCGAATCTTAAGGGTCCCCTTCCCATGCGTAAACTCCGTGACAGCTTCCCCCCATTCACTTGAACTTGTAACGCGCCTCCTACCAGTCAAGCTTGGCCTCGCTTCGCTCGGCGTATCGGGCGGGTATATTCTCCAGCGTATATAGATAATGTATAAAACTAGCAGCCCATACAAGTAATCATCTCCCTATATAGTAATAAAGGAGGCCGAAGCCCCCATGGTGACAATTACTCTGCTACAACTCCCCACATGTCAAGACCAGCATCATACTGAGCAATAGCCATGATTAATGCAAGAGTTTCACGAGGTACAACCAAGTTAGGAACAGTTTGGAATACCCAGTTGCCATCAAACTCCATATCCAAAGCGTGTGATACAGATACTTCAGCGTCAGCATGTTTCTTCTTGCAGCTTGTGCAGTATAGGTTACCAGTGTTGCCTTTGAATTCTTTACCGCAAGTACAAGTAGCTTTCACATTGATTTCATTAGGTCTCCAGAAACCGAATGCAGGACGAAGGCCGTTCTTTGTATCCACCCATCCAATAGAAGTAGATGCAAGGTCAGAGCTAGAGTTAGCAGATGCATTCTTGATTGGGAACTCCAAGATGTTACCATTAGCTTTGATTTGGATTACCACAGTGATGTCTGGGTTGTTACGAGTACGAGACACTTCACTTGGGTCAACCAATACGATTTGCTCAATACCTAGTTCAGCATCAGACAATGTTTCAAGGATTCCTTCTAATCGGTTTAATACAGGGTATAGTTCAGCATTCAAGTACCAAGGGCCTTCAAACTTCTTGAATTCATTCTTGATTGATTCAGAGCGACCTAGACGACGACGACCTTCAGCAGCAGCAGGCTTAGTATTCTTTAGTACACGGCTAGTAGATTTACGGTTTGGTTTATTCATTTCAGTTTCCACCTTTTCATTAGTTGTAGTTTTAGTTTCTTTTACTTCAGCTTTCTTTTCTTCTTGTGTAGCAGCACCAGTATTTAAACGACGACGACCAGCAACCTTCTTTTCTTCTTGTTTCATTTCAACTTCCTCCTTAGTGTTTTCAACTTTGTTTGCATGTTTAGCCAAGAACTTTTGTGCAGCAGATGATTTAGCGATAGTAGCAGCTTTCTTTTCTTCAGGTGTAGATTCAACAGATACAGTGATTTCAGCAGTTTTAGTAGTTTTCATTAATTCCATCTCCTTAGTGTATGCTTGGTTTAGTACAGCAGCGATTGCATTAGCAACATTGATATCATCAGATACTACAGCGATGGACTTCTCTCCGCCGTTGATAGCTTCCATCACATACATATCAACAGCTTCTTCAAGTCCGTTCTTGCCCTCAGCAGTAAAGTTGTTAACAGTCATTTGGAAGTCTTCAACAAGAACATCAACACCAGCTTTAACATCTTCAGTAGTTGCTACGAATTTTACAAATTTAGTCATGATTAATTACCATCCTTATTATTAGTTATAGTTTTTTGGTTAAATAAATAAAGGGAAGCCCGAAGACTCCCCTGTGGTATTGCTTATAGTCCTAGAAGGTCAGCGATGTAGAACTTCACATCATCACAAACATTCAAGGCTTCTAGTGCAGCTTTAGGGTCAGCATCACGTTTCACATTGCTTACAAGAGAAGCATCGCGGCGAGAACCATCAGCAAACACATAGTAGTTGTTTGTTAATTCGATTTGAAGCATATGCTGTAATGCACCAGTAGCAAGCTCCACATCTTTAGCGTCATCACCAACAAGAACGAAACGTTGACCGCTTTCGATGACACGGTAGACATAGTCCATAGCCTTGTCATTCAAGTAACGAGTGAACTCAGTTGGCATTAAATCTTTGTAACCCATACCATAACCGATTTCATCTTCACGGTCCATAGTCTCACCCATAACCCACTCCACTTTGATTTCTTCTAAGTGAGCTGGAGCTTCGATTACAGTCCCATCTTCTTGCTCTACTTCAAGAACCACATTAGTAGTATCGAAGAAGTATGGTGCGAATGCTGGAATCTTCTTAGACTCTTCACGCTCTTGAGCACGAACGATGGCTTGAGCTAACCAGTACACAGCAAGGTCCCACTTATCGTTCTCAGCATCAGTTAAACCTTCAGGCTTGTTATCAGCTAATTCGAAGATTGCTTCTGCTTGAGCTTCATCAAGTTTCCACATGTTGAATGCAGCAAAGAAGATTTGGTTGATTTTCTTCATTACATCATTGTGACGAACATCTTCTGGCATAGTTGGCGCAACAAATCCTTTATCTGAGTATTTGAATACGTGTGGTGCTCCGTATACAGTTAATCCAGCAGATTTAACACGAACAGCTAATGGCTTCTCAACTTCACCAGGGAACTTAGGCACCCATAGTTTCTTACCTTCTACTTCAACATATGTTTGAACGAATTGACGCTCAACTTGTGGAAGCTCTTTGTAGAATGGAGAAACATAATCAGACTTACCTTGCTCACGTAATGATGCACGTTCAGCTGCTACCTTACCTTCAGACTTAGGAGTGTTGCCATGGTAGTGAACACAATCTTCAGCCGCACCTCTTGTACCTTCAGCACGGAATTCAAACTTGTTGATTGCTTCACCTTTCATTAGGATTTGATTGTGACCAACATAACGGATTCTTCCTTCTGCATCACGATAGTCTGTTTTCTCGAATTGCTCAGCTTCGTTTAATGCAAGTGTTGCTTCAACATCCACAAACTTCTGAGAAAGACCACAAACAACGGACGGCAGGTTGCTACCCACTTGAGCCAATTCAAGGATGCTTAATGGATTCAACACAGAACGAGACTTTCTTGAAGTATCCAAATCACCGTTTACTTCATCACGTTGGAACAAACGTACACTGTGAGCACAAGTAGTACAAAGCTTATTGATGGCATGGATATTACGCACATCTTGTTGAGCAAACTCACCAGTGAACACTTGGATATACGCAGTTACCTGAGCATTGAACCAAGAGTTGTTATCAGCTACATACATAGACTCATCTTTGAAACGTGCATTCTTGCTGTTGATATAACGTACATCAGCAGTCTTGAATACAGGCCATGGGCGTCCACCATTCTTATCAGCATCAACTGGAAGGTTAACTCTTGGCTTACCGTCTTTACCTAATTTGATTGGTAGTACAATATAGCCTTTACCTTCAGCTGGTTTCATAGAGTTGTTACGTGGCTTAGTGAAGTCAGCATCATAAGCAACACGATTACCTTCAGCATCATAGCCATTGAAGTCTAACCATTCAACCATACCCATGCGACCAGTGTTTGGATTTGGCAACTTACGGTTGAAGAACTTGATTTGCATATAATCCTTAGGAATACGCACAGTTACTTCACCGATAATTGTTTGCTCCCACTTCTCACCATTCTTGTTCACACCTTCACTGTGACGAACATACTTACGGCTACGAATCTCTTCACGAGTTGCTTCTGCTTTCTCAGCATAGAACCAGATGTTTTCCACACGCACACCAAAGTCACCAATGCTACGGAAGTATTCATTCTTAGAATTGTTCACGTTGTCCAGCATAGCTTGAATCTCATTTGACAATCCACCAGTATGAGATACGTTAAACTCATTGAATGCACCTTTCTCTAAGTGCTTAGAGTTGTTGATTGCCTTTTGATTACGGTAGTTTACTTGTTCTTGTTCAGTCATAGTTTGAACTTCCTCCTTTTGATTTGTTTCTGCCACTAGAGTCTCACTAGCAGCAGATAATTGACCAACTTCACCTTCAACTTCTACAGTTTCAGCAACAGGACCACGAAGAGATTCCATATCAGCCGCGAAATCTTCATCGTCAATATCCATTTCAAGAGCACGAGCGAAAAGGTTAATCTTAACTGCTTTAGTCATACGAGTAGTGTGAGCAACCATTAATGAATCAAGAGCTTCGTCAAGCATAGCAACAGTTACATTACGTCCAAGACCAGTTACGAAAGCTTCGATTTCAGTAGCAGTTTTAACTCCAGCGTTGATTACCATTTCGATTACAGTTGCGATAGTAGTGTTTGTCATTTTAAATTATCCCCTTTTGATTGTTAGTTTTTTATGATGGCCTCTCACCCATCTGTGTCCTCACTGTTAAACCAACCATTGACTCTCCCGACAACGACAATTATTTATCTATTAATCTGCTAGTGGTGCTTGGCGGCCTAACTTACGACGACCACCTTTAAGTGGAGCAGCAACACCTTCATCTTTCTTAGTCTCCATCTTCACCACGTTTTCTTCTTTCTTTGGTTCAGGCTGTTTAATCTCGATGATTTCTTCCTCTTCATCTTCTTCCACTTCACCAAATGGATTTGTACCGAATAACTTCTGAGCTAACATGCCCAACATCTGAGTTACCTCAGGATTCACAACAACATCAGCAACAGCTGCTACTTTCTTTGCCACTTCTTCATCTTTCTTAGCCTGAGCTTCCAAACGGTCATCCTCAAGGATAGCCTCAACGATTTCTTCATCAGTTGGAAGATTCACACCAGTAGCCTGAGCAATCATTGAAATCTTAACTGCGTCAACACGTTGTTGCATTTCAACGTTATTCAAACGAGTGTTGAACTTGGCAGCAATACCATCAACTTTCTTATTAGTTGCAGGCATAACTCCTTTAACAGTAGAGCCAACAGTTGCAGCAGTAGACTTAGTAGTATCCCAAGCCTTGTTAGCGAATTGAGTTGTAGCTTCAACAGCAGCACCTCCGTTATTTCCTAGTGCTGATTTGAATTGTGATAATGTGAATGCCATGATTATTTTCTCCTTTCGTCCCGCCCCTTTTTGGGCTGCCAGACGTACCAATGACTAAGTGACAGGGATAGACAGATTTATCCCAACAACAATGACGGTCACCTCCTACGCCATACAAAAAGGAGAGCCGAAGCTCCCCCTGTCATTACTTTATGTCACCATAGGCCCATTTAGTTAACCAAGAGCCAAGGCCGCCAGCACCTTTCTTTGTAACCTTCTTAGTGGTATCAATTGCCTTAGCTGTCCTTTCACCAAGACTCTGAGCTAAAGCACCACCACTCGTTTGCTTAGCCACTTGGTCAGCAGTCTTACCAGTACTAGCTTGGATAACAATATCTAAAACGTCATATGCACTCATACCAGATGGGTCCATACCAACCTGCTTTACCATAGCGAATACAGACAATAGTTCTTTAACCTCTTTACGCTTCATAGCAGCACCAGCAATTTCTTCATCTAATGCATCAGGGTCAGCAATGATATCATTAAGAATAGTAATGCGTTTCATTAGTCTTTCCTCCGTGAAGCTTACAAACTCTGAACCTAGTAAATTGATTTCTTTTGACATGATTAATTCCTCCAATTTAAAATTTAGTAACATAATAAAGGGAACTGCGAATCGAGCAGGAAACAGAACAAACTCTCCCCGTCATTTAAGAAACCCCGCGACGGGTGTTTCTAACTACGTTAGGCTCCCACCCCCTTTCGGTAGGTGAGTAAAAGACAGACGACCTGGGTACTTGCTGTTGATTGCTGTTGCTTCAGATGTTTGTACGTGTTGTTTCATGATAGTTTCCATCTCCATTGCTTGTGTTGCTTCCCCAGTAAACCCCCGCCAACCATTTCTCCTCTCCCTAGTGTAACTCTGTCTGTATACATCGAGGACAAACTTAGGCGGGCCTTGCACTTTTACCAACTCCTTTCATACTATGCTCAGGGACCCATACCACCCTGGCAATCTTACTAGCACCCTCCAACCAATGCATGCTGTTACCAACATGCCCCTCACCAGTTCTTCGGTAACTGGCTACTGTGCTTTAATTAATCCGTGGCAAATGCGACTAGATGACAACTTCCCTATCTCTGATAGTAATTTGGGGGAAGAGGTTTTACCTTTTTAGTACGTGCTGTTATATCATACATAGGTGCGTCATCAAATAATCGAAAAGCTCTACGGACTAATGCAGCTGCATCCTTCTTGATGGCAACTGAGAATAACGGTCTAAGGCTAGACACTAAAGCTCGGATTTCCTTTAGGTCTTTACAATCTCTTTCCATCTTTGTGATAGCGTACTTAAACTCACCTGCACGGGCACATAAATCCATGAAGTATTCAGTTTTGATTTCTTCATTACCCAATGCATTGATGCTTGTTTCGCGAACGACAAGACTGAAAGATTTTGTAGCAACGACTTTTCTGTACGTTTGCCCCTCAAACTGCACAACGCCCTCGATATTTACCAAGCCTTTATGGACTTCAATGTGGTAAGAGCGATTGTATTTCTCAAATTCCCATGTTAGCATTAATTGACGGTTCTCCATCCTTATTACCTCCAGTAATGATTTGAATGAAAATCGTATGTGCCAACCCATTGATGTGTGCTACAATATTGCTCTCTTTAACCACTCGATTAACATAGTGGCGGCGAGCATTAATGCGTTCTTTAATGTTAACAGTATTACAAGGTGCATAGAAAGCTTCATGTTGCTCAACGATATTGTCAATTGCTTCAGAACCCAAGAAAGCTTCATATTTACGACCCATCTCCAATAGCTCTTGAATGTTCAAATCATGAGCGTCATTGGTCAAACCAAAGATGGCCGCATACCTTCTTGCTTCTTCAAAGTCTTCTAAATTGTGCAAAGTCTTTGGTGCTAAGTTGATGTGTTGATGTCCACAGTGTCCTGCTAGTCCATAGATAGCGATGCCCATAGTAACGGCAATTGATGCTAAAGCCAATAAGATGATTAATAGTGTTTCCATTGATAGTTTCACTCCTGTAAGTTTTGAATTATGATTATTCTTCTTCTGATGCGGCTACTTCTTCTACCACTTCCGCATCAATGATGTCTTGAGTAGATTTCCAAAGGTGTCTTTCTTGTAATGCGCGATTGTCTTTAAACAGACGAACCTTCTCTGCTTGCTCAGCTTCCCACTGTGCCTGAAGCTTGCGTTGTCTTTCAATTTCAGCCAGCTCATCTTTGAGTCTTTTCTTTTCCTCATTCCAAGCCAGGATAGCTGCATGGTTTTCTTCAATTAATTTGGCAATGTGCTGCTCGTGCTCAAGGCGTAATTTTGCCTGACGCTTTTCTTCGCGCTCCAGTCTAGTCTCAAGTTCAAATGCGTGAGCAACAATACGTTTAACTTTTTCCCATAAACTGATTCTAGTTTTAGCCATGATAGGTTCCTCCCTTATTATAGTTCGAACATTGCAACAAGCCAGCAGTGTAACTCATGAGCTTGCTCAGGCGTAATGACGCAGAATTGTACAGCTTGGGTAACGGCCCCGTAAAACTTAAATACAATAGAAAGAACTTCTTCAATAGAGAAGAAACTTTCAGCATTGCCAAGAAGTAAAACATCCTGAACGGCTTCGGTTAATTCAGCACGGATTGCTTCATCAATAGTCATCATTATTCTGCATCTCCTGGGATGTCTAGAGTTTGACCTGCGTGAATCCAGTGACCTGCATCTGTTGCATTGCGAACATCGTCATGCATCAGTCTGTCTTTGTTAGCTTCCCAGATTCGATGCCATTGATTACCGTCACCATAGACAGCAACAGCAATATCCCACAGTGTATCACCATCATGGACAATAGCAGTGTCCACTTGAACAGGGACAATGTCTTCATGACCATCGACAGAAACAGCATCAGAAGGCTCTGAAGGCTTGTTGTCAACAACAGGGGCTGGACTATTCTCCTTAGGCTTAGACTGCTCTGTGGCCTTGTGAGAAGCCTCAGGATGCACCTTAGGAGAAGGAGCTTTATCAACACCCATGTTAAACATAGAGACAACAGCAAACAGCACCATTAATGCACCAGCAGTAATCAGCGCTTTAGGGCCAAACTTCTTAATCTTAGCCCAGATACTGCCGAAGAAGGCGGCAACTGCATCTTCAAAAGCAGGCTTTTCTTCTTTAGGCTCATCTGTATTCATTTGAGCTTCGTACATTTCAATCTGAGCCATAACTACCGCACGCTTATTCTTGTAGTCAATTACCTCTGCAAGAATAGCATCAATATCCATACGGATATCTAGTGGGATATGTTGACCGTATTCATTGTGAGCATCCTCCGTCATGCTCTTTGATTTTGCAGATAGTTCATCTTCCTGAGCTTTAAGGAACTTAAATTCTAGTCCAGCTTGAAGATAGGTCATGCCTGCAACCTTGATTATATAAGCAGCAAATAAATCTTTGTTAGCAACTGCCTCTAGAGCAACATGCTCCATTAAATAGCTATACTTAGCAAATACATCTTCTGGATTCACAATGTCACCAGTGTCCACAACACGACTAAGGTCAAAGTCATATTCAGACTCTTGCTGTTGTTGGTGAAAATAATCAAGAGCATCTTGGACTGGGCGCTCCTCCGCATTCTCAACACTGTAGCTTCCTACTGGTAAATCAATCACCGCATCATCCCCAGGAATAAAGCTATTGATTTCATTAACCAAATCACCTAGGTCAGAAGGGATTGTTAAATCAGCTTCAGAATGCACTGGAGGAGTATCGAAATTGTCATGACGGTGCAATTGGCAAAGACCATCTTTCACAGCCACTTCTTCACACTTACGTCCATTAGGCCAAACATAAGAGCAGATAACTAAAACATTAGACTCTTCAACAGCAGGACGGTGAGAAGCACAGAATCCGTTAACCAAACCAACAGTTTGCTTGCAGCGTTCTCCATTCTTCTTGATTGCTTCACAAGTTACTTTTCCACGACGATTAGCCAAATTAATTACCACCTTTTAATAGTATAGTTTTTACTCGCTGGACTTAGGGACGGACGACCTTACAATACAAGCTCCTTTCTGGACAGTTTAACGCCTTGTCCAGGGCGGGAGATATTACTCCTGAGAGCTGTGCATGAATTCAAAGATGTTTACTACTTTAGGGTTAGACTCATGCTCTTGAACATCAGTATCAAACTTCTTTAATTCCTTAAGCTGCTTATCAGTAGGAATATTGAATACAAATCTACCAGCTTCAACCTTCAGGAGCTTTTCCTCAATAAGAAAATTGTATTTCTCTACACGGCTTAGGATTGTTTGAATAACTTCAATCTCTTCACCGTATTCTTTCTCTTGCTTACAGATAAGCTCTTCAAAGCGTTTAACATTCTCCTCTTTGCGTAAATCAAAGTGAAGGTAACTACTAGCTGTAGCAATATCTTCATCTGCAAGGTAAATGTCCATAGCTCTAACTGAGCCATTCTCTTTACGCTCAATCACCATAGCCATACGAGGAGCCTTATCTGCCCATGCACCAGTCTTTGTTTCAATGCCGATAGTACAAGCATTGTAAGAGTAAATCGTGCCAAATAGAGGAGATTTGACAGTCTTATAGTGGCGGCTTGCATTAAACTTCTCTTTACGAAGAATATATAGCTCCTTCTCAAGAGTAAGCAGACGTAAAGCTGTTTCTTCACTCATTTCAGCAGAGCGCTCAATAGCATCCCTTACTGATTCATAGCGAACACCATAAGCAGTAACGTATAGTACATTCAAGCTGTCAATCTTTGTCGTGATACGTGGAGCAGTTTCAGAGTCATAAGAGCCAGTGCCAAATTTACCAACAAGACGGTTCTTTTCCTCAGCGGACATTTCATCAGCAAGTTTCATTGCCTTAGCTTCAAGCTTTTCATAGAGAGACACAGGAGCAGCTTCAGACTTAGACTTCTTACCTTTCATGACCATAGCAACAATAACAGCAACCAACGCAGCAACAACAACAACAGATAAAATAATAGTAGCTTCAAACATTCTAGATTCCTCCAATGATAGTTTAATTTTATTTTAAAAGGAGAGGCCCGAAGACCCCTCCCATTGTTTTAAAGCAGATTTAATTCTTCTAAATATCTACGCATTTCAATGATGAATTGACGAGCATAGGCAATAGTAGGAGCATTGGTTTTATTATGACGCACCACATACTCGAAAATCTTAAAGCCTTTAGCCATATAATCATAATCAGCAAATTCCTCACACTTATCAATTAAGCACATTGCTCTAAGGAATTCATGCTCCTTTTCCATATGACCAAGTACATCAATAAGACCCTGGTAATTGCTAAGAGTAATGAAACGATAAACTTCTTTAGCACCAGGAAGATTGACTCTGTAAACAAAACCAGATGGAGACATGTCCTGCAGTAGTGCAGCAATTTCCTCAGCAGTAAGAATTTCTTTTGCTTCACCAGAGATTGATTTACCAGCAGCCTGCTCTTCCATAGCACGACGAATCATTTCACGCTCTTTCTTGAAAGTAGCCAAAACCTCAGAGTTACGCTTCTTGTTCTTCCCAAGTAAAAATTTCTTGATATCAATAATCATGCTAGATTCCCTCCCGATTTTGTTTTTCTTGAATTTCTTTTTGTTCCATTAGATAGTCGTTCTCAAATGCAATAACACCTTTGGTTGGAATGACAATACCAGCAATTAGCCAACCTTCTTTACTTGCCCTAACCTGAATGACTGTAAAACCAGCACGCTGAAGAGCTGCTTTAGCCGCAAACTGCAATCTACCTCTTTCACTAAACAATTCCCAAGAAGCCAGTTTACTGATTTCATTAATCTTCTTGTACTCAAGGTCAATAAAGTAACGGTTTGTTTCTGAGTCATAGTTTAACTCGTAGTCAACTTCGCTTTGTCTCACCTCCTCTAATTGGTATATAAGGTGTTCTAGTGGGTTCATGATAGTCATCTGAACTCCTCCTTTGGTTTATTGTCCTTCATGGGAATGGCTACCCAATCCAGACACGATAAAAAGAGAAGGCCCGAAAGCCTCCTCATAGGAATTATTAACGGCAATCTTCGTGATAGCACTCACTAGGAGTGATAGGCTGATTCCATTCTTTCTCAATATCCTTCTGAGACCTACCATCAAATGCGAATGGGTTGTTCATAGACACGATAATAAAAGCAATTACACCTAATACAGTAACAACAATAGCCCATTTAATAACTTTCGCTAAATCTTTCATTTTACATTACCTCCAAAAATAGTTTATTTAAGTTTTCAATAGCTTCAATTAACTGACTGTTGTTTTCAGGGTGTAGCTGAGAGGCACCACCACTGGCAGGCGGCTCCTCATTCATTCCTTTATCTTCTGCCTCGTCTAAGATGTCGATAATTAAGTAATCTGGGATGTTAGTTCTACTAAGCACGGCTTCACATTGTTCAATATACCAATGAACAGGAAAGCCAGGGTCAATCTTAAGGTTTTGTGCAATACAATGTGCAATAACGCTCTCGATGCCAATACGTGCAATCTGAATCTGTTTATCCTTTAGAGTTACTCTACCGACACGCTTCATATTAGTCCTCCAAGTCCCAGAGCCAATTCCAAACTTTCTTTGCATCACTGCGAAGAGTACGTTTAGACTCGCCCTTGTATCCATTATTAAGGTAAACAACTTTATCTGCAGGCTCTTCAATGATAGTCTCAACAGGCGCAGGCTTACGGTTCTTCATGAAGCTAGGAACATCAATAGATTCTTCCTTAATCATGCTTACACCATAAGTAACAGCAGGTTCACGACGAACAACAGGAGCAACAGCAGGCTTACTAACGTGCTTAGCAAATCCTTTACCTGAAGCATCCACAAAAGTCATAACGCCATTCTTAACTACACCTTTACCAACCATTCCTAAAACCTTTTCCATTATAGACTCCACCTTTGCTAGTTTAGTTTTTTATATAAATAAAGAGAGGCCCGAAGACCTCCCATTGTTTTTACTTATTGAAGTGTTCAGCAATAAATGCTTTCCAAACGCCCTTTTGACCAGGATACTTCTTAGTGTATTGCATGTAAGCACCCTGACATACAGGATGGAACTTACGGAACTCATTAGTGTCATTAACATTAATCCCATTATCAATAGCAAATTCAACAATAGGGATAATGACATTTAAGAATCCAGCTTCATCACTAGGCACCTTAGACCAAGCCACAGAGTACCCACTTCTACCCTTATTAAGTGGAGTACAAATAGTGCTAAGAGTAAGCCTGCTGCTACCTTTCTTCTTAATAGTAGCTTTACGTTGTTTCTTAGCAGGCTTTTCAGTAACCTCAATAGCATCCAAAATAGTATTCACAGCTGTACTATGCTCTTCGATTACTTCTTCTAACTTGCCATGAGTAACAGGAACCATTGGAGTTAATTCAAATTCAACTGGAGCAGATTGCAGCTTAGCTAATTCAACTTGAAGCTCTAATTCTCTGATACGTAGTTCAGCCAATTTGATTTCCTCTGCACGCTTGTTGCTTTCTCTTGCATCTAATACCTCGTTTAACATTGCTTTAAATTGTTCCATCATCATTTCCTCTACCTCTTTCTCTGCTTGTAATTTAGTATCTGCGATTAATTTATTGTAAAAGCTTTTGTTCATGAAACCCCAAACATCATCATCTGCATTTGCTACGTTGTAATCTACAACTTCTTCAGTTTCAAAATTAGTAACACCAGTACGTTTCATTTTATCTTCTAGTGATTCTGTAGCTAGTTTCTTATCAGCTTGCTGCTTTAAATGATGACCTTCTGCTGCTAATTTACCTTTCTTGCTCATTCTTTTGCTAACTTCTTCGTATTTCTTTCCCCAATTTCTTGCCATTCTAGTTTCCTCCTGCTAGTTAAAAGTATTTTTTATAAGAAAGATTTAACGGATTTCTTAACTTCAATTTCCGCTAAAGTCTTTTCCTTCTGGTACTGCGCTGTTTCTAGTAAGCCTTTAATCCAATCAATATCATTTTGATTAAATGTTTCAGGTGCTTTAATCATCATTGAATAAGTTTCTAAATAAGAATCAATGTTTGTGTTCCAAACCCTAAGTGCTGCGTTTAAAGATTGAATCTGTAAATCTACCATTTCAGCAGTTAAAATATCGAATTCTAAGTTCATTAGTTTCTACCTCCATTGTTAAATTCTCTCCAAGCTTCGTTTTGCACAAGGCGAAGTTTACGAGTAAATTCAGGTTTTTCGATGTGATTCAAGATGTCTTTCATTTCGGTAAGTTCGGCAGTAAGCTCTTCTTGTAAACGAAGGTTTCTGTTGCGAATGGCTTCTTCCAATAAACCGTGGTACATTTCAATGTCCTTTCTTAATAGGTTCGCAATGATAGTTAATTCTGACATGTTTGTCCTCCAGGGTTAAAGTCCCACGACTATTAATTGGTGACCACAAGGGCCATGATATAAAGGGAACGGCGAATCACATATAGCCTAACTACCTGGCTATATTAAGAATCCCCGTCCCAATTGAAATTAAAGGTAATGCTGCGAGGACTAGACGGGAGCTGAGTACGCTCGTATCTAGCAACCTCATAAGACATGGCTTTAAGCATACTTTCATGAATGCTCATATCAAAGTGCCAGTTAATCTCTTCTTCCACATAGATGTCTTCACTTAAGCCATAGTAGTAAGTATCAATGTCAGTATCTACTTGACCAGCTTTATATCCTCTAGCTCGTGACCTTCCACCAAGCAAGTAATCATTAGGGTTTACTAGGAAACCATTTTCTGCAGGAATACGAATACGGCGGTGCTGGATAAAACCATTTGTGTTATTTGCATAAACAAGAGCAGTAGCATAAGATGTAGAAAACCAAGAAATACCTTCAAGATTATCAGTATCAGAACCACGGAAGATATCGAAAACATACCAGCCTTCAGAATCAACAGTGTAAACAGGTTCAGTAGAAAGCATTAATTCAGCAGATGGTTTATCTAAAACTTTTAACATTATAAAACTTCCTTTCCAATTAAAATATTTTGTTTGTACATTTCAGAATCAGCGGGCAATTCTACCCAAGAAATTAAACCTTCGATTTTTGATTCTTTTCTTTTTTCGAAATTAACTTGCTTGATTTTGCTTGAAGAATCTGAGTAGTAATCTTGGTACATTTTTTCAATGCGTTTTCTTAGAAGTTCGTTTTTCATTTTCTTTTCCTCTTTTCTAGTTGTAGGTTTTTTATGTAAACACAAATATAGGAGGCCCTATATAGGACCCCCCCTTATATAGACCCCCCTTATAGGAAGGCCCCTTATATAGCACCCCTTATATAGAGGCCCTACTATATAGCACCCTTTGCTAGCTGCTTCTTGTAGTAGGCCACAGTAGCCTCTAAGTACTGTCTGAATACAACAGTTTGTACTAGTTCTTGTCCAATCCAAATCTCCCATTTAGGTGCATGTGCATCCATTCTTTCGCATTTCTCAATTACTGTTAATGTTTTGTTCATCTTATATTCCACCTTTATATTAGTATTAGTGTATTGGTTGGTTATCCAGGTACGCCACGAGGAGGCTACACTATGTACCCATATAAAGACCTCTGTATAGAGGCCCTTAGTCATTAATACCAGCAGCTTTACAAAGCTTCTTATATTCTCTTTTACTCTTCATATGCTTGAACCATTTAGCTACCTTCATTGTTAATGGACGTAGTGCGATAGCTAGGCGGCTGTACTTATTCCATTTAAAGTCATAGCCTGGTGTACCATATCTCAATATAGTGAAGTCCTTTGAGCTATACTCAGGTACATAGTATTCATTAATATAAATAGATGAAGAACCAAATCCATATGGACTAGCGTATCTACCATAGCCATACTCAAAAGCAGCACTTGTTTCGAATTCAACTAGTATTTCATCTGATACAATACCACCTAAGAACTCATAGCATTGTTCAGGAGTATATACATGGTCTTCTCCAATGGCCTTAAACTTTGTTTGTTGAGATAAGAAACATACATTTGCTTTATTATCAGTGCTTGAACGTACATCTTCTTGCAATTGACCTACAACTGTTTCTCCATTCATAATCATCTTTAATTCCTTTACACTCATGTAACGATATACTTTTGCCATTTTACATTCCTCCAATAGGTTAGTTGTATTTGAAGTAAGGGGTGGGCATGAAACGTTTCACTGACCAAACTTCATAAATATACCTTGTCGCTGAAAAATTTTATTCTTTTTCACCTATAAAGGGAGCACACATTGGGAGGAACTCAGAGGTAGGAAGGGGGTGGGCGAAAGAATGAAGCCATCATTTTATATCAAAGGAACACTCTGCAAAATAAATTACACCATTTTTTCTCTATATAAGAGAACATACGTTCTAAAAGAGACCATAAAAAAAGACCTCTCTATTTTCCGCTAGAGAAGCCTCTTTCCATAGGAGAGAACCTATGCCAAAACATATTAATGGTAAAACATATACCTACTGGAGGAATGCCAGTAAGAATGTTTGCTATCTATATTATAGACTGTACTTATTTGTCTTATACCCCAGTGTGCCGCGTTTTTTAGCTTTACTCCCAAATCAATTTCTTTTTGCTAAGAGAAGCTCGACTGCTTCATCCATTAGCTTGGATAGTGGAACCTTTGTGGTGTCTGACAGCTCCTTTAAGGCGGCGAAATTCTCTTTAGTCAACGTGCTTGTAAACTGGATACGATTCTTTAAGGGCCTCTTTGCCATAACCAGTACCAACCTCGAATCTCAACTTATCATTGTTTAGCATTTCACACACAAACCAGGCGTCTCCTTGGCTTTCAAATGGGCCGAAAGTAAATACATCATCGTACTGTTTTTTAATCAACCATGCGTTAAGATATGCTTCAATATAATACATTATTTAAACTCCCTCTCTTAGCTTTCCGCTCGTTAATAATTCCAACAACATTGTTGCATCACCTTGGTCATGAAATGGACCTAGCTTCCAGAATCGTTTGTCTCTTCTCATAATCCAATAAGAACACTTCACATGCTCTACATAATACTCAACCATTGTCTTTTCTCCCGATTAATTATTGATTAAACAGAGTATATCATAAAGTTAAGGTAACTGCAATAACCTTAAGGTAACAAAAAATATACCCAATATTCATTGAAATGTATAATAATGAATGCATTTATGCATATTAAAAACAGACCCATTCCACCTAACGGTGGCCGCCGAATCACCTTTCACATAAGGTTAAGTTATAAAAGAATCTCCATTCTTTATCAGCTAATGGCGGTGGGTCTTCTTTATATAGAACAGAGGGTGAGAGCTGATGAATAGAATGAATGGGTTATTCTTCTCCATAGGTACATTCATTGCAGGTATGCATCAAATGACAATAGCGGGCGGCGTAGGTAATCTTATTTTTCTTTTATTATTTATGGTTGGTCCTATATGTTTTGTTTCTGTATGTATATTTGTAACTTATATCATGATAGAGCGTAATGAGCGTATAGAGAAACAGGGGCGGGGCAATTAATTAATGGATTAGGAGAGTCACATGGAGGCGAAGCCTCCTATTGATATGTCCTATAAGAGTATAGAGAGTAGCTATAGGGAAAGACATAGGGAAGCACATAGAGAGGGAAGAGTAAAGAGGTAATATATACTTGTTGTTAATATAAAACGCGAAACCTATAATAAGGATACAACACAAGCACACACACTACATTACTCCATGTTAAGCTAGGTAAACGAACCATGCCCATAGCGTCAGCTATAGGGCTTTTTTATTTTTCTCTTGCAATATTTCAGTAAAAAGGTTTATATGTAAGCAGAAGGGAATATATCGGACATAAGTTAGGTATAAAAAACGCGCAGCGGCGCGGAGCCTTCGGCAATAAAAGGTATCTTCTACGGGCTATTAAACATTCAGTGAAATGGGAGCCGTCAGAGAAGGATACCTTTTTTGTTATTATTTTAATTTATTATATAAAACGCGAATTTCTTTTCTTACTTCCCTAACAATCCAAATCGTTTGACCAAAAGAAACAAACCACATTGCGGTATGAGATATAAAGAAGAAAAATATCATCCATGGGGGTGCAACAAGGAACGGCTTCTTTTTCAAATTCCCCATCTTTTTATTCCCTTTAGCATTTTGTTGTTCTCCTCTATGAAATGGGCGCTTTTCTTTGCCCTAATCATAATGGTAATAGTACCAAAGAGAGCAATAATACCTCCAACAATCATAACGCTAACAGAAGTCCTATTGTGCTCTCTTATAGATTTCCTTATCCTTGCTGTTTGGGCAGCAGAGATGGTGGCGGCTATAATCGTACTGACAATATGCCACGATGCCACAGTCCCTCTTATGTCCATAATATCATCTCCATTCTTTATCAAACCTATTTACAAACTTGATACTAAGTGGTTACGGTGTCCATAAGGCGATACCTGACCTACCATACCATTCCAGGGTGCTTCAGACGTAGGTTCAGGTGTCCTGGTTTTATTATGCCTGAAAGGAAGTGAAATTATGTCTGCCAATAATCGTAAAGCAGAACTAATGAAGATGCAGCAAGTACAATCCCTTACTGAGGTGGAAATGCCCGCGTCATGGAAGTTATCCGATAAAGGACGTGAAGCAATCCAACTAGCGGTGGGAATGTCCCATACGAAACATGGTTTGTACGCATCTATTCCAATGCTATGTAAGGCAGAGGAGTGCCCATATGCGGCAGTATGTCCGCTTGTTGAAATGGGTAAAGCACCGAAGGCTGAGAGATGTCCATTGGAGATTGCCATGATACTAAGAAAATACGAAGAGTATAGTCGTGAGTTTGGTATTGATGAATCCAATGTTGTTGATATGAGCTTAGTAAAAGACTTAATTGACTATGACGTTCAGTTATTCCGTGCAGAGAATAAGATAGCTGTTCAAGGTGACTTCGTTGAAGATGTCGTTGTAACGGTAACTGAAGGCGGCGAGGCTATCACTGCTCCACAGCTTTCTAAGGCTACTGAATACAAAGACAAGATTATGACGAAGCGCTTTAAAGTCCTTGAGTTGATGAACTCTACTCGTAAGGATAAAGCAGGAGATAAGATGACTATCTCGCTTGACCCATCTTCTTACGCTTCACAATTGATGTCTCAGATTGCAGGTGGAATGAAACCTGGTCAAATCATTGATGTTGATTATGATGAGCTTGAAGACGGTGAGGAATAATGCCGTCATTCAATATGGATTCCATCATTGAGCAAGCAGCAAAGCTCAGCCAACATGAGACAGCTGTAAACCTTGGTGTGAAAGCTGGTAAAGGTCTCTACAAATATGCCACTGACCCTGTCTTTGCGCTAGGCATAGAGGCCGCTACAGCAGCCACACACGCGGTTGCACTGGACATGATTAATGACAAGCATGAAACAGTAGGGGAACTTGCTGGAGACGCTGTAGGCATGGCTGGAATGGCTTACGCTGGTGGTGCTCTAACGAAGATGGCTCTTCAAGGTCTAGCCCGAACAGAGTATGGCTCTAATCTTGTTGGCAACGCGATAGATAAGACCATTAATAAGATGAAGGCACCTAAAGCAGGAGCTGGCGGTATCGTTCCTCATCAGTCTAATCCAAACTTTGTCATGGGAGAAGAGAAACTCACTGTCGGTAAGCTTGTCGGCAATAGCATGAGGAAGTTCGTGAAGCCTGTTAATATGGGTCGTTTAGCCTTTGGTGGTGCTGGTATGGCGGCTGGTCTTCTCTATACTATGATGAATGGTGAGAAGGATGGCGCTGGAAGTACAGCCTTCAACCTTCTTGGTGGTGCTGGTCTTGCGATGATGGGCCATGAACTCTATGGTCACTTCCAAAATAAATCCATTAAGGAAGCGGAGAAAGCGGCGAAAGGCACAAAGACCGTTAAGGACATTGCTGAAAAGAGCCTTAACAAGTTTACGGACACGAAAACAGGTGCTCTCTGGAAAGAGATGTACGGAGAAGTGATGGATTCTTCTGCCGCTAAGCATGTGAAGGATGCAATGGACAATATCCTCAAGACTGAACATGGTCAGGCAGTAAAAGGTGCTTTTGAAAGCATCATGAACTCTGACTGGGAAGGCATTACCAAGATAGCTCAGAATCCTGATGCCTTTATGGAGAATGTAAATAAGACACGGGATTATGTTCGTGCCTACATGGATAGTCCAGAAGGTAAGGGTGCTCTTAACAGCTTATATAAGGAAGCAAATGTTGAATTTGACATTAACAAGAAAGACCTTGTGAGAGCATCAAGGGAAGACTTCTTGGATTTCTTCAAGAGTCACATGAGTAAGCTCCGTAATGGAGTCGGCGGTGCCAATAAGTTCTATGAGGATAACCATGAAATGATTCAGAAAGGTTTAAGTCATTTCTTCAAGCCACATGAAATGCAGGATATACATAACTTCATGACGGGCGGCTTATCCAAGATAGCGAAAGGGCTTGACGACATTGTCTCTCAAGGAGTCTTAGATGGTGACATGGGCGGCCCTACTCACGGACCAAAGGGCTTAGACACGGGCGAAGATACAATTGTTGACCAGAGGAAGACCAAGGCAAAAGAGGTCTCTGAGGAATTCGCTCACAATGAGCCAGCTCATGAGCAGGTTACCGTAAGCAAGGTTGAAGAACAGCTTGCAAAAGAGAAGCACATTACCAGTATGAAGAATATTGCCAGCCAGAAGAAAATCACCAACTGGTTTGAAAAAGGCAAGATGCTGGGCGCTATCGGAATCGGAGCGTTTGCTGTTGCTACTGTCATGGATGCATCTGATAGATTAGACCATCAAACAGAGACATCTAAAATGGTGAATGCTGAAAAGCAGATGAAGGACAAGAAACAGCGCGACATGGAACGAAAGTACCATCAACAAGCCTATGGAGCTATTAATATGGGTGATATGGTTACTCAAATGTTCCAAGACCGCATTGGTCATCACAAAATGGGTAATGCCAAGTTTGGAAGTAATCAGATGATGATTCAAGGACAAACATACACATTTTAGAGGAGTGATTTAAGTGACTATATTAGAATCAACAGTAAAAGGCGCTGAAAGAGTCTTTGAAGGAGGAGCACATACAGCAGCAAAGAACCGCTACCTTAGAGATGCTGCTAGTGGTGCATTTAAGGACAAAAAAGGTATGGACCGCTGGAAAGAAACTGGGCATATTATGTCTGGCTATATGGAAGAAGCTGTTGAAAAAGGCGGATTCTCTAGTGCATGGACAATGGCTGGGCATCATGCTGTTCGTGGTGCAGTAGTCGGTGGTGCTATCGGTGGTACAACTTCTGCATTAAACGGCGGAAGCTTCTGGGATGGAGCAAAGGCTGGAGCATTCAAAGGTGCTACTATCTATGGTGGACTAAGAATGGGTCAAGCTGCAACAGGCGCTACAAGCCTTAACCCGTTTGCTGGTAAAGGTAAGGGAGCACTATCTAGTGCATTAAACATTCATTCTTTAACAGGCGGTAAGAATGTAAAGGTAAGTAAGCAGGCTGCCAAGATTCTTGCTCAGCGCCAAGGCGATGGTCTTGTTCGTGGTGTTAACAATCTATACAGTAAGTAGGTGATATGAGTGGGACTTGAAGATAGAATACTGAAAAGCGCTTTGAAGTTTGGTAAGAAGAGTGCAAAGTTTGTAGCTGACACGACGAAGGCTACAGGTAAAGAAGCTGTTGATGCTTTGCACACTGTTCAGAAGCCTCTTGATTATATAGCTGATAAAGCTGCTGATGGTACTGTTAAGGGTGCCAAGCTTACTGGTAAACTATTAACAAAGAAAACAGACCCAAGTCTAATGAACTTCTATACAGGGCGTGACCTTAGTGCATTTAGTAAAGTTGCGATGCCTGTAGCTGGAGCTGCTGTTGGATATGGGATGTTTGTAAAGAATACAGCGTTCGCGCCTAAACCTGGTACAGTCAGCTATGGCAGTGAGGCTCCAGTATTCGCTGCTGATGGTGTAAGCAACACAACAAATGCACCTACGCTGAATGCAACAGGTAATATGGTATTCGGACTACACAATGCAAGAAAGGGGTAATATAGATGCCTAATCCAATGAATGCGCTGAAGTTTTTAAACAGAGGCGGAAATGCAGCAGGCGCTGCGGCTGGTAAAGGCCCAGGCCTATTAACTAAAGGTATGGTGGGATGGTCAGTCTTTGAAACAGCTAGTAATATGGCTGGTGGAGATGACTTCGGAACAGCTGCTATGAAAGGTGTAGTAGACTCTGTTCTATGGACAAACTACATGCCAGCTATGATGGGCTATCAATTAGCTACTGGTCTTCCAGCGGCAGGCCAAGCTGCTTATACATGGTACAATCAACAAAAACAATGGTTCAACAATATGCACTTGAATGGTCAAGTTGGAGGCAATTACCACGATACACAGAAAGCCTTAACAATGCGTCAGGCTGCTGTACAAGCCATTCAAGGAAGTAAGTTAAACGCACGGAGCGCTCTAGGTGGAGAGGCTCAAATCCTGAACCAAAACTGGACTCGTACTTAATGGCAAAACAATTTACTAATCACGATAGGGAAATGATTGAGATTATGCGTGACCCAGCGAAGTGGGCAGCTCACCATTTAGGTGAGGCCCCTCGTTGGTATCAAGAGCAAATCTTAAGACATCCTCACCACCGTAAAGTTCTTCGATGCGGACGACGTATCGGAAAATGTATTGAGGAAACCCAACGTGTATTAGACCCAGTAACAGGAGAGTACTGGTCAGTAGAAGAGCTATTCCAAATGCAGAAAGATGGCGGCAAACCGTCACTCATCACATTAAACGAGAAGTATCACTTAGAACCAAGTGAAGCTTTCTTTGTAGAGGACAATGGGGTAAAGGAAACATTTCTTGTGCGCACTAAATACGGGGCAGAAGTTATCCTGACTGGCAATCATCCTGTATTAACATTAGATGGTTGGGTGGAAGTGGATGCTCTTCAAAAGGGAATGCGCATTGCAACACCATCAGCTATGCCTTATTTCGGGAACGGATTAACGCTCTATGAAAAGGTAAAGCTTATTGCTTATTTGATTGCAGGCGGACATTACAACGGAAGCCAATTAACATTCAGTACTAAGTCTCAGACTGTTATGAAAGATTTCATCTATAATGCAGAGAAGTATGGACTAAAGGTTATTCGCCAAGCTCATAAGGAGAATACATGTGTCATTGCTTCTTCTATTGATGAAGACATCCTTATGGCAGTAATAGAAAGAAAGATTCCTAGTTTCATTTATGGATTGAAGAAAGAGCAAATATCTATCTTCCTAAATTGCTTATATGCAGTAAGTGGATGGGTTTATAATGGCACACGTCCAGAGATTGGATTTGCAACAGTATCTAAGAAGCTTGCACAGGATGTTAAGCACCTATTGCTTCGCTTCGGTATCCAGACAAATCTCCAAACAAAGAGGCAGAAGTACAAGGACAACGTCAGCTTTATCTATCAATTGATGATTCATAGACGCGAAAGCTTAATGCTTTTCGGCATGGACATTAATATTCTTGGCTCTGAATACACAATGAAAGGTATTGTGGAGCAAGCAGAGAAGACAGAAGTAGTAGAACACACTGTTCCTATTGAAGTGTGGAAGCATATTGACCAAGAGCGTAAAGAGAAGAAAATGTCGAAAGCTCAGGTAGCTGGCGGCAAAGACGAACGTCTTCGTCCTGGCGTAGCTCCGACTATTTCTAAGATTCGTAAGTATGCTGACAATCTTGAGTCCGCATTCCTTTATGACTTGGCTCGTGCTGATGTTATCTGGGAAGAAGTGACGGCGATTGAGCCACTGGGTAAGCGTCAGACTTATGACGTATTCGTTCCAGAGACTCACAACCTAGTAGTAGAAGATGTATTGGTGCATAACACATGGACAATGACAGCGCATATGCTTTGGGTTGCCTTTACATGTAATGGTGGTACAGAGCTGAAGAAAGGTGCTACATGTCTGGTTGCAACACCATACGATACACAGGCCCGTGAGATATTTGACCAGTTAAACAACTTCATTAACAATAATCCAGTGCTTCAAGCAGCGGTTGCTAGTATCCGTCGTTCTCCATATGAGATTGTCTTCAAGAATAAATCTCGTATTAAGCTGTACACAGCTGGTACTCGTAGTGGTACAGAGGGTGGTTCTCTCCGTGGTCAGAAAGCATCTTGGCTATACATGGATGAGGTTGACTACCTTGGCGACAAAGACTTTGAAGCTATCTTCGCGATTACCCTTGAAAGACCAGATGAAATCGGCGTAATGGTTGCATCTACACCGACTGGACGACGGGGCAAATTCTGGCAAATCTGTACTCAGGAAAAGCTAAATCAAGATGTAAGACTATTTAAAGGTGGCCCTGATGTAGAAGGTAAGCTGGCAAATCAATTTGATATCCGCACTTATGACCGAAAACTAGCTGAAGGATGGGCGGAGTTCTACTTCCCAACGATGGTTAACCCAGGCTGGTCACCGAAGATGGAAAGGGAATTACGCAACCTTTACAGTGACGTGGCTTACGACCATGAGGTTATGGCGAACTTCGGTACAGAATTAGTGGGGGTATTTAACAAAGATTATATTGACGAGGCAGCGTCTAATGGTTACGCTTTACTCAGCCAGCCTAGGATGGACAGCCCAATCGCCATTGGCGTTGACTGGGATAAGATGGGTGCAGCGACTCAAATCGTTGTTACTCAATGGAATCCATTCTTAGAAAGGCGACCACGCCCAGAGGTTGATGGGCCAGGAGTAGTCAAATATGGACGATTCCAAGTCATCAATCGTGTAGAAATACCAAAGGGCGAATTTACCTATGATAACGCGGTTCGGAAGATTATTGAACTCAATAACATTTACAGACCATTCGCCATTTATGCCGACAGAGGCTCAGGTGAATATCAGGTCGAAATGTTGCGTAAGACATTGGGCGATGTCGTTAAGGGTATTGCACTTGGCAGCTCTTATCTAGTACGTGACCCATATAGTCGTGAGTTTGATAACAAGCCGTTAAAGCCGTTCATGGTTAACCAAACGACACTCATATTGGAACGTGGTCAGTTGATGATTCCTAACAAGGATGTTGACGAAGTTATCTTCAGACAGATGACGAACTACACAGTAGAACGTATTTCTCCGAAGACTGGCGAACCGACTTACACCAATGTTGATGAGCACGCACTCGATGCGATGATGTTGGGTATCTTTGCATTCATTGACCAAATGCCTGACATTGCTAAGACCATTGAGGATTCACAGCCAGCTAGAACCGTAGCGGTTGCGGACGTTAAGTTCGTTGACCCGCTTGGACGAATCTATAGAGGTACTGACAGAACCCAACAGGAGAAACAAGAGTACATCCAGAAATGGGATGAACCTACTCCTCCGCCACCACGCAAAACAAGCGTAGGAAAGCGCGGAACTTCATTGGGCTGGGGTGCTAGAGGTTCGGGCGGCGGAAGAAGCGGAATGCCGTCAAGAAGTCGCTGGTAACCAACCAACTTTGGTGACACGGGAGGTCCCCCTCCTCCCTTTCACATAATCCCTAGGCTTGCTTTGCAAGTCATTTTCCCTCCCTCTCCCTTTTTGATGGCAACCAGTGGGGTTCCCCCTCCCCTTGCCCTGCTGGTTGTCCTTTTTAAATTAATAGAAAAAGAGGGTGAATTATATGCCACTTGATGAAGAATTTGAAATTGGTGGTTCTGGTATTGATACTCAGTATGAGCGGGACTACATTAATTATCGGCCTAAGATAGAATACACTCAGCCTGTTGTTAGTGGTCAAGGCTTGCCCGTTGATACTGCCAATCAAAGCCAGGGTGGATTAACCGATAGTGTTAGTGGTTCTTCTGCCATAACTGTATGGCAAAACGTAGTAGACACAGTGAATAGTATTAACCAACTCGTAGATACATTGAGCGACAAGCTGAAGGACATATCCGTTCCGATTCCTGCTTCTTCGCAAACAGTGATTCAAAAAGCTGCAGAAGAGTTAGGAGTTCAAGGGATTACGGATAGTATCCCTTTTAGTTTATATAAAGAAACGTTCAAGAATCCTACAAGTCCTCCAGCCATTGCGATACAGGATACATATGAAGACTATATGGCAGATGTGGATGGTATTTTGAACGGGGAAATCTTCACGGACGTTATGGAGATGCAGAATGATTGGGTAGATATGAAGGATTTCATTCAGAAGGGATTATTCGCCCAACTCGTGACTGTAGACCAAGCGCCAACTGAATACACTACGGACGACACAAAGCTGATAGTTATTAATGACGCGGAGAAATCACTGGACGCCCAGTACGCGCAGCTCTTAATGATTTTAAATGTAAACAAACAAATCTATGAAGAGATGGCGGCAACAGACTACGGCTCCCAACAATACTATGATGCACTGCATCAGTATGAAGATGTACAGCGTCGTATTGAAAACCTTGAGAAGAAATTATTTACCAAGGCAGAAATAGTTGACTTAGTAGGCAGAAAAGCTTCTGATACAAATGATACTATTACATTATTAGCCAATACAGTAGATTTCGACCCATTTGAAGACGATAAATATGAATTATTATATGGGCTGTTGAAACAATTCCCTACAAGGGATGCCATGCTAAATGGATTCAAGAAGATGAAGGCCCTATTAAAATTGTCTGTTGATGGCAAGAAAGTAGATACCAAATCCATGAGAGAAACACTAAGGGGAATGGCAGGCGGTACAAACAAGCGGAAGATAAATAAGATGCTTGTAAATGGTGTTCATCTCCGTAACGAGATAAGCAACGATGTGTATGACATCATGAATAACCTGGACGGGATTCCAAACAATCCTAGTTTTGATGTTCTTGCTGGTCATATCTCCGATGCTGTTAAACAATCAGAGAGAATGTACAACCAACAAGCAGGCGACTTTTATAAGATGCATGTGATGGATACCAATGTTCGCTTGAACAAGATACGCTCTGTCATTGATAAGGATGCTGCACGCAGCACTTATAAGCTAATGGAAATGGTTTTGAAATACACACAAAACACAAATACAACATGGCCTGATGAAGCTAGCCTTTCGACGTGGCTTCATGATTTTATGTCACAAAACAATATTAGCTAAAGGGAGAGATTAGGAGAATGCTAGAGGAGAGAATGAAGAAAGTTAAATCAGCTTTTGATTCTGTACCAGCAAAGGAAGAGAACTGGGATTCATTAGAATACTTTTACAAGGTTCGGGATTCAGCTCCTAAAAAGGGGAAGGAGATTCACCAATATGCTTTCAATGAGGATATTTATGTACAAAATGGCCTTATTATGGTGCCGATTACGGATGTTCATTTAGGGAATAAGCAAGCCAACATTCCTTACTTCAAAGCATTCGTTGACTATATCTTGAAAGTACCAAATGCAGTAACAGTGCTAAACGGCGACCTTGCAGAAACGGCAACGAAAGTGTCTGTAGGAAAGGCCATGTTCGAGGAAAACATGAACTTCCCAGAGCAATTAAAAGCATTGCACGAAATCCTATTGCCTCTTGCTAAGGCAGGGAAGATTCTTGGTGTCGGCCCAGGAAACCACGAAGAACGTATTGCCAATATGATTGGCTTAAACCCAATGGAAATTTTAGCAGAGAAACTGGGTGTTCCTTACTTTGGTTATCAAGGATACTTCCGTATTCAGGTAAACCATATCAATTACAACTGTGCATTCTTCCACGGTGCTGGCGGCGGAGCTACAACTGGCTCTAAGGCAAATACAGCAGAGAAGATTAATAAAGTTGTACCAAATGCTGACCTTTACTTTAGCGGTCACACACATGGAAAGCAATCTCATCATGATGTTGTATTTATGTTCGACAATGAATCAGGGGAGCTTGTACCGCATAAACGTACTTATGTAGTCGGTGGTTCATTTGTAGAATATTGGGATGCTTATCCAGAGATGAAAGGTTTAGCGCCAAGCGCTACTGGATTGGTTCGCGTTGAACTACGTCCAGACTATAAAGATATTAGAGTAACAGTATAAGGAGGTGGCTCCACTTGGGTATGTGGGATTCGTTTAAAGAAGCCATCGGGCTTAAGAAAAAGATGCAGGTAGAAGAAGCTGCCGCTCGTGACCCCAAGAAAACGGCCATTAAGAAAGTAGGTCAAGCAATCAAGGGGTCTGGAAGTGGAGCAGGAGGCTTCGAGGACAGCCCAATCGACTTAGCAGAAATTCAAGCTGCCTATCATACAGACTCTTATATTCGGAGAGCGATTGATAAGCACGTTGGATTAATGTTCAAGAATGGATGGGGATTCAACGGAAAGAACGAAAAAGGAACAGAGTATGTATGGACACGACTTAAGTTAATGGCTGAAGGTACTGGCAAACCAATTGATGAATTACTAGACCAACTGGCATTTGACTTCGTCCTATTCAGTAACGCTTATCTTGTTAAAGCAAGAGCAAAAGGTGGAGCAATGGCACAAGGCGTGCAGGCTGCAGGATATACGGGTAAGCAACCAGTCGCTGGTTATTTTATTTTGCCTCCTACTACTGTAAAGGTAGCCCGTGACGACTTGGGGAACATTACTGGGTATGAGCAGGATACAGGCGGCGGTAATACTGTTACATTTAAGCCAGAAGATATTATTCACCTTAAGTATCGCCAACCAACAGGAAGAGCTTATGGCGTACCAATGGTTTCCAACGTACTAGATGATGTTAAGCTTCTTCGTCAATTAGAGGAGAACGTGGCACGTTTAGTCTATCGAAATCTATTCCCGCTTTATACGTATCAAGTAGGTTTAGATAAGCCAGGATTCGAAGCAACAGATGAAGAGATTGAAGACATCAGAGAACAAATTCGTGATATGCCTATGGATGGCGGTATCGTTATTCCTGAGCGTCACAATATTTCTGTCGTAGGTTCAGGTGGTTCAGCACTCGATGCTTCTCCATACTTAGCTTACTATCGTCAACGTGTATTCACTGGTCTGAATGTATCTGATACTGTAATGGGTATCGGTGGCACATCAAACCGTTCTACGTCCGATAATCAAGCAGCCGACCTATTTGATGGAGTAAAGGAATACCAGCATTCATTTGCTGTTCAATTCCAACAGCAAGTTATCAATGAGCTACTGTTTGAGGGCGGATATGACCCCACTTTAAAACCAGATGATGAAGTAACATTCTTCTTTGAAGAGATTGAACTCGATGCAAAGATTAAGAGAGACAATTATCTCGTTCAATTGTTTACTCAGAATGCTATTACTCATGAAGAGTTAAGACAACTAATGGGATTAGACCCAGTAGCAGACGAATCAAGACTATACTTCAACATGGTTACAGGTGCTCTTGCACAGCAGGCAGCTGATAATGCCCTTGCACAGGCTCAGCAAAGCCAACAAGCGGCAAATAATGCAGGGCAGAATAAGAACCAGCCAACCAATCAAAATGGCACTAAGATGTCACCAGGGAAGCCTAAAGCAAGTGTTTCAGAAAAAGTTGAAGAAAAGGTATTGACTGAGGATGCAAAAGTGGTTACTTTAACAACTGAGCTACCAATAAAAAGCTATGAAGAGTCCATGTCAAAGTACTGGAGCACTCTAGCCGATGACGTGGTTAGCAGAGTCAAGAGAGGCGATTCGCTAAATGAGATTAAAGCATTTGCAGTCGAACTCACAAGACAATCTTTAAAGAGTAAGAACCGTCAGTACATTACAACGGCAATGATGAAAGGTTTAGCAAATGGGAGAGAGGAACTAAGGCAGCCAGGTCAGAAAACGACAACAGTCAGCTTTGCTGTGAATCAAGTAATAGCAGAGTCAGAGAAATATGTTAATAGACTTGTTGACGATGTCATTCATCTCGTAACTGCGGCACAGAAAAAAGAAGCAGTCGAGGACCAACTAGCGAATATTCGTGGAGCTTTCAATTCCAATCAATATAGACTTTCATTCATGGCTAAGACTGAAATCTTACGTGCATACAATTACGGCTTAGCAATAGCAGCTAAGGAAGCTGGAGTTAAAGAGGTTCATACCGCTGGTACTGAAAAAGCTTGTAAGGAATGTGACACGAAGAACAAACAGTCTATCGTATTGACAGACCACAATTTAATTGACGTGATTCCGCCACATCATCCAAATTGTGATTGCTTAGTACAACTGAATATATCAGCGGAGGAGGTGTAGCCTAGGTGAAGTACAGAGGACTGGACATAAATCCTAGGAAATTAGATGAATCCATTACGGTGAAACCTAATGTGCTAGCTGAGAGCGGCAAAGCCTTCAAGGAAGCAGCGGGCGACGGTAGAACTTACCTGATGCCACGTATCGAAGCTATTCATGCAGGAACCACACGTAACTTCACACGCTATCCAGCAGAGAAGCTCAAGGGTGATGCTACACTAAAGTCTGGTGTTTACTCTTGGTTACATCCATTTGCAAAGCCAGTGATTTATAATCACGATGTTAACACTGAAGCATCTGGACGTATTCAAGCAGCCTCATTCTCTGAGATAACACAAGCTGGTCGGCCTGGGATTATCGTTGTTCCTAAAATCACTCAAGAGAGTGCTATCAACGATATACTTGGCGGCAGGCTCCTTACTGTCAGTATTGGAGCAACCACTGACGCAGCATACTGCTCAATTTGTGGAACGGACATAATTAACGAAGGTTTTTGTGGACACATGAAGGGGCAAGAGTATGATGGTCAAGTAGCAGAATGGATTGTCGGTAACGTATTCTTTGATGAATTATCATGGGTAAACGTTCCTGCTGACCAGGATGCGATGATTGTTGGCGGTTCTAATACCGTACATCAAGCAGAGTCCTTTGCCTATAACGGCAAGGAGATTATCAATCTAGGAAAGAAAACTACAGAATGGTTGGTTGACCCACAATCTGTTCTAGCAGAAGGGTTACAGCCAGGGAGAGGAGAAAACACCTTGCTTACAGAACAAGAAATCAAAGCGTTGCAAGATGAACTTGCTTCTACTAAAGAAGCTAACGAAACTTTAGTTTCTGAAAAAGAACAGTTGACAGCTGAAGTTGAACAGCTTAAAACAGATGTAGAAGAAACTACTAAAGCTAAAGAAACTGCGGAGCAAGCTCTTGCTGAGAAAGAAACTGAGTTAGCTACTACCCAAGAAACATTAACTGCTAAAGAAGCAGAGGTGGCTGAATTGACTATTGCTAAGGAAGGACTTGAAACTTCTCTAGAAGAAGAAAAGCAAGCTCGTACTCAAGCAGTTGAAGAAAATGCTAACCTTGCAACTGAAATGCACAAAATGGTAGCTGAGCGCGTAGTAGACCTTCGTTTGTCTCTTGGAAAAGAGTCTAACCGCGAAGAAGCTGTTGCAAAATTTGTAGAGCGTTCTATCGAATCTCTAAATGATAGTCTAGCAGACTTGTTAACAGAGGCAGTTACTGCTCCTGCACAACCTGTTGTTCGTACAGTAGAGAAGATTGAAAACCCTGCAAGCGTTGTTGACACAAAAGAAATTAAAGAATCTAAGAAACAGATGACTACTGAAGACGCTCTTATGGCATTATTCGGTGGCCCTGGTCTAAGAAAATAATACAAGGAAATTGAAGGAGGACAACATTCATGGCTTTATTCCCAAGTGTTGATGCAACTTATACTTTCACTGGTAAGTCCCATACAAACCTAGTAGTTTCTGAGGGCGACGCTCCAAGTGAAAAATGGATTGTAGCGGCTGACAATGCTGCTGACCCGTTCGTATATGAATTCGGTCCAGAAGGCAATCAAACAGTAGTTTTAGCAAAAGGTAAAATTGTAGAGTTAGGTGTACCTGAGTACGATTACACAACTGCTCGTAACATCACTGCAATCAAGCAAGCTGCTGAAGGCTCTAAGCACGCTATCGGTGTTCTACACCACAACGTTTACGAAACTCGTCGTGACCGTTTCTCTGGTAACAACCAACCAAACCCAACTGTTATCACTCGTTCTTACATCGAAGTTCCTTTATTCGAACACGCTGATGTAACAACTGCTCAAGGCTTTGCAAAAGCAATGCGTTTCGGTGCTGCTTACGGTACTAACGATGCTGCTCAATTAAAAGCTGGTGACTATGTTGCTGTAGGTAAAGATGGTAACTTCGTAAGACTTGACACTGAAGCTGTTGGAGCATCTCCATTCTCAGTAGTAGGTCAAGTATTAGACATTCAACGTGAATTACCACCTGCTGGTTTCTTACAATACTACCTAAGCATGGACATTCCTGAAATTGAAGCTTGGTTAAAAGCTGCTGGTACTGCTCCATCTCCAGGTGCTAACCCAGATGGTTCTGCGGCTGCTTACCCTTACGGTGTTCCTTACACTAATAAGAGCTGGATGGCTGACTTCCAAAAGCTATTGCTACCAACAATCAACAAAGGTATTCCATTCTTAACTGATGGTTACTTCAAAGCTAAAACTGTTAAAAACGGAATCACTATGGACGACATCTACGATAAGACTAACAACAACGATGGTCAAATCGAAAACGTTCGTATCGCTGGTAACGTTCAATTCGGACATGATGTATCTGGTACTTTCACTGTATCTGCTAACAACGGAACAACTGTTGATAAAGGTGTTCAAGTTGCTGCTGATTCTCGTAACAACGCAGTATTCATCAAGTTACGTAACCCAATTGACAAAGCTGAAGCTGATGCAGTTGTTGTTAAAGCTGATGGTGTAGCAGTTGCTGCTAAAGACCTTCTTATTGACCTTTACAACAACCTTATCGTTGTTTACTTAGCTCCTGGTCAAAAAATCAACAACCTAACTATTGATGCTAAATTAGTAGTTGACCCTCAAGCTGGAATTCCAACTGAGTGGGATTACCAAGGTTCTGTTGGTGCTGTTCGTATTTTACTACAAAAGTAATTTGACAGATTGCTAGAAACAAAGGGAGAGGGGCTACGGTCCCTCCTCAATAAAAATATAAACATAGGATATTGAAGGAGGATAACTCGCATGAACTTAGAGTTAGTCGAAAAATATGCGAAAATGATGTCTTTTGATGGCAAACCATCTAAGGATACTCGTGTTAACGTATCTGAAGCTTTAACAACAGCTGATGCAAATATTTTAATCCCGAAAGTAATTAGCCAAGTGGTAGTTGAGGCTGCAGAGCCAATGTTACTTGCTTCTCAATTCTTTCATAAAGTACAATTAAACGAAGGACGTTCAATGGAATTCATCCATTTCGGAGCTATCCGTGCTTTCGAAATCGGAGAAGGTATGGAATATCCAAACCAAACTCTAAACTTAACAAAACAAGGTATCGCTGGTACTGTTGATGTTAAGGTTAAGAAATACGGCTTAAAAGTGCAAATTACAGATGAAATGGTATCTGACTCACAGTGGGATGTAATCGGATTACACCTGAAAGCTGCAGGCCGCGCACTTGCTCGTAAGAAAGAAGAAGTAATCTTCGAAGAGTTCAACAAGCACGGACACGTAGTATTCGATGCTGAATTATTCAACAAAGGCGACGAAGGCTATCCTACAGGACGCGGTTATGACGGCGAACTGAACGGAACATTAGCTGCAGAAGACTTAACAGATATGGCAATCTCAATCATGTCAGCTGGGTTTACGCCTACAGACATTATTATGCACCCATTATGCTGGTCTTTATTCCACAAGAATGCAATGTTAGAATCTGCTTCTAACGTAGCAGCATTTGGTCAAGGAACTTCTATTCAAAACCCAATGGAGTTCACTACTACAAATGCACTTGGATTGAATGTAATCTTCTCACCATTCATTCCTTTTAACCAAGAAGCAAAGACTTTTGACTTCTACATCGTTGACCGTAACAACATCGGTGTTATCGTTGTTAAAGACGATATCTCTACTGAGCAGTTCGAAGACCCATTACGCGACATTCTTTCTCTTAAAGTAAAAGAGCGTTACGGCGTAGGAATTTTGAACGGTGGACTTGGCTTAGCCGTTGCCCGCAACATCAAGTTTGCTAAGACTTACCCAGCTCCAGGACGTACTTTCACTGGTGGTCTTCCATTGCCATCTGACATGGACCCATCTAACCCTAACTACGTTGACCGTGACCAAATCTAATATAACTTTTAAAGAGACCTCTACTACTACTAATGTAGTGGGGGTTTCTTACTAAGTAAGGAGGAATTTTAATGGGACGTATTAAGGTAGCTGTGTCTCCATTCTTTGGCGGTAAGTCATGGGTAGATGAGTACACAGGAATCAAATTCGAAAAGAGCACTCATGGGTTAGCTATCTATGAGATTCCAGAAGGATATGATTTAACAGGTATTAAGAAGTCTCTTCGCTTAAACAATCTGATGTTAGTAGAGGGCGACCCTTCACTTAACAATAACGTTGAAGAAGTAGTTGTTCCTGAGCCGACTCCAGTTGTGGAAGCTCCTGTTGAAGAAGTTGTTCTTGATGAGCAGCCAGCAGAAGTAGCAGTTGAAGAGATTGAAGAACCTAAAAAGAAACCAAATAAGAAGAAAGCGAAATAAGGTGGGAGGGGGAACTTTCCCGCCTATTTTTGTGAAGGGGTGATATTAGTTGGCAATTAACAATTATTTAGTTATCGGAGTAAACCCCAGCAATAACGAGACAAACGTTTCTGTTAATACGGAAGTTGTCGTAACCTTCTCTCAGTATATGGATGCCAGCACCATTACATCATCCAATGTCGTATTGAAAGAGGTAAATGGAGATATTGTCATCTCTTCTGTTAAATATGATTCTACTTCTATGACTGCCACTCTTATTCCAAACTATTCTTCTCAGCTTGGCATGGCGGAACAAAGCCTAAACCCTGGAAAGGAATATGAAATAACAGTAGTAGGCGGAACCACAGGAGTTAAGACCATTACTGGTGATTATATGGGCGTCTCTCGGACGTACCAATTCACAACTGCTTATGTGTCTGGAATCAGTGTGCCGCAGGATATTACCGTTGTCGTGAATGATGGATATCCAACCGTATCATGGATACAGCCAAAGAGCTATGACATCTCTACTGCTCTTACCTATGAAGTGATGGTAAGCACAAGCAATGACCCTCTTGTAGCCCCTGTGTGGCCTTCTGCGGGCGACATTAACAAAGTTAGTACAACAGTGCTAAATGTTCCGAAGAAGTTCTCAGATGGCAATTACTACGCTTACGTAAGGGCTATTAATGGAGACCAAACAAGTGACTGGGTATCTAGTCAATTCAATGTTCAGACAGCCGTTACACCTACTCCTAGCCCTGGTGGTTCTGCTGGTGGCGGAGATATCTTCTCCTTCGATGTGGCAGATACATACCCTCGTCGTGATGATGCCGACATTATGCCAGAACAAATCTTAATTGTGTTCTCTAGTGATGTTGACCCAACTACTGTTAACAATGGCACAGTCTATATTGTAAAGAAACAAGACAAGGCAACTCTTAGTTTGGTAGACTTCATGACGGACTATGCTCCAGCAAAAGCAGTAGCGGCGACCATTGCTCCTATTGTGACTCCAAATGTTGTTGTTCTAACAGCTACATTGGAACAGGATGCAGAGTATACAGTCATTGTCAGGGAATCAGTAAAGAGTTCTACTGGCGCAAGCCTTGGAATTGCTTATCACTGGTCATTTGTTACTACTTACTCTACTCTTTACGGAGATGCAGACTTGGTTCGTCAAGACCTTGGTTCTTTTGCAGGTTCTACTTCTGACAAGCTACTGTATGCTTACCTGAATGAATCTAGTAAATATGCTTATCAAATCGTATCCAATGCACAGAACTTTGATGCGAACAACTATAAGGATGGTGCGGCTCCATATGAAGTCCACCAATATGTACGTTTTAGAACGGCCTATGACTTATTGTTGAATTCCCAGATGCGTTCTGGTGGCGGCGGTGCTACACAAGCTGTTACTCTCGGTGATTTAACGGTAACAAAAGCAGCAGACCAAGCTGGAAGTATTTCTGGTATCCTAGCAGAATTGCAAAGCAAGATGAAGCTTTACATGGACTTAATGCAAGGACAGCATAACAGAGGATATGCGAAGCCATTAGTAGCTATTAGAGGCGAAAATGTCGAAGCCTACCCTAGCTATATGACTCGTGACGCTTACAAGGCGTTATCATAAGGGGGCTAACACATGGATTTACGCTATGAATTTGAACAGATACTTGCACAGTACGGTAGTGATATCTTACTGGTTAGAACAGATGCGAAGCTACGTTGCTCTTGCTGGAATGAAAAGAAGCAGGAAGCAGACCGCCTATGCCCTATTTGCTTTGGTATGGGCTTTGTTCCAACTGTAGAAAAACATACAGCACGGAATCAATACACTGGGCCTGTTAACTCATTAGCAATGGCTGTGCAGGATGGACAAATCGGACAGATGAACGTAACAGGAAGACAGTATTATATGAAGCATGATGCACGAGTAAAAGAACAGTGCTTGATTATAGAAGTTGACTGGTCAAGTACAGGCAAGCCTATCTACAATGGCGGTGGAATCTTTGAAGTGCAGAACGTGGACAGGAAAGCGTTTGAGCATGGTGAGATTGCCTTCCAAAAAATACTGTGCAAAGACCAACCTGTGCAGAAGCAAATAAGAGGAATTAGAATCGCCAATGTAAATGGAATCATTAACTATGAGATAGCGGCAGAAGGAGGACTAGCTGGATGAGTACAACATTAGAACATTTCTCTATTGTAAACCAAGTGAATATCGCTCCAGAAACAACTGTTGTTTTGGTTGGCACGGCTCTGGACGGCCCAGCGAACGTCCCCTTCCAACTCTATGAGAATGTAGACCCATATGTGGCATTAGGATTCTCTCCTCTTGCCCATGCCTATTCTGCAGCCAGAAGAGCTGGTGCTAGCCGTGTTGTTGCCTACCGCATTAATGGAATCCATTCAGTGGCTACTGTAAAGGATGAGAATGGGAATGAACTATTCTCTTTAAAGACAGTGTCCGCGGCAGATTACTATGATGACATTCATGTAGTACTTTATCCAGACCATTTGACTGTAGTGAATACAGACGGAGCTACATCACGTAGTTACTGGTTTGATAAGTACCCTACTGTAGATGATTTAGTGTATGGACTCAATAGAGACGCTTATTATGGCCTTATTGAATTCAATGCAGAGTTAATCAACCAGTATGCTCCTATGATGAATGCTGTTAGCACAGAGACAAACGTTGTCTTTACAGATGGTGACGATGAAGCAAACTTTGTGTTTGAACGTGACCCATCATCTTTAAGCTATGCAAATCCAACAGACTTAAATGCAGATGGCGGCAGCTTAATGATTTCCTTAAAGGCTAAGCTTGCAAATGCTTTGTTTGGAGAAGACCCAGACAATGTAGCAGGTAGATTACCATACGGGGATTTAGCCTCTATGCAATACGGAATCATTGTTCTTGTAGATATGTTCCACGATGATGACGCAGAGATTACAGAGATGCTGGGTTCATTCTGTATGAATAAGACACTTGAAATGGAAGTAGGATGTATCGGTGTTATTGGTACAAGAAACCTCTATGCAGATGATGATGTTCATCAAAGAGCACTAGACCTTGTATCCCTAACAGAATCATTGGCTGATACTGAAGCTTACAAGTATGTTCAGGTGATTGTTGGACACACCACTTACCCTGAAAGCAATGGGGAATCCGTATCGTGTGCTTATGCATTCGGTGCAATTCAAGCCATGTTGCCGTACAATACCATGATGTCAAATAAGGCTATTTATGGAATAAGGAACTTAAATTTTGCATTATCTAAAGAAGATGTTGCATTGTTGTCGGGTAATGGTTATACATGTATTGTACCATCTATTCGTAGAGGTTTTGTTCCGTTCTATTCGAACTCTTATTCAAAGGATTCGACGGCGGCAACATCCAGACCTCACAATGTTCGCATCTCTCAGCATATCTCTTCTGCCATTGCAAATGAAGTAGATTCATTGATTGGTAGCGAGTATACCATATTGTCTGTGAAGAATGCGATAGATGGAGCCAAGTCACTTCTCAGTGACCTGCAAACTGCAAACGTCATTAAGAATTATGGCATAGACTATAGTCTTACTGACAACAACACATCGCTCACTATAGAGGTATCATTTACTCCTATTTCTGAAATAACAGCTATCAGTTCTGTTACGACATTAACATTCCCGCGTGAGGTGACGTACTAATGGAGAATCCAAGATTGCAAGCTCAGAAGTCCTGTGACTTTGAAGGATTCACAGACATCATCTTCCGATTGTTAAGCGCCGCATGGGGACCTGATTGGGGCACATTTTGCGAGGCTTTCCCAAATGGGACAGACCCAGCAAATGTAAAGACTCCTATTATTACATATAAGCTAGTAGAAATGAGGCCAGGTCAGATTGGCAGAGATACAAAGGAAATTAAGCCACGTCTTCGTGAAACTATTTTCCCTGAGGATGACCCATCCACTGCCATTGAAATATTTGGACGCATTCTTGATGCTAATGTGGTCTTTGAAATCTGGGAAGAGAACAACACCAAGGCAAGCAAGGTGGCTACTAGATTCATGGACTTCTTGGATATGTACACTGGCTTTATTAAGAGTCAGGGAGTAAAAGAAGTTATCTTCCAAAGATTCTCTAACGATACCAACTCAGCTTGGAAGGATGACCTTGTCTCCCGTCAGATTGAATACTTTGTAAGATTTGAACACCTCAATGAAGTGCGCAGCGATGTAATTACGAAAGTTACTGGCGAGGTTACCATTGGTAATCAGTCAGATAGCTCTATAAATGGAAGCATCCCATTTTCGAATGGTTAATCTTCTAAACTATTTTAAAGGAGGAAAATTGGATGGCACAATATCCAAATCTACCAGGAATTGAAGTTCAAATCGCCGACGGTGGATTAATCTTACCTGAGGACACAAGCACACAGTCATTGCTTATCATTGCTCCATCTTTAGTAGTAGATGCTCCTACTGAGCCAGTTTTAGTACGTCAGTCTTCTGACCTAGATACTATGGGCTTCGGAACATTTGTTATTGGTGGCGTAGTTAACCCAATTGCTGCTGCTTGGAAAGCTGCATTCGAAGGTGGATGCCGCCGCATTTACTTGATGGCTCTTACAGGTGCTGACGATGCTACAAAATTCTTGAATGTTCAAGATGCAATGTTCGGTATCTTAGCTGACTTCACTGTAGACCACGTTGCTCTTGTTGGCGTTTATGCTGACAAAGAAGTTACATTGGCTTCTATGCCTGCTACTTCTGAAGGTGTTAAGCAAGTTTACTCTGTTACTGGTGCGTCTGTTTTAACGTTCCCAATCACAGTAACTCTTGGCACTAACGACACTATCAAAATCGGTACTCAGACTATGACTTTAAAGGCTGGTTCTTATGCAACTCAAGACCTTTACCTTGCTGAAGTTCAAGCTGAGATTGATGCTGCTGGTATCGACATGACAGCTCAAATCGTTGGCGGAAAGCTAGTTCTTTCTCAAGACGTTGCCTTCTCAACTGCAACTGGAACTAACGCTGGTACTTTAGCTGCTGGTGCTGCTGTACAAAAGATTACTGGTAACTATGCGTTACTTGCTGGTCAATTTGCAGAAAGCCAAACGTTAAACCACAACGCAACTATCGCTTATGTTGGAACTTCTGCTCCTGCTGGAAACACTTTAGCACAAGTTAAGACACAAGTTGACTTGCTAACTGGTATCTCTAACGAGTACAGCGGTTATGTATCTGTTGTGGCTATGCCTGAGTTAGGTTACTTACTACCTGGCAAGTCTGACATTTACTACACTAACGGCGTTGTAACTTACGCTGCTCTTGTATCTACGTTGCGTGCAGAATCTGCTCCAACTAACAAGCGTGTATACGGCGTTGCTGGTATCCGTTACAACTTGTCTCTTCGCCAATTAAACTCTTTAACTGGTAACAAGTTCGTGACATTCCGCTTGAAAGGAAACCAAATCGTTGTAACTGACGGTTGCACAACTGCTCCTGATTACGTACTTGGTGGATTGAAGCAGTCTTCTGACTTTGCTCGTCTTTCTACTCTACGTATCACTCAGGCTGCTACACAGTTAATCCGTGACCTTACTGAGCCATTCATCGGTGAACCAAACCGTATGCCTCAATACAACAGCTTTAACGCAACAATCAAAGCTGGTCTTGAGTCAATGAAGAATCAGGGAGCTATCATGGACTACCGCTTCACTGTTACTGCTACTGGCGGTACTTTATCTGAAGCTACTGTTACTTTACAGTTAATCCCTGCTTTCGAGCTTAAGCGTATTACTGTAAACGTTGCTTTAAAACCTCCTTACTCTCTTAACTAATTAAGAGGTAGGTTGTATATCCCTCGCCTGGTGGGTTAACCAGGCAATCCCTAATCTAGAGGAGGAAACAAAATGGCAGGTTCTACTCAATCTGTTTACACAAAAACGTACACTTCGTTCTCTGGTGCCGACATTATTGCGACTTTCAATGGTAAAGTAGTAGGAGAGCTTCAAGCTATCACTTACTCTGTTACTCGTGAGAAAGCTCCAATCTATGTAATGGGCGACCCAAATCCGAAGTCTTTCAGCCGTGGAAAGCGCGGTATCGCTGGTTCTTTAGTATTCACAGTATTTGACCGTGATGCGTTACATACTATGAAAACTACTGACAACCCTGTTTTCCGTGAAGGATTAAACTCTACTCAATCTGGTAACTTTGATGGTAGTCAATTAACTAACGTTGGCGATATCAACATGAGCCAGTCTGACGTACCTGGAAAATGGGCTGAAAAGAAAGCTCCTAAGTACTCTGACGAAATTCCTCCATTTGATGTAACAATCAATTTCCTTAACGAATACGGACAGTCTTCTAAGATGACTCTATTCGGAGTGGAAATCCTTAACGAAGGAATGGGTTTAAGTGTTGACGATATCACAACTGAAAAGGCTTGTACTTTCATTGCTCGTGGTATTGACGACATGACTTCTGACGCTTACGCTGAGCCTTGGAACGTATAATTATTGAGGGGTCGCTTCGGCGGCCCTTTATTACTATTAGGAGGTAAACAATATGCCTATCAACTATAATCCACCAAGCGACAAGCAATTGGCGATTCCAGCCTCTGCTTACTTCAATAATTACAAGAGTGTTTCTACTTCATTCTCTGGTGCAGACATTGTCACAAGCATTACGCCAATGGGCGGAAAGCCTATCGTGTTTGGTGAACTGCAAACCATCTCTTATAGTATTTACCGACCTACCACTCCTGTATACTCCCTAGGTAGAATAAATCCTAAAGGAGTAGTAAGAGGACAACGTACAATCGCTGGCTCCTTGATATTTACGGTATTCGACAGACACGTATTAAAAGAAGTCATGAAGAGTTATCAGGGTAGCAATACATTTGGTATTACAGCTGATGAGATTACTGAGATGAGCAAGGACATGAAAACAGATGAGATGCCGCCGTTTGACATCACAGTTACCTTCATGAATGAATACGGTAACAGCTCTGTACTTCATATCTATGGCTGTCACATTCTTACTGAAGGACAAACCATGTCAATCGAAGATATGATTACAGAAAATACTATGCAATATCTCGCAATGGATATTGACTTAATGACACCCAATGGTTTAACTGGAAAGTGAGGATAGGAGGTAAAGGCTATGGCAGATGGAAGACGCGTATTTGGATATAGCTATGGCGCAAACTCTTCAACTGAGTATCGCAGATTCAGTTCGGAGTATTTCAGCGGCGCGGATATCCGAATCTATTTTGGAGACATATGGGTAGACGAGATTACTAGTCTTCAGTTTACATTACAGGAACAGGTGGCACCTATCTTCGGATATGCTTCTTATACATGGGATAAAGTAGCACGGGGGAACCGTTACATTCAAGGTTCATTTTCTATCAACTTTAAAGAAAGTTACTATTTACAACAAGTGCTGAATAGCTTAACTTCAGAAATGAAGGCGGGTAGTTCATCAGGATTCTCGAAAGAGACTTGGAAAAAAGGACTTGATATCGAAGCCCTCATGAAGCAAGTGGACAATAAGAACTTTGATGACATTGCTGACGAATTTGAAAAGTCATTATGGGGCGACACAAAGAACGCCGACATTAAGAGTGACACAAAGAATCGTCCACAGAACAGTTACTTCTATCCAGAGTTTAAAACAGGGACAGACGAATCTGGTGCTTCAACATACAGCAAAGATTCTCAAAAACAATTAATGGACCATGGATTTAACATTCTTATCTCTTATGGCCCAATGAATGAGGTCGGGGGCATGAACGCTCCTGAATCAGCGCATTCACTAGTTGGTGTTCAATTAACTGGAGTCAGTCAAATCATTGGGGGAGACGGCAACCCAGTTCAAGAGCAATATACCTTTATTGCCAGAGACATGGATGGCAATGTAACAGCAAAATATTAATAGAATCATAGGGGGAAAAGAAAATGGCTACAAAGAAAACTGTTAAAGAAGAAGTAGTAGAAGCAATGGAAGAACAAGAAGTAGAAAGCTCAGTGCCAGCACCAGAAGCACCTGCTGCTCCAGAGGCTCCAGAAACTTCTATTCCACAGGAATTGCTTGGACCAAACGGAGAAGAGCTTTTATTCCCAGGTGGCCCTGCTCTTGCGCAAGTTGAAGAGTGGAAATCTCGTTTCAAAGACGAAGTTTATTTAACAGAATTCGAGGAAGAAGTTTTCTTATGGAGACCGATTACTCGTAAAGAATACAAGCAAGTAATGAAGGTACAAAATGCGGATTCTTTCTATAAAGAAGAGCGTATCTGCGAAGCATGTATCCTTTATCCACAAGGATATAACTTCATGGCAATGACTGCTGGTAAAGCTGGTATCCCAACTCTACTTGCTGAATTAATCATGGAGAAGTCAGGCTTCCAAGCTAAGACTGGAGCTATGAAACTCTAATAACCAGACCTACACGGGAGGGGGCGAACTGCTCTCTCCTTTTTTCATTGAGGAGGGAAAGATATGAACGAAGAAGTCTTAATGGATGAACAGTTTAAGTTGATGATAGAGCATTGGAAAGAAGAGTTCTATGGCAATGTCTACTCTACGGAGATTGAGGACATGGCATTCATCTGGCGTGGAATGACAAGGGCAGAATATAAGAAGGCAATGGAATGGTATGAAGATGACTTTGACCGTGCTGAATATGTTTGCCGCTGTTGCGTTCTATTCCCAGAGATAGATGACTGGGGCGAAGAAATGTACGCTGGTATTCCAGAGACATTGACAGAGAATATTCTGAAAGAATCTGGATTCACGCTCACAATAAAAGAGCTTGACGCAAAAATACTAAAACTAGAAATGGATATGCAGACATTCGATAATCAGATTTCATGCATTATCAAGGAAGCATTCCCAGACATCTCTCTTGAAGAGATAGAGAATTGGCAGTTTGAGAAGATGTTGTGGTATTACTCAAGAGCCAAATGGACATTAGAGAACTTAAGAGGAGTAACTATTCAAAGGGAGGAACAACAGAACCAAGCTCCAGGGTTTCCTCCAATGGGATAAGCGAGGTGTAGTACGTGGCTGACGAAAGACAAATAAGACAATATGATGAACAACAAGGCCCGCAGCACCACTCAGGTCTTGGAATGGCTGTTGGAGTCGCTGGTGTTATTGGAGCAGGTGCTCTTGGCTGGCGATACCGTAGTCAAATAGGGTCAGGATTACGTTCTGTTGGAGAATTCACTGGAACAATTGGCAGCATGGGGATTAGTGCTTTAGCCCGTAATGCTAAGTTCAAGGATACAATAGAAGATATAGGTGCATTCGGTAAAGCATTGAATCACGCGATGGATGGTCGAAGCATCTTCTCTCATATGGGAAACCCTAGTAGATTCGAAGATAGATTCCAGCAATCCCTTCAGCATTCTATTGAGGCTAGGGGACGGATGGCTGGCGTTCCGTTCGGAGGACACGACCTAGAGTTTGAAACGCAGGTAGAAGAACTCCGCACAAGGATGGCACAGCTTCACAATAAGGTGCTTGAAAACCAACGTATCAATTACGTTGAACAAGAGCTGGGACAGAAACATTCATGGCTTAACTTTGAGAAGGACTTTGGAAGTCACTTAACAGGTTATGGCTCATCATGGATGCATGGGAATAACCTATCCCATCAAAGCGTAAGTACATTCGTTGACCATGTTCTTGAGAATAACAAGGCTCTTGCGGACAAACTTCATGCCAATAAGATGAGTCGTGAAGACTTTGTCGATAGTGTCCATGAAACACTAGATAGATATAAGACCAGACATTCAGCTGGTTTCAACGAAGGCGGCAGGAAGAAAGCCTATCGTGATGCCTTAAGCAAGAACAAACATAATATGTGGAATGACTTCATTGCGCAGAACAGGAAGAAACGTAATGCCTTTAATGAAAAAGTTATGGCGAACAATGGATATCGCCTTGCTACCGTTGAAGACATTGCAATGCACAAGAATGGAAACCTGTTTGATTTCCGCTTAAGAAGTAAGCCGAAGAGATTCGGTCAGCCGCATATAGATACGCGTCTTTCAAGTAAAGTCAATAAGATGATGGAGATGGACCCGCGCTTCCGCGACTTGGCTGTAGACCGCCATGTTTGGATAAACAACCGTGGGGAATTCCTTGATAACAGATGGATGGCTCATGGAGCTGTTAACTTCGCTGATAACTTCAGAAGAAGCGTTCAGATTCCATTCCTTCGTTTTAACCCATTAGACTTATTGCACTTCACTACATGGGAAGGCATGAGGGAAGCTCCGAAGATTGCTTTCCGTAACATGGGTACAATTGACCCTGCGTTGCATGGAGCTGTTAAAGAGTATGCCCATCCACATGCCCATAACCAGGATGCAGCCGTAGGTGTTCTAGCACGTAACTACATGCAGACATCCAATGGTAATTTGTATGATTTAACAACTGGTGACCTAGTTAAACAAGATGTTTATCAGGCTTCTGGGCGATTCGGTATGGTGCCGCGTGCTCTTGCTGGTATGGCAAACTTACATACACAGGAGTATACCTATAAAGAAGGATTCCTAGGCTCTCTTCAAAAGCTATTCGATGTGGGCAAACAGGAAACAGAACCTTCATATAAGCGTATTATTAGTGCCTTCACGAAGTTTGACAATCCTGAGTGGGGACGCAATCTTCACAGTAGCTTGTATAACTGGAAGTATCAAACAGGTGGTTCTGAGCTTCATCCAGAAGATGTTTACAAGCTCATGTTTTCTCAGCTTGAGGCAAAGTCATCTGCATTGTCTGATGATACCGTCAACTACATTGGTCAGTATGTTAAAAATGCTTATGGCAATATTGGCGTAGATATAACAAAGCTTTATTCACCTGAAGAGACGATGGACGCTCTAGGCAAAATCAATCAGGCTATGCTGACAAGAAACTCTGACATTGCGAAGATTTCTACTAAAGCAGACGGCACGATGGAAGGCCTAGATAAATTCATCAATGATACATGGTTAAAGTATGCAAATGATAGACAGGCATTCTTGAGAAATAAACGTGTCCGCCCGAATAATGCTATGTATGTTCCTGAGTGGATGTCTGCACTCGACATGCAGGACACTCAAATGATTGATAAAGTGGATGACGTTAAGCGTCTTATCCACATGCATGCTCTTCGTCAATTGGAACATGCGACAGGAGACGGTCAGAAGATAACTGTTGCCTCTCTTGTTCAGAAGGGTATTGATGAAGGTGTTCTTCACAAGGATTCTCTGAAAGAAGTTCGTGACCTTGAATCCCTAAGTACAATGCGTCAATGGTGGGATGATGTCTACAAGGGAAGGCCAGAGGACAAAGCAACTGCGCTTGCTGACTTTACTGACCGTGTACTAGACCCTGGCGATGCACTGTCCCACACAACGCAAGCGGCGATGAAGGATATGAACCCTCTCCTTGCAATGGGACCAGGACAAGAGCCGCCTCAGTACTTTGGATTTGTAAACAACTTATCTATGAACAAGGCAAAGGGTTATCGCTGGGCGCTTGAGAACTATAATAAGACCATATCAGAAGGTGGAGATGCGCTAGACGCTGTCTTCAGTTCTGCTAAAGGAGTATTCGGACAGTTCTTTGCTGGACGTAAGAATATTGGTGATGTTACTACTGCTACCTTATTCCCTTACTACTATGCTGAACGTCTAGATAATGCGGTTTCTTATGTAGGGCTAGGATTGTCACAGAAGAATCGTGGCTCCTTCCAAAGCATCTTAGCAAATCAATTCTTACGACGCATTGTAATGCCTTATGTAGCTTATCAACAGCTTCAATGGGCTGATGGTGTGCTTGGCGACCAACCAAGTGATACAGCTGCTAGCACATACGTTAACATGCGTACAGATGTCCAGTGGTTGAAAGAGTTTGCTGGACTGAATGATATAGGCCGTCAATGGTCTCGCGTATTCACTGGAGCTGACCAGCTTGCAGAAACACCATTCTTCAGAGCATTCAACATGGCTACTTTCGGTGTCTTCGGAGACAATCGTTCTGGTGAAGACGAGCAATACTACTGGGAGCATGGTGAAGACCCAGTCCGTAAAGGACGTTTCTGGAGTATTGGTTCTGGAACTCCTTACACTGGTGGACGTATTGACCGATACGAACCAAACTGGTATCGCAAGATGCGGTCAGATTACAAGTTCACCGACACGCTATATGGAAGTGAAGATGAGTACTATGCAAATGCTTGGTTCCCAACTTTAACTCATCCACTTGCGCCGCTTAATCATTTCCTATTAGACCCATATCATTGGGAGAATAAGCATAGGGAAGACCGTCCTTATCCAGAGACAGGCGGATTCAGTGAACTGCAACAGATTCCACTCATTGGTTCTGCTGTTGATAATACAGTCGGAAGAATCCTCAAGCCTCGTCTGAAAGATGACAGGCTGCGGAAAGCTCACCGTGAATACCTAGAAGAATTGAATGCGAATATTGCAGCCCAATATGACCAAATGGCAATGGGTGGATACTTGCAAGGTATGCCTGCTGGTGGAACAGGACTTCTTCAGGATAGTGAGGTTACTGAGGCAGATTACGCCGTTGATGGAAGCCCTATGGGTGCAGGCGGTGGCTCAGGCTCAGGAGGAGGCGCTGGAGGTGTATCATACGGCATTGGAGGCGGAAGGGGTAGCAGAGGTGCCACTGGTGCTTCAAGACAACAGATAGCCCTTGTCAACGCTGCTATGGCCGATATCGGTGGACCAGCTCTTGGTGTTACTGGTAAGAATATTCGCTCCGTTACATCTCTTGAAGACCTTCGTGACCCAGACATTATCGAGAACCTTCATGACATTGGCGATATGTACAGCATAGGCGGCAACTTCCGTGACTCTGTATATAGTGCTACTGAGATTGGTGGTATCTACGGTTTCTTATCGAAGAGTGCAATTGGCTGGGATGAATCTGGACGAGGAATGGTTCTTGATACATCCAACCGAATGACCAGCTACCAAAGAGCTTGGTGGGACAATGAGCTTGGCGGTCTTGGTGGAGGACTATCGGAGATTTTCCGTCGTTACTTGCCTCGTGACCCGAACAAGAACTACTGGAATCCAATCCGAAATAGAATGCCTTACTGGATGCCTGGGGCGGATTACTTCGTTGACTTCCAACATGGTGACCCATATGTGAAGGTTCCACACGGAGAAATGAGACTCCCTGGTGCGGCTTATGAAACATTATATAAGTTACACCCAGATGCATTCGGTGAATACGGCGCATTTGACCGTTACCGTATCTTATCAGATGTAGCTCCATACTCTCAGCAATTCAAGTTCTATAAGGCTATCGTCTCTAAGATGAATGGCGCTGGAATGCTTGATGACGCAGAGAAAAAAGAATACGCAGAGATTCGTGAGCAAACGGCAGCGAAGAAAGCGAAGTACCGTTTCTATGATAGACAGTTTACAAAAGGCAAAGCAGATGTAGATTACCAGACGGTTCACGTTACTCGGATGATAGATGCGACTACCTTCATGACGAAGGAACATCCATTCAATCCAATCCGTCTGGCTGGCGTGGACATCAAGGCTGATGACCAAGCATCACAAGAATGGTTACAGCAATATGTGCATGAGGGCGCGACCCTTCGTATCGCAACGGATGCTGACCCGCTAAATCAAGTTCGTGATGATACGTACCAAACCATTCGTGCAGTTGTCTATAATCCAGTAGAAGGAAACTTAAACTTTAAACTGGCTAACCGTAAGGAAGGCGGATTTATGGGTCTTGGTGGACGCTATGTAGCCTCTACTCATAATGATGGAACTGCTACTTCTACCAATGCCTTATACAGCAACGATATGATAACTGTCGGTAAGATGTGGGAATGGACAACTCATGACCTGCTTCCTAACCTTCCAATTGTCGGAACCATTGCAGACAAGTTCTTGCAAGTACGTTCTCCTCTTGAAATGTACAAGCGTCAAGAGATTTACGGCAAAGCATGGAGACCTTGGACAGCGCCATGGAGCGGCTGGATTCAACCAATGCTTGACCAGATGGCTTCAAATAATCCTATTATTGGGGCAGCTCAAGGTGCTGGTATTGGATGGTTGTTCACGAAAGCTGGAGCAAGGGTATGGGGTACTCATGTGGGTGCTATCATTGGTGGAGCTGCTTCTACGATTCGTGTGTTCTCTGAGCACTTCAAGAAGCTAACATCTTCAGACCCAGATGAAACATGGATTCCTGAGCGCCGCCGTAAGGAACGCGACATCAACGAGTATTTCGATATGCTTCGCTACATGAAGTATCATGGCCTATATGAGAAGGCAAGACATGAAGCTATTGTCCGTGAAGGCGTCGATGTTGAAGACTTGATGCAGGATAATAAAGAGCGTGGACAGAAGAATAAGGGCAAGAGAAAAGTCCTAGAATCCACGAAAAAATGGCTTTCCTTGAGCAAGAAATTAGGTTATGGTGATAGAGAAGCAGCAGATGAGCATCTGGACAGCATTCAAGGAGAGCTTGACAAGATTGATGCTGACAGACCTCTTCGTAAGCTTGGCCCAATGTCAATGCTTGCTCTGCGTTATAAATCGGAATATGAATCTACTTTGTATGGTGCTGATGAAAACGGGGATATGACAAAGATATTCCGTGCATTACCAAACAAAGATAGAGAGTTCTTCCAAGAATTCATGAAGGCTTCTCCATCTGAGCGTGAAGAAATCCTTCGACTTGTTCCTAAGAATGAGCGCCGATTCTTCCAAGCAAAGTGGGGACTCAAGGTTGATAAGAAGGAGAGCGTTGACTCTTACTTCAAGACTCATTACCTACCTGGCGCTGGCTGGTCTGGATGGCAAGCCGACGTAAGTTTGGAGAACTACAAAGTCAAAATGATTAAGAACGAAGGTCTTGAGCTTACAGAGTTTGGCGACTGGGGAGATGACGAGAAGCGTGCTGAGCAATCGCATGCCAATGTTCTTCCAATGAATAGCATTAGTGCTGCCATCGACGTAGGACGAATCGAGAGAGTTCTTGCAGGAGCAGGACTCCATGACGTAAGCGTGACAATGGAAACTACTCACGGTCAAGGGGAAAACCGAATCGGATTGGCTATGGATATCCTTAAAGATAGAAGCAATGACATCATACAAGAAATTAACAATAACCTAGGTGGACTTATCTCTGCTGGCGGTGCTCGCCCTAGCAATGGTTAATCCCCTAGGGGAGAGGGTGGTAACATGGCAGACAATAAACATATCGTAAGAAAGTACGGCGGATATGGCGCAGATGCAGATGGTTCTTATACGGCTTTTGATTCTCGCTATCCTGGTAAGTCGGCTCCTAAGCAAGACGTGGGAGATTCCGTCGGTGCTAGTAAGGCTGCTGCTGTCCTCAACCGAATGAATGCAGGAAATACTGTTATGGCTAATGATATGGGAGTGTGGCGCGGGGTAACACCTGGCTACGCTTCCCATACATATGGTCAACAGGCCATTCAAGGTATGCAGGAACTAATGAACATGAAAGATGGAGCAGACTTAGTAGTTTACGATACAGAGATTTTAGGTACAACTCCATTTAATAGAAAGACAGCTGCTCACGCTGACTTTTATACCCCTACAGAAATCGGATTCCAACATGTAAAAATGATTAACGGAAAACTAGAAAAACAAAGTAAAAGTTTGTCTATGCTTTTACGTCCTAATGAAGAAGTATATAAAAGACTAGATGCTGCTATTAATGACCTTGCTAGCAAGAAATGGTCGGGTCTGACAGAAGATATGCGCCGTACTTTGTCCGACTTAACACTCTACGCTGGCGACACTAGTAGAATGTTTAAGGAAGAATATAAGGATGGTAGACGTATTGTTAGCGTAAACGAGCAATCTCGTCATCTTCGCCCAATGAATGGAGTGGCTTTGTCAGACTCCAGCACGATTGCGAATATGAGACGTGGTTTGGAAAACCTAATGCAATGGGGGACAACTCCAGAAGATGCCATCCTAGAAATGAACTCGTTCATGAAAGGGATGATGAATACTAAGTTTGCTGGATATAACGTATATAGCTTTGACCAGCCAATGATGCTTGACTACCTAAACAATGGAGTTGGCAAGCACAATCCGAACAGTCCAGCAGGAAAAGCTTTACAGACATTAAAGAACCAAATGGCTCTTAATCAAATAGATGGTTTACATGCTGTCCGTACTTTATATCGTGACCCTTATGAAAGATTTGGTGACAGAACAACTCTAGAGCGAATGAAGGATATTTTGGGTATTCAGGATGGTCAGTCTCACCATGCCTTGTCTGACGTTAATACAACCATCGCTCAATTAAATTCATTAATTAAAGACCCGCATACAGCTCATGTGTTGCGTACTGGCAATAAAGCTGGAAGTGCTTACGGATACTTTGATAATCAAACTCTGAAAGTAGGAGACCACTTATTTGGCGTGGCTGGTATGAACAGCAGCAATGCTGGGGAGTTTGACGGCATCTTCCGTATGAAGGATGGAAAATTCCACTCTGCTTACGATATGAAGCCAAACCCTATTTATCGTAATACAACATACACCATTAAAAACTTCTTTGACGGAATTAATATTGATGGCAAGAAGATGTTCGGTATTCACCTTTATAATGAAGATGATGACCTGCACCACACTGTCTTCCGTAGCACTCAAGCAGAATTGCAGAATGCTATTCACCAACACCTACAATACACAGATGCTAAATGGGGTTCTATGGCTAATGCACATGAAGCACAAAATCAAGACCGTGCTATGCGTCGTTGGAATAAGATGTTTTCGATGGAATCTGGCGGCGGCATTCAGCTTGCTAACCGTATGTACGGGGCATTGGATATCTGGAGGGAAGGCGAAAAAGCTGGACTAAGCGTAGATGCCATAAAGAAGAATATCATGAATGCCAGCGAGTTTAATACAGATGAATTCGTTCGTGATTTTGAAACTATGAAAGGTCGTCTTGAGGGAGAGGAAACATGGATTAGAGGATTCATGAATCGGATTCAGCAAGCAATGCCTGTTACAAAACCAGACGATTTCTCTGGCTATCGTGCTCAAAGCATGGTGTTTTCTGAGTTCGGAAAGAACCTTGATTCCCAGTTCGGCATTAATACAAGAGAGAGAAGTCTTAACGGAGGTCAGGCTCTTGAGCTTACTGTTGCAGGTGATACTCGCCTTCTTAATTTAACAAATGCTGATGCGGTTCGCGGTGCATTATATGGACAGCTTTATAAATACCATTCTGACCGTCCAGACCTTGCCACTGTGAGAACACGTTATAAACAATTATTAATTCAATTGAAATCGTATAACGCACTTGACGCAAAGAAATTCGAAGCCATGTATAAGTCGCTGGATAATGTCCGTAGCGATGTATCTCTCGACAACATGTTGACTGACATTTCTAATGCTGTTATGAGAGCAAAAGAGAATGCTACTCTCCAAGGAGCTTTAAGTGGAGTTACTGTAGAAGACCCTACTGGACTCAACAAGACTAGGGCTGCAGGAATGAGCGAGGCAGGTTTCAAAGCCCACTTCGAAAACATCTTTACCAAGTCAATGAATGATGCGCAGCCATTCGTCAAGAAATGGCATGATGGCCCGATTGAATTATTTGGCGATGGTGCTCTTGACCTTGTTAATACTCACGATAATGCGATTAAGATGTTGATGCAGCGTAATGGATTAGATAAGGCGCATGGCATTGACCTTCGTAACTTGAAGTCGTCCAAATCTTCATTGGCTGAATTGGCTCAGGCTTTCCACTCGCAAGATATGCACGTTCAGTTCCGTTATGACGGAAAGCGTAAGGGACTGCAGATGGTATTGGCAGACAAAGGTGTATCTGAGGCTCTATTAAATGGAAGTATGAATGATTTAATGAAGAGCAATCAGGTGGCCGTTATTGACCTTCCTCGGTTAATGAAAGATGGTTCTTTAACACTTGGAAGCCAGAACCGTGTGGCTCGTTTCAAAGCGAGAAGACAAGGTAGCGGCGGCTATGAACTTGTAACTGGATTCGACGAAATTGTTAACACATTAAAATACAATGCGAAGACTGTTCGCACTATGTTAAATGATGCGAAGAACATGGCGAAAAAAGAAGGCAAAGATAATGGAATGCTTTTAGTCCATGATTATTTGAACCGTAGGGCAAAGAAAGCCATGCAAAATCTTTCTATGAATAACCGCTATTCTGCGATGACTGGGCACGACAATCCATGGGAAACCAAATCATTGGCAGCTAACTGGGTTCGTAGTGGTCTCGTTGATATCTCTGATACAGCAGAAGACTGGTACACATCTTTCTATAATGAAACAAAGATGAAAGACCCTAACCGTATTGACCTATGGAGAATGAAGACTCCAGAAGAAGTGCGCGAGCTTGCAGCTAAGAATGGCGAGCTGTTCGTTGACTCTATGGGAGTCAATGCCCGTCGTGTATTCCAGCGTCAATCCGATAAGTTCTGGAATGAGAAGACTGGCATGAATGTCGGCATGCACTCTGTAAAAGACGTTCACGTATCCAACTACTTACGTGCTAACCTTGATGCTCGTGAATTACTGGCTTTCGGTATGTATAACCCAATGGGTCGTGAGAACATCATGAAAACCGTAAACTATGATTCTCTTGATAGAGGAAGAGTTAAAGCTAGCTTGAAAGCACAAGGCTACTCAGATGCAGAGATTGAACGTATGACAACCCGCGGCGTTGTATCTGAAGGCGCTCTAGGCGTTATGGAAGAGTATCAAACATCAGATAAATTGTCTTACTTAAATATGCGTGCTGCTTATATGAACGATGAGCAGTTGCAACAGCGGGCCGCAGACCTAAGAGGAGAGTACTTGCGTAAGGCTCGACAAGCTCCAGTGGGTTCTGAAGAACGTGCTATGTATATGAAGTATGCTCGGTCAGTGAAGAATACGGAAAGAATTTCAACCTATGACGGTATGTTCTTAATGTCTGAAGAATCTGCTCAAGCATTCAATACAACTCGTGAGAAGAGAATTAAGCTCGGACCAGGCGAAGAGTTAACGCAAGAAATCAAAACTCTTATGATGTCTAAGCTTGACCCTGCACTGTGGAGTGAGAAGGAAAAGCTGCTTAACTTTGATACTATGAGCTTCGGTCCTGATGACTGGAATGGAATCAAGGGTCAGCCAAAACTTCTGACCAACCTTGGAAGCACCGTTGACACGAGAAACGGCTTCAAGAATAATGGCGGCAAGATTACCATTAGCCAAGTTGTGCGAGACGACATTCTAGAGCATGATGCAGATGGCAATGTTGTCTATGATGGCTTAACTCCAAAGACCATGAAGGAAGTTGTTAAGCAAGGTCAGGTCTATGATAAATGGTATGCGAACAATGTATGGATTAAAGGTTGGGACGCAGAGAACCGCGAGTTAATCCTTGAAGAACAGGTTCACACCATGAACTCTACGAAGTACATCACAGAAGCTGGTCACCGTGCCACTGCTACATTATTACCAGGACAAGTTATCAAAGACTTAGCTGGAAGTGCCTCTACTCAAGCTATCATGCCTCAGTTTGAAACAAGCAAAGGCATGCATGGTACAGAGGTTAGCCGAATGGTTGCTCTTGCTGTCGATGAAGCAAAGAGGCAGATTGATAATGGCGGCATCGTAACAGCTGGTAAGATTGCAAAAGAAGATGCGCTTCAAACCATTAATCAAATCATGCAGGAAAGCTTCGGTATTGGTTCGTCTCTAAGCTACATTAAGGATGGTCAAATTGTTCTTAACAAGCACCTTGGAAGCGAACAAGCGAAGATGGCTTATACCGCTCAGAACATGGACAAGTTTGCAAGCAAGATGAATGAATACTTAGGAACAGATATGTTCTCTGGTGTTAAGCTAGATAACGCAAGTGGAGTCGTTCATCACGGTAATCTTGGTATCGGAAGACAAAACGTATATGACTGGGAAAACGGCGTCGGTCTTGTAGACGAAAACTCCGCTGGTCTTGTGCGTTATGGACGTAAAGAAGTTGATATGATTACAGCCCGTGCTAATAGCATCCTTGGAAGAGGAAGTGCTGTTACTGGATGGCTGCAAGACCATATTAAAACATCTGCTGAAGCACAGAGCAAAGATGTGCGTAGAATTGGTCAGGCATTGGTTAAATCTGTTGTGTATGCTGATGAAGTAACTCCTGACAAGGGCGATGTTATCATTCGTACAACGGCTACAGGTTCTTGGCATGATGACGACGTGGACGGTAGAGAACATGGACGCACAAGAGCTGATGGCGTGCGCGAAATCTCTATGCATGCTCTGCAGGATATTCCAGACGTAACCGCTAAGGACACAGTCAGAACAGCACAGATGTATGCACAAACCATTATTGACTTTGGACGTACTCAAGGTAAGTTTGAAGACGGCGTATCATTTGCTCAAGCCTTCAAGAACAATGGAGGAACAGCTTTACTTGAACTTCCAAGCTCTGAGGCAATTACCCGTAAGTACCTTCGCCTTGTTGACTTCGGTGATATTACGAAAGGCGACACAGCTGTCATTCCTGTAACAAGGGAACTGCAGACTATCCAACAGCAATTGTGGAGAAATATTCAGCAGTATAACAAGATGAATATGAACGGCAAGCTGTCCGAAGGTGAAGCAAATGAGATGCGCGAACGATTAGAAGGACGCATCAACGACCTTGCTGATGAGTACGAAAACAAAGCTGCTCGTATGCTGTCAAACTCTCGTGATGGTGGGATACAGAAAACCTTTGGTGCTGCTAAGATGAGCAACGCTGGTCGATTCCGTATTCAAGGGGTTAACCCATTTGCCAACTACGAAGACGTAGGAAACGGTATGATGGCGCAGTCAAGAACAGCTAAATACCAAGAGGGTTCATTGTATGTCAGCCGTGACCGTTTTAAAGAGATGATTACGGACAGTAAAGGCTACGCTAATGAAACAACTATTAATGCTGCCAAAGCAATGGGCATTTACGAGGAAGGCTTGCATGGCGAAGAATTAGTCAATAAAGTACTTGCTAATGTTAACGAGAAAGGTTTATATGGATTTGTGAACCGTTATCCAACAATCAAGCAGTCCACTGTTCAGGCAATGAGGATTCAAATAGATGACTCGATTGACCCGACTGACCGTACTGCTCGTTTAACAGTTGGTACTGCGGCCCGACTAAAAGCCGACTATGATGGTGACTTCTTATCCTCTGTTATGGCTCACTATAGCACAGATGAAAAACGTGCAATGGCTATCCATGGTGAGTTAAAAACATTAAATGCAAGGGAATCTGAACTAGCCCATATTGAAGGCTCTAGAATTCTAGCAGACTTGCAGGACGATATGTTCAATGCAGCAAAGAATATGAACATCACTGTTAGTGAATTATCCAAGAGGGTAAATGAAGCTGAAGCAGTTAAACAGCAAATGGCTCAAGGTGTTGAAGGCGCAGAGCTTTCGAAGGAACAGAAGTCCTTGCTCATGAGATTCGGCAACGAAGGAATCAAGAGTAAGTATTTAAATCCTGAAGACATTCTTGAAACTCGTGAAGCTCGTCTCGGTAAAGAATTCGTCGGTTTGATTGATAACGCCCGTGATAGAATCGTAAACCTTTCTACGGCAACGTTGGATACATTAGAAGCTCATGGAAAAATCAAAGCTGACACGGCAAGTAGATTTAAAACAGCTGGTGCTGACTTCCGTAATGCTATTGAAGAATTCACTGCGGCCTTCTCTCAGGATTCCATCTCTGCTAAGAAATTTAGCGTTGAGGCTGAGATTGAGCGTCAATTTAGTCTTGATAAAGACTTAGATTTCCATAATGACGACCACATGGCTACTGCAAGACAGCGTGCGATGGAAGCCGTAGATGTTCGATACAATAAACTTCAAGACATGATTGAAGCTTTAATGAATCCTACGGATGCTAATAAAGAAAAATTCATTAAACATAACGAAGAGATTCAAGTCTTCAAAGATGAAAAGAAGATGGTAAATGCTCTCGATATGATTCAGAAGGTAGCAGTGTGGAACAACCGTACTGGCGGATTCTTCAATAACTCTCTTAAGCTAGGACAGTCACTAGGACAAGAGCAGAAGAGAGTTGCTGGCGTCATGTTGGGCATGGAAAACCATATTGCTCCGACACAAGTTGTTGGCAGCCTAATGGAATTGGCTGATGACGATACTAAGCAGGTAATGCAGGAAGGCCAGGATAGATGGGTAAGGTCATTACTTACTACTCATGGCAGAATAGAAGGCGGCGGAGACCAATCACTGATTGAATCTCTTGGTAAAGGATTTGACCCATCCGACCATCAATTAAGTGGAGCGACTGTTGCGGAAGAGGGCAGTCAGAAGCTTTCCTCTATGATTGGAAAGTTTGCTCCTAACCTAATGCATGGTGGCGGAGGATTCGGCAAAGGAGCATTGGCATTCGGTGCAATGTGGGCGGCAAGTGCGCTCATCCGTAGCGGTCCTACTCCTGAAGGATTGCAGGCACAGACGCAGAATCCTGCACCAGCCGCACCGCCAATGGACACAAATCCAACAGCGCGTATTACCCAAAACAATGGTGAATATGTAAACATCAAGGTAAATGCAAAGAATGTGAAGAACATGTCTGAGCAGCAAATTGCATCTATTGTTCACCAAGAGCTTGGCGCAATGACGAATACAAAGCTAGATACAAACATCAATGTCAATGACAACACTCAAAACATAGACCCGAACTGGTTGCAGGGAGTTGTAGCAAAAGCCATCGGAGGTGGCTATGCTTTCTAGGAGGTTAAAGGATGGAGACAAGACAACTGAGGGTGCAAGCCCTCTTCAAGCGTTCTACAAGTGAACCATGGATAGTCTCTTATGTCGCTCCAAGCGGCAGAATGTTAAGAGCCTCTATTGACGCAACAGATGGTGGAGCAAGTGTGGGGCCTCGTTTAGACGGGGTCCTCTCTGCCATTGAGCGCAAAGTAGATAACTATCCATTCCAATATGCATGGAGAGATTTCTTAAACGATACAACAAATCTATTTGATGCTCGAATGAATGGGGACGAGCTAATTCATTTAGATGTAAATGTTACCCTTCTTCGCTTACTAGCTACTGTTGATGCAAGTGATAATGCTGGCACAGGCTTAATGGATATGATTCCAATTGCCACAGAGCAAGGCGAAGAGATTACAGCAAGTGAATTCAAGATGCAGGTTACTGCTGGAGACAACGGGGCAAGCACTGGAGTTACAGCAGGAAATGAAGAAGAGCTAGATAAATCTGACTGGTTAATCGTTGGTAGACTTGCTACAAAAGAGGATGGTTATGTTGACCCACAAACTGGCGAAGCAGCTTTAGGAGCTGTTATTGACGGTGATACAATTGACGGATTCCATGTACTTGCGGTAGGTAAGAAAGTAGCTCAAGCTGTTCCTATGTTCACCGTAGATGGAACAGATTATCAGTATGACCCTCCTATTAAAAAGGGTGATAACCTTAATATCCGTTTCCTAGGAATCAATGCTCCTGAAACAATTGAGCACGGATATACTCAAGGGGTTACACGTAACTACGAATATTGTGCGGCTTATAATGTAAGCTCATCTCAGGCTTTCCAGATTGGTAAGGAAGCGTGGGACTTTTCGAAAGGCAAGCTTGGTACATCTGGAGATAATAGCGGATTAATCGTATTAGAAGCTGACTCTAAATCTATTATTTATGATACAGATGGACATACTCATGACATTCTTAACCGAGACAAATATGGACGTGTGACGGCGGCTGTTTACAAGACAGATGAAAAAGACCCGAACGTGTTCTTCACTGGTACACCTGTTTATGCAGAGAACATCTGTAAAACATTGATGGCAACAAAATCAAAAATTGTTCCATCTGCTCCTCTAGTTATTCCTTACTACCATTTCATTGATGATGACCCAGGTAGGATTGATACGCAACAATGGTTAATAGATGCTGGTATTCGTAAGTCAGATGATGATTATGGTCTTGGAGATAGAATCAAAGAACTTAAAGCAGAAGATAAGAAAGCAAATAACGATGGACCAACAACACCAATCACAGACGGCTATACGGTTGAAGTAAAACTAACAGAGTCTTACAATAATCAAATTGATTTCATCGTTCCTGATGATGACCGTAAAGAAGACGGATACGGAACTGACCATAGAGTCCGCATTGGAGATGTGTCGCTGGTTATTCCACCACTTGCGATTGAGGTAAATAGTACGTCTTCTATTCAAAAGATAAAGACGCTTCGTAGTAAGCAGTCCATGATGATTAAATCTGGGTCTTCTACGACGACGCTAACCTTACAGCTCTACTTCCATGATATTGATTCTATCAATGGACATAAACAGCTAATGCATAAAGACCTTCCAGGTCGCTTTTACTCAATGGATGGATTACGCCCATTAATTGCTCAATTTAAAAAGGCTCCTTTCCTTCCTATTGATAACGTATATATTAATGAAACATTAGGTATTCAGAGCGTGGCTCTTGTCAACTTGTCTATTCAGACAGTCCCAGGATTCCCACATTCTATATCTGCTACATTAGTATTGGCAGAGTTTGAACATGAAGCCTATATGCCTCAATTAGGATTCCTTGGTGAAGCTATTAACTATCCGTTACTACGCTGGTACTATCAGCAATCTATGCGTGACGATATAGAAATGGCAGACCGCAATCCGTATCGTACTTATCTTGAGCCTATTCCTGACTCTGGATTAACAAATGAGTTCAAGTTCCAGATTGTTGATGAGCAAGATTTAATCGACAGAAAACAGGCAATGCGTGATATGCGATATATGGATGACCCTACAACGGCGAAGTCTAAGTTTGAGAATCCTGCAGCCCAGATGCCTACAGCGGATAAGATATTGAATCCACTAGGAAGCACGATGGAGGATGGAACAAAGAATCCATTGAACAGCAATTCTCCTGACAACACAAAGCTTGGACGATTGTATGCCGATGCATGGGCGGCCCAACACGTTGTTTCCATGTATTCAAACTATCTGAAAGCTATTGAAAATGGAACTGTCAAAGAAGATGCAGAGTGGTTAGCAAAACATTTTGGAATGGGTCAGGATACCAAGAATCCTGCATGGTCAGCTATTTATGGTGACAAAGGCGAAGCTTATATCCAAAGCGTTTCTCACTATGCTGTTCCACACAGCTGGATGGCAACAACAGATAAGCCAGACATCACAGAGGAAGACAATGGTGTTATTAAGATTCGTTTGTACGAAGATAGCAACATCAAACGTTTCCCTAAACAATACCGAGATAATGCTACAAAGGATGGAGAGTTCACCGTTCTTATTGTCCCTGGAATAGAGATTGGTACATTACAAGGCATTATTGATACTGGTATGGAAGCAGAAAAAGAGTATGTTAAAGAGGTTGAGAAATACAAAAACTTACAGGCTGTTGCAAATGAAACAGAGGCGTATTTCAATCTGATTGATTATGACATCCCTGGTCTGATTTGTACAGCTGTTCAAGTGATGTATGAAAACCAATTTAGTACAGTTCAGCTTCAAGAACTAGGAAGGCCTACATTCCAATTCCTTGGTGGTCAAGACCCATATGTTCAGCTTGAATTTGAAGCAGACGATGGCGCGATTAATAAACTGAAATGGCTAGTGGACGAAACAGAGCGTTACGCAAGAGAGTATCGTACTGGTATCACGTCTGGATTCTTCGGCGTAAAGAACCATTTAATGCAGTTATTCGGCATTCAAACTTGTATGATAGAAAACCTTGTGTATCGTACTGTGCCAGGATTCCCTGGGCGCTACCAAGTCAGCATGACTCTATGTGGGTTTGACAAGACACAGAAGCGCACTGAAACTCTTGAAGGCATCTCTCCTGTTAATGGAACTCCAGGCAGAGAAACTCGTGAAGCAAGCAGCTACAACCCAGCTGTTGATGAAGCTATCATCGAGATGAAGATGAAGCGCCTCGAAGTGTATCCTGACCTTGAGCTTCCAACTTACGATGAGTTGAATAGTGACCTGCAATACATTACAACTGGATTCAGTATCTATGAGAACCGTACTGGCGGCATCTATGTAGACCCAGACTTCTACATGGCTACACCTGTTACCGTTCGTGAATTGATACGTGAGAAATCAAAGACCGAAGTCAGCATGAGCATGAGAGATATGCATGGTGTTGAAATGGTGACTAGCTCCCAATCTCCTAATCTATTGGATGGTACGGACGAGCAGTGGGCATTGCTGAATGAGATTGATGGAAAGAGTTCTAAGATTGACCCTAAGTTCAGTTGGGACGGAGCAGTAACGGACGAAAAGAAAGCCAATGAACAGCCTACGGCTAAGTTCAAGAGCAAAGAAGTTCAAGACTTTGTTAGCAACCGCGAGAACATAAAGACTCCTCCGACAGAAGAGGAATTCAACAAATGGGGATTAGACCTCCAGTACAGAGACTACAATTCATTTATTGACCAAAAGAATCCATCTACAGTGGGTGTCTACACAAAGATATATTCATTGATAGACAAGTATTTCACAGGCAAAGGCAAGCTCTTTGATGATACAAATGTCGATGTAACGAATAAGGCTTGGCAGAAAGTTACCTATTCTACGCAAGATGATATGTATGCTGTCAACTATGATTATGTAGCAAGCAAGCATCCAAAGTATCTGACAAAGAAAGATTCAGATACGAAGAAAGGAAGCTTAAGCCTATCTGATTACAAAGTGACTGGCAGCAAGCTACCAAGAGAGCGTATGGCTAACCTCGTCAAAGCAATTATCCATGTAAGAAGTAAATGGAAGCAATTCTTCGATACGGGTATGCCGATGATAGATGGAACTGGCAATGCGGCTGGTATCATGGGTGTTCCACTTGCATCTGAAGCAGAAAAGGTAGAAGATGCGAAACGTCTTCTATGGGACTGGGCTTATAACATGGAAGTAGGATTCAAGTTCCTAGCCGAGGCATGGGATGCAGCAGTGAAGCAAAAGGACATTACGTATAATGCTGCTCCGTGGGACTGGATGATTTATGCCTATGCAACTGGCAATATTGCTCTTGGCTCAGACACAGGTGCTGCTGACAAAGGCGACACAAATAGCCCGTTCTTCAATTATGTTTATACTATCTTTGAATCTTATTACAACAAGTACGAGTATCTGTATGCATCACCAGGAACAACTGTAGATGTAGATATCATGAGCTGGAAGAATGGCTACACTGTTCATCAGTTAAACCTTATCAAAGGCAACAAGGATGATATGATTACAGACTTACTGGCTGCAGGATACCTTAAAGATAAGAAGAACAAAGCAGACACGAAGAAATGGTTGAAGGCGCAGACTTCTGATGATGTGAAGAAAATCTATGAAGAGTACATGCAGAAGAAGATAAGCAATGGCAACTATGTGAATGGCGGCAAGAATAATGATGATACCTATGAGGTAAACCCTTATGCTGGTCTTATCAAAATGCCTGACGGAACAGATGATTTAATAGATTCAGTGGTAGCTGGAAACTACGGCAACCCTGATTGGGCAACGAACTATACGATGTACAAGCAATTCAACAAGTATATGACGGACGCCAACAACCTTCTATTTAATTCGTCGCCGCAGGATATCTTCCCTAGACTATTCACAGACATGATTCGCTATGACCAGAAGTATCGTTTGCTTCGTGCATTCCCAACCTTCCAAATGTTTATCATTGATGAAGGACGATGGATGACGAACTACAAACTATGGGATAACCTGTACGGATACAATGCCATTCAGTCTATCGACATTCATAAGAGCCGTAAGATTGCTGCTGATACTGCCATTATTGAAATGACAAACATCTACAGTAACTTGACAAGCCGTGCAATGGATACAGCTTACAGTGAGTGGGATTACAAGTTCTGGGACAACCTTGTCTGGGGAAATCCGAACGATGAAATTCTGGATGCCCGTAAGGAACTCTTAGACTCTATGTATCTACAAACTGGTGCAAGAATCCATTTACGGATGGGATATGGCTCAAGTGTAGTAGACCTTCCAGTTGTATTCAACGGTACAATTACTGAAATGAATACAGAAGAGGTCGTGCAGATTGTTGCTCAGGGTGATGGACTGGAACTGACAAATGTTATTTCAGGTGACCCAAGTGATACGAATGCAAATATTCTGGTTTGTACAGAGCCTCGTGACCTTATTTGTAAGCTTATGACATCTAAGGGTAACTGGTTGAAGGACGTTATCAACTTGAAGTCAGGAGATAAATTCTTCCGTGACAATCCACTAGGTATTATGCACTTTGGAACTCCAGGGGCAACGCCTCCAGGTAACATTATGTGGTACAACCATGACTATGGTGAAGCGGCACAGAATATCTACTCAAGTAACGGATTAAATACATTCAGTGAATACAACTATCAGGATGGTTCAGAAATTCCATTTAACATAGATGGTCCAATCTGGAAGTGGGGAACTGAAGGTGACGAAGCAAACATCATTGTTCCTTTCTATAATAATACGACTTGGGATATTGCTCAGACGATTGCGTATTGTTCTCCAGATTATATCGCGGCAGTTCATCCATTTGAACTTCGTTCTACTCTATTCTTTGGTAAACCTTACTGGGAAATGGCTTATCAGTATGATAGCCGATATGAGTGGGATGAAAAGAAAAAAGGATGGACTCGCTATCGTGACGTTGAACACCGCAAACCATTCATGCAAGCTCACATCATAGATGGAACAATGGATATTATCAGTAATAAGCTGAAGGCTTCGGCAGAGGATATCTATACAAACGTCATCGTGAACTACGATGGTAAGCAAACTCCATTAATCATGGCTGACTGGGACATTCGTTTCGACAAGCAAACAACAACTGTTATTGATGCTCAGCTTGTTCATAAGAAGAGACAAGGTCTGGACTTCTTCTCAACAGAACAACAGGCTATCTACTACGGAGCAAGTGCTCTTCGTGACTACATGAAAGATATGTATAAAGGTGAAATCCTTATTCTTGGTGACCCAACGATTAAGCCTCACGACATCATCTTCATGACAGACAACATGAATGACATGCAAGGAAACATCCTTTGTAAGGCTGTCACTCATCACTTCTCACATGAGACTGGATTTGTTTCATCTATTCAGCCTGATGCTTGTGTAGTAAATGATGATAAAGCAATGATGGCAATGACTCACTGGGGATGGGTACTAGCAACTGAGTTTGCAGCTATCCTAATGGCGAAGAAGTTTGGAGCACGTATGTTAAGAAAGGTAATTCCAAGCCAAGCTATTTCTAAGCTTATCAAAGGTGGCGGAAAGCTTTCCAAGGAGACTGCCGTCAAGACATTGAAGAAGCATGTGGCAAAATTGCCAGACAATGATGCGGACATCAAGAAGTTTAAAGACCTTTACGAGAAGTACTCGAATATGGCAGACGGAGCAGATAAGGACGATGTCCTCAAGGAAATGAGAAACGTCAGCAACGGAATCACGAAGAAAGTGAAAGGCTCCTTCAAAGAAGGAACACTTCTTAAAGATACTGGAGAAGTCATGAGTAAGAGTGAATACAAAGCCGTTAAGAGCGCGGCTGGTGTTATCGAAAACGTACTGAAGGGCGTCGGCGGCGGAAGCAAAGTCTTAGGTTCCTTTATGAAAGTTGGAGGATTCCTACTGGAAGACAATATCTTTACAGGTATTGCAACGGCTATCTTCTCAACTGCTGCTGAAGGTGTTGCTGAAAACTGGCGGAGAAAGAAAGCTCTTATCCAAGCGGTCATGATGATGCCAGTTCATTATCAAGGTCGTCAGTACACTGCTGGTATCAACGGACATAAGGGTATGGTCATTGGAGATTCTATGGGTAAGCTTGACAGCTACTATTCTGGTTTGGGCTTAAATGCCAAGGACGATGACACATGGCATGAATGGTTAATGCAAAAATGGAACGACTTGACTGGCGCAAATGGAATAGATTACAGTGTTACAGAAGAAGACCTTGAAAAAGGAATCTACGATGCAACTACTAATAAAAAATAGGGAGTGGTGAAGCATGACTCAATCTGATAAGCAAAAAGGCTTTTCTGATAGATACACCAATAAGCTCGACTTCCTAAAAGGCTGGTACGAGGAACGCACGTCGTTCCTCTCTACCTTTAAATTACCAGGGTTGACCTTGGAAGATTTGGAGAAGGAAATTGAGAAGCTAAAAGAGGGCAGCGGTGGAACTAGCGCTAGTGGAGATGGAAGTGCTGCAGGACAAGTAGCTGGCAATGGCCCAGAAGAGAAGACATGGAACTTTCTTGCAGGACAAGGGTTATCCGCAGCGGCAATCGCTGGTGTCATGGGTAACTTAAAGCAAGAGTCAGGTATTGACCCTAAGAAGTTACAGTATGGTGGCGGACCTGGTCGTGGTATCTGTCAGTGGGAAACACATCCACCTAATGGCGGACGCTGGGATGCTCTATTGAAATGGGCTAAAGGTGCAGGAAAAGATGAGTGGGCAATTGAGACTCAGCTTGAATGGATGTGGAAAGAATTAACCACAGCTGATATTAGTAGGCGTATGACAAACAAAGGCTGTAGTGGCGGCTTTGAAGGTTTTAAGAAATTAACAGATTACAAGGAAGCTTGTAGGATATTCGAAGAAGCCTTTGAACGTGCAGGTAAGCCTAACTTTGAAAACCGTTATAAGTATGCTCAAGCTTATTATGACAAGTGGAGCAAGAACCCTCCTAGCGGTGATGTTTCTGGTGCTAAAGGTGATGCAAAGAAAGTCATACAGGAAGCTACTTCTTGGCTGTCTAAACCAAACGTTTACTGGTTTGGCGGCGGACGTACTCAAGCTGATATTGCTGCTGGTAAGTTCGACTGTTCTTCATGGGTGCGATATGTATTTGCTCAATGCGGTTATGAGATTTGTGCATTTGGGGGAAACACAGACAGTATCTTAGCTAACAAAGATTTGATTTCTATCAAGAGTTCAGACCTGCAACCTGGTGATATGGTGTTCTGGAATACATACAAGAGCTATGGTCACATTGGTATTTACCTAGGAAACAACAGAGCTATTGGAGATAATGGTAATACTGGTACTGGTAAGGTAAGCTATATCGACATGAATAATAGCTACTACAAGCCAAGACTTGAAGCTCAAGGTAGGAGAGTGAAGTGGAATGCATAGTCAGAATCCTATCCATGCCGCGATTCGTCAAGTCGTTAAACCAATGGTAGATAACAAGAGAAATAGTGTTCCAGGTACTATCCAAGCAATAGATTACTACAAGAATACGGCTCGTATCTATTGGAAAGACCCTCAATCTGGTGCAGAAAGGGAAAACGCAAATGTGCCTCTGCCAGTTGATGGAGACGGCGTATTCAAGCAGGCACTGGAACAGGGCGATGAAGTTACCCTTGATTTCAAACATGGAAGCATTGAAAGTCCGTATATTACTGCTGTCCACAAAAGATTCAGAGGAGCAGATTATCAATCGAAAAACGGGGCAGGAATCCCGAAAGGAATGGGGATGTTGTAATGGCTGAATGGCAAGGCTCATTAATGGATTTACATTATACCCATGGCAAGAGAAAGCATGAGTCAGAAGATACACAGGACTACTTCATCAAAGAAAGAGAAATAGCTCTTAAACATGATGATACAGGGGCTGTTGTGAAATTAACAGATGATGGCTTTATAGATATTTTTGCAGATGAACAGCTTGGTGTTCGGTTTGACCCTGTCACTAAATCTATTAATCTATTCGGAGATAATATAAATGTGATAGCGCAGAACTTTAATGTGAAAACAAGACCAGATGGATTCACTTGGAATGGAAAGGCATTCAATTCAGCTATTCAGCAGGATGAAAATATCATGAAAACATTAAATAATCCTATACGATACAGTGAAGGAATGGTTACGATTATGCAAGAGCTTGGCCTTCCTGTTGAACAAGTAAGCAAGGAGGACAGCTAATGGCTAAGATAGACTGGTCTTTTACTGAGGATGGAGATATTATGCTGGGTGAGCCGCAGACAGATACGGATGGCAAAATCCTTTATAAGCATAAAGATGGTTCAGTTGATACAGAGAAAGGCGAAGATGGAAAAGAAATAAGAGACTTGGATGTATCCTATGACCTTGATGCAGAAAAGCAAACTATCTTTAATAGGCTTCGTACAGATTCTCCAGACTGGTATCACTACCCAACAATGGGCGGCAACCTAACTGATTTAATTGGAGAGCCGAATACAAGAGAAACAGGGAATAAAGGCGCAGCTCTTATCACTGCGGCACTTACCTATGGTGGTCTGTATAGCGCTACCCAAGTCAATGTACGCGCTGTTCCAATCAGCCAAAATGAATTGCTGTTCCTTATTGAAATCAGTAAGACATTAACTGGAGTTTTCAGACTTCCTTTAACCTTCAATTTAGAGACAGGTTTAATGGATGAATATGTACCGACTACTTAATGAAAAGGGTGTAGATGAATGATAAAAACAACCAGTGAAGTATTGGCAGACTTACAGACTCGTCTTTCTTCCAAAACAGACATTACAAATGTTGACCCAGGAAGCGTAGCTCGTACCTTCCTTGATGTATTGTCAGAAGAATTCTATCAGTTCTATAGTGAACTAGACTTATCTGTTACGATGGGATTCGTAAGCACAGCTACTGGAACTTACCTAAATCTTATTGGTCAGCTATTGGATTGTACAAGAAATGCTGGAGAAACAGATGACAACTACCGTGCCCGCATTACCAATCAGGTGTATGTAGTAGCAGGGGCAAACCTTACTTCCATTCGCCTAAAAGCATTAGCTGTTGAAGGAGTAAAGGATTTAGTATTCAAGCAATATACTCATGGTGCTGGTTCTTTCAGCTGCTATGTTATCTCAGAAAGTCCACAGGCTGACCGTGCCACACTTCAGGCAGTACAGTCTGTTGTTGACGATACAAAAGCATATGGAGTATATGCAGAAGTTTTAAGCCCAGTATTGATTCCTGTAGAACTAATGGTTAGGCTTGTATTTAGTAGTGATGCTACTGCTGCTGAAAAGGGAACTATTCGCCAGAATGTTTCAAAAGCATTAACTGATTATGCTAATAACCTGTCAATGGGAGAAAGCTTTATATTAAATGAAGCTATTCAGCAGATGATGGATGTCAGTCCTAAAATAATAGATTTAGATATTTATGGATTGGCAGTTAACAACGTACAAAAATTTATCGGCAATTTAGATTGCAAGTGGAACGAAAGACTCCTTTTGGACACACTTGACATCACTTGATAATAAGGGGGTTTATCTATGGCAGACGTTAGTCTAAGTCAATTCACCCAGAATATGCAGTCAATGATGCCTCGTTGGATGAAGATGGCTAAAGACCCTAACTCTATAGGTGCTCAATTCTTGGACGTATTCGGACTTGAGTTTGAGCAAGTAGAAAAATACCTCGACTTCGCAATAGGAAATCAATACATTAATTCAGCTTCACTTGGGCAAATCGACATCACATATAAGGTGCCGCTTGCCCTTCCTATTGTTCTTGACATGGTAACATTGGATAGAGTCGTGGTAAACATAGGAGAGGATTCTTTACCTTGCCAACTCTGCAATTCGCTTAGGGAATTCTATGATGATGATAGTACAGAGATGTTTGAACATAAAGCCATCTTGGATACGGTGGACGGTCTTGTGTATATTCGTTTAAGTGAGCTGGGAAATCCACTTACACCAGACAATATCTTTCAGCCATTTGATACAGTTGATATTAATGGAACAAGACATTATGAATATTTCCTTCATCATATATGGAATGCTTTCGATGAATTTGGCTTATTGCTCGGCGTTGAACGCCTATTCGGAGAACGTAATGGTACATTTAAAGAGCGTATACTGGATGTCTTCCGTAAGCCAGCTAACTCAACTAAGCAGGGTATGTTGAACGGGATATCAAGAGACCTTGGTCTTGATGTATCAGAAGTAACCATTAATGAATTTGCGAACAAGGCATTCAGAGGAAGCTTACTAGATGAGAAGACGGGAGCACCTACCCAAAAGCTATTAGGTTATGTAGGCAAAATAAATAAAGTATTTGGCTTTACATGGGACAACATGAGCTGGGGTGAAGCTTACTGGCACTCTATCGAAGAGCAGAACATCGGACTTGAATACTTGCCGCATATATGGGATGCCTCAACAGATGGATGGCTTACGACAGACTTCCAGAGCGGTGTTGGGGATGGAGATGAGCTTTTAGTTACAGCTCCAATAGAACAGGACAATATCCGTAATTTCAAATATTATGTGGGCGTCCGTGGTAAGAACAGCGGTCTTGAACGTGTAGACCCTGAGATTAGTTTTAAATACAAGATTACTGCAAATGGAACAATCCTGAATGAAGAGTACAAGCCAGAGGTCTATAAGTATACGGTTGTTGCTTCTGAAATCCTTTACTTGCATTACACGATTAAGGCACTGAAGGATTACAACTACACAACCAATATTGACTTTAATCCTGTGACATTGGGTTACCAGTATGATAACGATTCGAATCCTTCCATTGAAATTATTACTGGAACAAAGAACCTAAGCAAAACAAATGCTTCGGATTATAACATGTATAAAGTCATTGTAGATATGACAACCAATTCCGTTACAGATACACCACAGCTAAAAGATATTACAGTAAAGTGGAAAGACACGGCTGGTGTTACTCATAGCTACAAGCTTGATACCCAGAATGACTTAACAAAGAACGACACCTATGTTGATACAGAGTTCCTCGACACATTTGCTACGACAACTGGGGAGATTGAACTCGGCTTTGGCGATTACTATGACATGATTGACACTTACGGTTCTTTTGTAGAAGGAACTCGTACAGGTACAGTTGAAATTGTGAACACTGGTAGTCTCAGACTGAACTTACCAGATAAATAGAAAGGATGATGAAATATGGCAGCAGGCGGACGTTCTGAAACAAGTGCCGTTGGTAATACAAAATTCACCGACCTGAACATGACTCGCTACCCTAAAGCAATTGATTCAAGGGATGCATCGGCTAACACATATAACGCAAACATGCGAGGCTTCTGGAGTGCTGGAGATACTCATATGTCGCCAGGACAAGACCCAGATTGGAATATGGCTGAACACGTCAATGCTCTTGGTGACGCGGTAATGGCTATTCAACGTGTTCTAGGTATTGAGCCTTACATTGATTATAAAGGCGCAGACAAAGGGACAGTGGCTGCTCGTATTGCAGCAGCTGAAGACAAAGATGCTTACTATGATGCTCGCTATGGTGGACAAAACTGGACAGCAGCTCTTGGACAAACCATCTTAACACATACACATGGCGGCGGCCTTCATGAGGCTCCTCAGATTAACCTAGTAGATGAGATAACAGGATTACTTGCAAAGTCTCACATTGACTTAACACAAGCTAGCGGTATTACGGGTTCCGACCTTATCCTATCTGTTAAGGATACTACTAAAATAGCAGATGCAATTGCAGATAAGCTTTCCATGAAAACTGGTGGAACAATCCAGGGAGACCTTACAGTACAAGGCGGATTTACTAGCCGCACTCACAAAGAGTGGACAGCAAGCGACCTTACAACTGGTTCGAGCAACAACGATGCAAATACAACAGATGGTGTATCCCGTCGTTATAGCGGAACTGCACAAGCAACAATCATTAGCACAGGAATTACCAATATGCTTTGTGGTAAGTACGTATTTGCTATTAGATTAAAAGTAAGCTCTCTTACATCCAGTGAAGTCGTAAGATTGTCTTACTCTGATAAAAACCAAGCAGACAATACTCAATCCAAATCAAGAGGCTATGTTAGCATAAAAGGAACAGATTTTGCAGCGGCAAATGAATACCAAACATTCTATATGGTGTTTGAGCGTGAGAACTTAGATGCAACAAAATCTGGCTGGCTAACAGCTGTAAGAAGCGCTACAACAGGCAGCGTAAACGTTGACTTTGATTGCGCCTTTATCACTCCTGTTCACCCAGCCGTATTCGATATGTAAGGTGGTAGAAGCAGATGGCACTAAAAAGACCTGAAGGCTTATCCCCTTGCTACTATAGTATGGTGAGTCCAGACATTCCTGATTCTATGCAGTTTGGCTGGACTTTCAGGGGAACAAGCAACAGCGATTATCAAACAAAATTCACTGTGACTCTTTACGATATTAATAGTGTAGTTTTGAAAACATACACAAAGACTACTCGTGAAATGTTCTTTGATTTAAGCGAACTCAATTATGTATTCACCAAGGACATTAAGTACTATTGGCAGGTTACAACTTACAATAAGGATGGGCTAGTAAGTGACCCGTCCGTAAAAGCTGCATTCTATTACAGCGATTGTCCTGCCTCTCCTACTGTTACGTGGACATATATTCCTAAGCAGGGTGAAGTTATCGTAAAGGATACCTACTTTGCTGAATTCAAAAACAATCTCTTAAATATTTTAGGAGACTATGAAGACGTTCCACTAACATTAACAGCAGGAGTAAATATGTTATTTGTTGGTGAGGTTGTCCCAAGCAGAAGGGACTTCAATACACTCAATAATGTAGTTAACTATCTAGAGCAGACACTTGAACAAGCATCTGGTGATATTGATATATATGGACTGGTTTCCGATTCCCTTGGTATATCAGACTTGGAGAAGATTCGAAACTATATCGACGGAATACTAGGTATTGCACCAAAGCCTGTTCAGAGCATCGACATTACGACTGACACTCCAGATATGTATCAGATGAATTCCGTTACGGCTACAAGCGATGGAAAAGAAGATACGAGTATCAGTATATCATGGACGAATGGCTCTCTTGGAAATCAGAGTGGGAGATTGGTATTTACAGAGCTGTCTCCTAGTAAAGATATTCGATACTACTTGGCTGACTTTGCATATGGCCCAGGCGGAGCATTCGCATCTGAGCTTTACTTCAAAGAAAGCGAACTGACAAATGGAGATTACAGAACATTTGATATGGACTGGGATGGACTGTATGATGCAGACAATCTTTCTGAAGCACAGCATGTCCTAAAAGTGACAGCTTACGACCATAGGGGTAATGAGTCTACTCCTAAGACAAAGACTGTTACATATGGTAGCAACTTTAAAATCCCTATGGGTGTTGACCATTATGAAGTTCAGTACCAAAAGAATGCCTTAACAAGCACAACTTACAATGCGAATGGTACATGGTCAAATGTCTCAACAGCCGTAACCACACTTGCAACTACCCACAAGGTAAGTGGAGCATCAGGGAAGTTCTTCTATCGTGTAAGAGCAGTTGATGATACAGGTTTGAAAACAGATTGGAAATATAGTGGCGGCGTTACCTTTGACCCACTGAAACCTCCAGGTGTTCCAAAGAACCTGCGTGTTACTCAAGTTGGAGTTACAGATGCAACAATCGACTGGGATGCTGTTGCTACAGCCGAAGATTACACTATCCACAGATACCGATACAACTATTATGGTGATAGCGCACATGACGGTACGAATCTTGGAGACACGACATCAACGGTTAAGCATGATACTAGCTTGGCATCTAATTCCATTTACAATTTCTTTGTAAGGGCAAATAACAGAGCGGGTAGCAGTGACTGGGCTTGTGTCAACGTACACACAGATAAGCCAACTCATGTGAAGTATTACGATAGCGTTCACTGCCATACATGGGCAGATAGCGGTGTTGGCTGGTACTCTAACCAAGGCGTAAACCACACCTATGCTTACCATGGTGAGTGGGAAGGCGGCGGTAATACCAGAGGCCAGTGGTACTTCTCTTATGAAGATATGCGTGATGATTTAAAGGGCGCTCAGATTACTAATGTCCGAATGTCGATTGAACGTATCCGTGGAGGATATAGCACAACAGCATATAAGCCAAAGTTCTACCTGCATGACCGTACTACGGAGATGTGGTCAAAGAACCATGGTGGCGTTCCTCCTGTACTTGGAGCTGGAGCTACCAGCAACGTATCGTTCGTTATGGGTGAACGGAAATGGGTTGACCTTCCAAACAGTTATATCGAATGGATAAGAGATGGAAAGGCAACTGGAATCATGTTGCATGACCCAGACGGAAAGCCATACATGAAATTCGATACATGGGCACAGATAGAGGTAACTTATAAAAAATAATGGGGCTTCGGCCCCTCCTAAAGGGAGGTAAAATGAAGTGGCTCAATACGGACATAACTGGTATGGTACATCCTACTACGGTGCAACCAATGCTTTTGCTGGATGGTATCAAACCAAAGAGCTTTTTACAGAGCAGCCTTTGAAAAGCACGGTTACGGTAAACTTAAAAGCAATTCTTCCAACAGCAACATATGCTCCAAACGACCCGATTGTAGACCAGATGGCTGGCACTTGGACATACGATGCGACACTTGGAAAACTGTACAGTAGCAGTACAAATGCTCAGCTTTATATGCAAGCATCGGCAGATGAGATTACAATCAAGTATGAGCAGCGTACAATCGCGGCGAAGGTAAACATTCAAGTTGTAACTGTCCAGCCTGGTGTGGCAGACATTACAAACAACTACGTATTGAATACCCAATCAACAGTCGTTTCAACAAATGCGGCTTTTAAAATATCTGGACTTCCATTTGGTAAACAACAGATAACAATTACAATGGCATCTGATAGTCCTGCTGGCGCTAACTTTAACTTCAAAGGATTTACAGCAAGAACAGCGAACTTAACCATTGAATCAAGAGCAAGGCTACTGTCTGAATCATGGCCTACTCCATATCCTGATGCGGCTTATACGAAGCTGAACACAACGATTACGTCACTTAATGCAATAACAGGTGAGTATCTTGTTTCTGCTACAACACCTAGCTACACAGGAAAAGACCATATTCAATTTAAAATTTATCTGGCTTCTTCTGATAATGAAACAACTCCAGAAGTTGAATACATTGAAGTGGTGGCTGGGGATTCTAGTAACCGTACAGATAATGGACAGTGGACGGCAACATTTAATATGTTAAATATCGCTACGCAAGCTGGTGCTTCCTTCTCTTATGTAGATGAAGTGGTATGGACAGAGAATGTTCCTGCTACAACAACCCTGACAGTACGTTCTCAATCTTTGACCCCACAAGGATTTAAGGACTATGTAACGGTTCCATATAAACAGGGTGTTAACCGTATTAGATTAAGAGATGGGCATAACAGTGGATGGCTTGATACTCCAGTCAATGCTCCTGCTGAAAACATTCCATATGTTTCAACAACAGAGTGGCTTTCATGGACAGACCAATCTTTCTTCCCACCAGACAAAGATGGCGCTGGTATCATTTATACATTCATAAACAGAACGAAAGACAACGTGTTGACTCCTTATCACAAGGTTGATAAGACAAAGGCATTTAATCACAACCTAAAGGGAAATCCAACTTTAAAGAATTTTGATAACGTCATTCGAATCAATTTGTCTCGTTCTCCGAATAAGCAAACCCCTGTTGTAGACTTTATCAAATTAACATCGTCCATGCACTATGAACAGGACTATACGGTAGAAGATAAAGACTTCTCTGCTGTTGATAATCACAACACGGGAAAAGATATTATTCTTGATATGACTACTATTCAGAATACATGGGTCGTTCCAGCGGCAACAAACAATCCTACCTACAAGTTGATTGATAGCACAAAGCGCCCGAATGATGTCACCCTTTACTTTGATAGTGAAAAGTCATTAGCTAGTAGAACGAATGTCACAACAAGCAAGACCAATAAGGTATGGGCCGAAACCAAAGTGTATGATTCAAAGACTAAGAAAGGTCTAATGAAGAAATACCAGTATGGCGGCGGACAGGTTAAGTATCCATTAACAGAAGAAATTCAGATGGCGAACAACTTCACTCCAAGCTTGACAAAAGGATTGCACTACCGTTATCACTTGGATGCAGGATGGCCTCAAGAGTATTACACGACTCAAAGTGGAGATACGCTAAATGATATTGCCACTATCTATGGCAAGACTGAGCAGGACTTCACTACAATCAATCCTAAGATTCGCTACAATACGGATGGCACATTGCTTGAGAACCAGAGGTTGAAGATTCCAAATGATAGCTTGAATGACAATGTTATCTTAGTCTTTAAGTCAACGAACAGCGATATTACAAGCAAGTCTTCTACCAACTCATTGCTTGATGGCAATAGCTCTACTGAGAGTGATTCTGTTGTTGCATCTGTAAAGCAAAGTTCCATTTATGGATACGTGGATTGGGTATCAGAAGAAAAGATTTTTGATGGTGTTCTAAACCTGAATGATGTTCCTAAGCATTATGGTCGCGTGCATCCAGCTTCGTCTGATGATTCAAGCACGAACCTTAAATATACAGCGGTTGCGAATGATACGTATAAAAGTATTGCAGCGGTACAGGGCGTAGATGAAGATGACCTTCGCTGGCTGAATGATGCAGGAGCAGATTCACAACCAACTCCAGGTCAAGTCATCCTTGTTCCACCGCCATTCTCACTCCCTTGGATTGACCCTATGGCAATCGTTTCTGATGAGCCGTTCAATGTGACTATTGTTTACAATAGCGTGAAGAAGAAGGATGGAAAGATTCTTCCAGAAGACATCATTATATCAGCTCCATTAGTTGTTGACTATGAAGTAGTGGAATCTACTGCTCAAATTGTTCGTGGCGATATTGCCAACGGAAAAGATTTGATTCCAAGTCCAATGGTAACAGGTATTACTTCTATCGAAACAGATGATGGAATGACTACTTACAATGAGTATGACAGTACTTTGCATATTGGAGACTTCACACTCAATGGGAATTACATTGACTGGAATGTAACGGGCGGACAAGAACCAGCTGCTGGAACAGTCTATAACGTTGTTTATCAGCATAAGCAACCAAAGACTATTACTGTTGACATGTCTACTCTTTATTATGAAGAGGGCGGCGTAGACCGTATCTGGCGTTCTCCTGAGGTAAAGGAATTCAAAGGAATGTGCTACCCAGGCGTTGACTATGTAGCTGACCTACCAGACTTCAGTGAGTGGCAAGGACTTCCTGATAATAGTATAGAAGACTTGAAGTATGTCATTGAAGATAATGACCTTTGGGTAAAGACATGGGCAGAACAACGTAAGGGCCAGTGGGTTATCGTTGGTTCACTGCAAGATAGAGTACCAAAAGATAACTGGTTCCCAACTGTCCAAACAGGATACTATTATCTTGGTCAGGATGAATACTACTTGTTCAGCGAACCGATTGTCATTCAGCCGACTGAAGAAGAAGTTCCGACAGCAAAGAACGTTAACTTCGTACCAGGTAAGTTTGAGAATGCTGCTCAACTTCAGGAAGGGTCACAGAACCTTATCCGCAACTCTGGTTTTGATATAGCGAATACAACAACAACGGTGTACAAGATGAGCTTCACGAGCACTGTTGCAGGACTAGGCGCGACTGTATAATGTCGCGCTTTTCCTATTTACAGATGACCATCAAGTGGTTATATATGTTACATACCATTTTAAGGAGGAGAATCAATGACTCAATTTGTAAAAGAGTTACCAAAAGATTCGGTTGGTCAAAAGACTACTGCATTACCGATAGACCAGACAGCTAACGTGGAATGGACAACTCCTGTCTATGCTACAGGCGGTGTGGGTTACGATAAAGCTGATGACATGTACAGAGTGAAAACAAACCAGAAGAAATGGAAAGCTGATTTCTCTGGAACATCTCTGAACACTACCATGTGGGACCTTGTTCAAACAGGTGCAGGCCAAACTGTTACTGTAGCAGGCGGTATTCTATCTGTTGCTATGGGTACAACAGTAAGTGCTGAAACAATCCTTATGTCTAAGGAAACATTTACAATTCCTGTGAAAGCAATGTTTGCTTTAAACCTTTCGCAAAAGATTGCTCAGAACGAAATCTACATGGAGCTAGTATCGGTTGACCCAGTTACAGGTGCAGTTGATACGGTAACACCAAACGTAGCAGCTTGGAAAGTATCTGGTACAGACAGCACAACGAATACGTATGCTGTTTATCAGACTCAAGCAATGGGAATTCCAATGCTGAATTCATCTGCTGTAAGTACAGGTGCGGCTCAAACAGGTGCAGGCGTTTATGCTCTATTTGAAATCGAACCTTACACTGACGAGTTATGGTTCCACACAAAGGTAATGGACTCTGCTAACGGACGCTCTTACTCTAACGTTCGTCACCAAAACATTCCTAATCCGAATGCGACTTACAAAGTTCGTCTTCGTATCAAGAACGGAACAACTGCTCCTGCTTCTGCTACAACTGTTAACTTCCAATTTGTGAACGTAAATGACTATGCAGAATTAACAGCTGAAGTTACAGCAGGTCGTGGAAACATCTCCGCTGGTCAAGGTATGGCAGTATACGGTGTTGGTGGTTCTATGACAGCAATTGCTGCTGGCTCTCAAGCACATGATGCTGCAACAGCCAACAACCCAGTAACAATTGGTGGACGTGCAATTAACGTAATGCCAACAGCTGTTTCTGCTACTGGTGACGTGACAAACCTTTACTCAACAATGCATGGTGCATTAGTAGTAAGAGAGCACTGTATCCCAGAAGCATCTTGGTCTTATGCTGGTGTTCAAACGACAACTACGGCTACGGCTGCTAAGGCTGCTGGTGCGGCTGGTATTCGTAACTATGTAAATGGTTTCCAATTCCAGAACACTAATGCAACTGCAACTGAGATTCAGATTCTTGATGGTGTGACTGTGCTATGGAAAGGTTATGCATCTGCTAATATGACAATGCCAGTTAACATTACGTTTGACCAGCCTCTAAGAGGTACAGCTGCTACTGCTTTAAACGTGAACGCTGTAACAACTGGAGCAAACGTGTACATCAATGTTCAAGGATATCAAGCTCCATAATACTTAGATGAGGTGATGAGATGAACAAGCTAAGCTTACTATGTATCGAAATCGTTCCTCAAGAAGAAGATGCAGGTTTCTATGTGAATCTTCTTTTCCAAAGCAATGACCCTGCTATTGCAGCAGGCGGAAACATTTCCTTTATAATTGAAGATGCGTCTGGCATTGAAGTAGGAAAGTATTATGACTTATCATTGAATGAAGTCACTCCTTAATGGTTATGGAAGCCACCCTTCGGGGTGGTTTTTCTTTTTCTATTGTATTGCTTTTATGAGAGATAGTGGTTACAAATGATGGAGAGCATCTCAAAAAAGGAGGATGGAAGATGTCGGATTATATAGTAGCATCAACACATGTAGACACACAGAATGAAGCCCTCGTGTTTGATTCAGAAGGCTACTATGTTGTTGGGGACGGTAATTGGCAAGACATAACGTTTAATACAACATTGACTTTTAACGGCGGAAACATTGGAATTGCTCCGCGTGTCTATGCAACAAACTTCTATATGTTCCTATCTATCTATAATGAAGAAGATATGGACACTGGACAAATCGTTGCATATGCAAATCTAAATGTGCAAGAAACATATGAAACATTCCATCTTGATAGCAAGAAGCTTGACCCATTGGATGTGGGGCAGGATTATGCATTCAAGGTTATTATCAAAGGAACAAACTATCGTATCTACTTAAATGATGTTGTCATTTTTAATATTGAATATCCTAATATGATTAGGGGAAGCGTTGGCATATATTCAACAGCGGGCAATAGCTGTAAGAACCTTTCAGTAGATTCCAACTTCGCAGATGGATGGTTTACTAATATAGATACTGTTCCAGGCGGCATAGCAGATATTCAGGAGCTAGATAATGAAGATAAATATCTGTACTTGAACAACCCAACAACAACTGACCTTTATGCAGGGCAGACATTAACGGTGGTTGGAGGTAAGGCCCATACTCTTTCCTTCAATTATATTGGTTCTTGTACGGTTACGATATTCGAACGGGACGGAGCATCTCCACAAGTCTATAGCCAGCAGATGGGCTTGCAATCGGATTGGACAGAGGCATCTTTTACGCAGACATTAAGTGCTGACTGCGCAACGGTAGAAATTCGCTTCATGGCGAATAATGAGACGGTAAAGGTCAACAACGTCCAGCTTGAAGACAAAGGATTTGCGACAGATTATATCCACAACATGAGCTTGTCAGTACCAGCAGTTCGTGACAGTTCTATTATTACTTATCCATCTAAGGATAATATTCTTCCATATAAAGGCTCACTGGCTATGTGGTTCAAACCTGATTTGGATTATGATGCAAACACTGCATACAACACTATCCTATTTGAATATGGTGACACCCAGCCGCTTCTGCTTTACTATAGCCCAAGTGGTTCTATGCGTTTTAAATATGGAAGCTATAACTCTATTGGAATTACCATGAATCTAGTGAAAGACACTTGGTACAATGCCGTAGCTACGTGGGATGAAGATGAAATCCAATTGTGGATTGGCACATCTTATACATCGGCACAAGGCGTTTATAGTACGCTTGGCAGCTCCAATGTTATCCGTATCGGATGGAGCCAGAATGCAAGCTACCGTATGTTCAATGGTGTTATTGATGAAACGGTTATCTATTCAGAAGTTTTGTCAGACGATGAAGCAGTAGCACTGGCTGATACAACAGACCCGATTGCAGATAACGATTCTGTTATTCTTCATGCAAGTTTCAACCATGCGATTGCCAACTTCAATAAGTCTATTATTGAGGCAACGCTTGCTCCAAACTATGGTTCTCCTGTTATCGTTACAAAACAGAATGGTAGCGTCATGAGAAAGGTTTCCTTCTTTGACTGGACTACTGGAGAATACAGAACATTTAACCAAGAGCCTGTTATGTATGACAAAGCTTATGATTATTTGCCTATCTCTTACCATGCAGATGATATTGATAAGGAAACATTTACAATCAGCGTAACAGATGAAGAGGGAGTTATGTGGGGCGACCCGTTAACTCTTGATGGAAAGAAAGTCCACATGACATTGACGGATGACCAAAAAGATGTATTAGATGGGCAAACCATGACGGTAAGTTACCAGCTAGAAGAATCTTATACGGTTGATTTCAATATTGGTGTTCCTGATTCTTTCCGTGTCACTCTTGGAAAATACGATGGAGAACCAGTGACGGTTACGTATGAAGGCAATCGCTTTTCAAACCAGAAGCTTGCAACGATGATTGAATTGAATCCATTATTAAATCCAAACCATGAAGGGTTCCTATACATCACTCAGAATGTGGAAAGCGTATCTTCTTTCAGAGTTCGTGCGACACCAGACAATCTACCAGCTAATGGTGGAACTCAAGCATTGATTGTAGCAGAGCCGCTGGATTCCAACGGAAACTATATCAGCCATTGTAAGCTGACTGTTTCATGTGAGCTTGGAACGATTCTTCCAACCTATGATGAAGATAGCGTTAAGATTCGTGAAAGAGCAGGAAGATTCCTGTATCAGTATCGTCCGCCAATCATCGAGATGTCTGATGTGAATGCCGTGGAAGTAGAAGACCATATCAACATTATGGATAGCGAAACGGGTCTTGGTGTACAGATTCCAATTACACTAAAGACACTTGAAACAATGGATTATACTCTTCAGACTGGTGACACCATCGAGAAGATTGCTGCTAAGTATGGAGCAACCATTCAAGATATTGCTTATACGGATGACATGATTGCAAAGGTAAATGCAAAGTATGGTGCTAATACGGAGTCGGTAGATAAATCATCAAGCGACGTACTCATTGCAAATGCACGTAAATACATTAGCGAAAGTTCTAATGTAACGATTAAAATACCAGTCAGCTATTCAGCAAGCCAACTTCAGAAGTCAGCAATTGAAATCAACTATGATAAGATGATTGCTTATTTATTAGAATTCATTATTGATTATATGGGGCAACCGAAAACTGCATTGCCAAGTGGACTAGGAGACCTTCTTGATTTCAATGGTGATGGAGTCATTAATATGGACGAAGTAGCATGGCTGACAAATAACAGACTGACAACGACATTAACCAACAAATACACTGATGTATTAAATTGGGACAAGAACAACTAAGGGGTGATGAATCGTGGCAAAAGCTCATAATGACCGAATAATGAAAGATGGCGCTGACAAGGGCTACTCGATACGGATTGGGAAAACACTTCCACAAAACAGTGCGAACCTCGCCTATGTTTCTACACCAGAGATGAGTCCAGTGAGAAACCTGCTCATCAATGACCTGTCTGCAAACATAAAAGAAAATGGTCTGCCATCGACTTATCAAGCAGAAAAAACAATGTACCCAGATGACCAGTATTTACTGCGTGAACTGTCTGGTGATTCAAAGCTTCCTAGTAAGAAAGTGCTGGTGACGGATGAGTTCTCCGTCCCAGTCAGTTCGCAAGATGAGCCAGCTCCTCTCTATTATGAAGCAAAAGCAAGCGGCTACTTTGATGCAAAGGGAGCATTGGTAACTCCATACATTGGCGGATATAGTGAAGACCCTGCTGATAATGTTGTAGACTATGCTCAAGTAGACCCAGAGGAAATTGATGACCTCCTCTATCTTGGAACAAAGATAAGGGTAACCAATCTAGATGGTACTCCTATCAATACGGCTTACAAATATAAGATTCAATTGATACAGGCACAGGGAACGGGACTCCCAGAGAATGCTTACAATATTTATGTCTACTCAAACTTCCATGAGAGCGATAGCGAATCTTTCCTTCTCCACTATGAGAAGTATAATACGGATGGCACACACGTATCCGACTACACAGAGATTCTGAATCCCTCTCCTGTCTTTGATGAAATCAGTGAAGCAGACTTTGATATCCTCACACAAGGAGCAAATAATCTAGATGTTAGAGCTTATTGCGTTGTAGAAACAGATGACAACAACTATCAGGTTTACTCTCCAGCTCAAGTCTTGATTGCAGACAATACAGTGCGGCCCGCACAGCAATTCAAGTATCGTGTGAAGAGCAACATGAGTACTCGTTTCTCTGGCACTAATCCAGGCAATGTAAATATCGGAATCATCTTCTTAAACAATAGCATCATTAACGTAGAAGATTTGACAGGCTCACTGAAGAAGATATACGAAGATAGTGCAAAGCCAGCTTACCTAGAGTTTGCTAATCCACATCCTGAAGTAAGAAGCTATCTGAAATCCAATCCACGTTACTGGGTGGCAGACATTGAAATGCCAAGAGACGAATGGAATGACTATGATTTAATCATCATCACTGGATATGGATACTTTGATATGTCTCCGTACAATGATGCCATTCGTAACTATATGAACAATGGCGGCAAGATATGGATTGATAATGCGGGTGAAGTAGGAAAAGTCCTTACCTTCAAATCTGGTAGTACAGAAACATTCTTAACAACAGTTGGATTCTCTGGTACAACAGAGTCAACTGGATTTAAAGCTCCAGACATCACAACACAACTTGGGAAGGACATCCTAAACCGTTACTACGTAATGGGCAACAAGACGCAAATTGACCTTGGCTATTCAAGACAAGAGCTTCAAGGTGACGGAACATACAAGACCATTGCTGTTAATCCAATGATTACATTCGGTTCTGGCGAAGCATCTACTAACTGGACAAACATCATTCAGTATTCTAATAAGAATGCATCTGTCATGGTCAGCAATGTAAGGGCAGGAACTCCTTTTGAAAAGGGGACAATGATTGTATCAAACTCTGGTATTATTCGTTCTCTATTCCATAATGATGATACGGCTGTTCAGTTTGCAATTAACCTTATTCTTTACATGGCAGAGAACAGATGGATTTACGGCCCATGGCAACAGGATTATGTTTACCATCGTGATAACTTGTTTAAGCAAGAATACTCTGGTGTTGGCGGCTCAACCGTTTATGTTGATGAACGTAATGATTATGACCAGACACAAATCGTGGCAAAGAAAATCCTAAAGGGAACAACAAAATCTGCTTTACTTCCTTATCTCCCAGCAGAGTTCTTTGCAGCTAGTGGAGCTTATGAAGTAGAAGTTCAATCCAATACCGATGTTCCAATTAACAACGGAAGCATGGAAGCTGGTAGCTATAATCCAAATACAAGGTCAGCTATCACAAGCTGGACAGCTACGACAGCGAATGCTATCCCTGGGTGGGATACGAAGTTCCTAGCAGGACAGACGCCTACGTTCAGACATGTAACTAGCACTTCTCAGCGTGGAGCAAAAGCTGTTCAAGTGGATGTTCCAACTGGCGGCATTGGTGCTCAGGCTTACTGGAATAACAGAACAGGAACATTATTGCCAGGTTCTTATATGGCAACAGCGTGGATAAAGGTAGAAAGCGTAGCAGGAAAAACAACTCAGGGTGCAATGGTAGCAGCTTACGATACAAGCGGTACTGTTATTGCGAAGAGTGCTCCCGTTATTGGTACTCGTGACTGGGTGAGAGTGGACTGCAACTTCTCTCTTTCAACAGCTAAGCAAGTTGACCTTCGCGTCGGTTTTGTTGATGGAAATGGAGAAGGCGTTGTAACGGTTGACATGCTGACCGTTGTTAGCGTAGGAAGTATCTACATGACTCCTGCTAATGATGGCTCAAGTGCTCTCTATGCATTTGCTGTAACGCCGCGTGGAGATTCATTCAATCTTCAAGCAGAAGGATACTCTGATTCTGATGTTACAACTTATGACCCAATCATCAATGTCACATACACCATTCGTTCTTATGTTTATGCATGGGACAATAACGCTGGTATTTATATGAAGCTAAACGGAAACACCGCTGTTAGAACCGTATCTATTCGTCGCTCAGATGGTGTGGTTAATCTTGGTTCTTTATCTACTATGCTCCCTGCATTAAATGCTGGTATCGAATGGGCAGACACGAATGATATTTACTACGAAGTATATCTTGGCGGCCCAGATGGAATTGACCCTGATAGCCAATTCGTGAACCTTGAAATCCATGACACAAAAGCTGGTAAGTATTACTTTGATAGAAATGGTAATGTTGTTATCCGATATATGGATTTATTCTATGGCGGCGAGAACAAGAACATCCTTCTTCAAGCCCGTACAAACTACTACACTATCCGTGCTGCAAAGCGTCGCTATGGTGTATTGGTTCAGCCAGAGAATAAGATTAGCCTTGCTTACCCATCTACTATCGACAATCGTGACTCATGGTTTTTGCGTGTACAAAATGGTTCATTCGTGAAAAAAGAATTGAACTATGATGACATCAAAGCATTGATTGCTTACGACAACTATTACTATGAATTCCAACAGCGCTTATTCGGTACTCACTACTATTCATTGCCAGAATACAATCGTCAAGTATTTAAGCCAGCAATGGGATACAAGCGAGTAAGAGAAGAGATGGCTGAATACGTCAATGACAATACGGTTAAGGTTCAAAACCATCCATTGTATGTCATGACAGGAAGCTCAAGACAAGAGCCAATGTCGAAGGTCGGCACAGCAGGTCTTATCTACAAGCCACAAACGGTTACGTCAGAATGGGATAAGTCATTCATTCCTCGTGTTTATGTGGACGAGCAAATGGATGGTAACTTAGTAGAAAGATTAGAAGGCTTTGACGTTGACTATACAAACGGACTCGTTATCTTTGAATCAGCTCCAGTCGGCACAGTGTTCGTGGACTATGACTACAACAACCTGCAAGTATGGAAGCGTACCTACAACAACATTCTTGTGACAGGCGAACAAATGAAATCAACAGACAAGAAGACATTTGCTTCTGCTCACCAGAACTGGTTGGCATTCCCTACTCCAGTTATTAAAATAGTTCCGTATGATGGCAGCGAAGAAAAAATTGCCCCTGTCACTTCATACACTATTGACTATTCATCTGGTTCGGTTACATTTAAGGAAGATGTTTCAGACCGTGTAATCGTGCAATACATGTACTCAACTGATGAACTCTTAAAGATAAGAGATTACGATATTCGTAACGGCTTCATCTACTTAGAGGATGAGATTGATTTCAAGCACGAAATCTATGTGAACTATTACTATGCAGAAAACTATCTGGAATACCGTGGGTACTTTGATGATTCCATCGGAACATTTATTGGTCTTGACCTAAATCCATCTGAAGGGCATTACTCAACAATGCCTGTTGTAAGAACGGATGGCGACACTGGTGAAACGTTCACATCATGGGAGTCTGTTCCTACAGCCAAGCTGATGAATAAAGAAGTCTATGTGTATATCGTTCCTCACAAAGACAGCTTTGGAAACTACAATGAAGACTGTGTTCGTCACTGCTACAGCCTAGAAGATTGGCAGAATGTACAGAAGACAAACCCAGCCGCTATGCTTCTTGGTATTATTCATCTGCGCGAACACACTAGAGTTCAGGATGCAGTTGTAATGGATACTCGTCAACGGGGCGGCGGATTAAAAACATCCATTAAAGAATCTACTATTAAGAAGGTTCAGCCACTGTCCAAGAACTACTGGGATATGGGTACATGGGATGGTCAGGCGTACTACAAGAATGGCGTCCTAATAATTGAACTTCCTAAGAAGATTCTTCAATCAGAGGGTGGACAATTCACTGAGAAACAGGTTACTTCTATAGTAGGGAAATACATCGCGTATGGTATTTACTTTATTGTAGATTTTGTATAAGGAGCTGTAACCTATGGATAAAAACATTCCATTAGGTATCACGCAGGTCTATAACGCTGGGACAAACTCTACGGAGTTGTCCTGGTCTTATTTAGAATCAGCGGATATCGAATACTTTGAAATCCAGTATTACGATGAAGAGAAAAGAAAATGGGTTCCGTTCGATGGCAGAAATGGAATCGTAAAGAAACAGAAGTAATAAGGAGGTGGGAAAATGAGCTTATCAAAGTATCCTGAAAAACTAGATTTGTTTCAAGTAAAGAAAGATGCAGCATTTGATGGAGACCCTAACGGCGACGACGTAATGGCCGACGACATAAACTCCTTACAGGATTCTATCAGTGCAATTCAGGAAACCTTAGGATTAAATCCGCAAGGAAGCAAGACAAGTGTGGGAGAACGTATTAGTCTTCTTGAAGGCTCATCAGCAATGCGCGTTCCATCTTTTCTTATTTACTTGGGTGAAGTCGATAAGATTAATGGAGCTACAACTGTTGACCAAGCAACTGGTCACTTTGTTAAGTTTGACCATATCGTATTTGGTAACAATGCTGAAGAAACAACAAGCGAAAGCCATGCGATTACAGAAAATATAATTGGCATCATCAAGAAGAACCGCGAGATTCATGTCTATGGTTACATTGATTCTGGTGTTAACACTACTAATCTATCTGTAGCTGAAATCCAAGTAAAGATTCAATCTTGGAAAGACATGGGCGCAGACGGTATCTACCTTGATAACTTTGGTTATGAGAGCGGCGTAAGTCGTGACCGTCAAAACCAAATCCTAGATTCTATTCACCAATATGGAATGGTCGCTATCATGCAGTCTGGAGATGCAGAAAAGCTTCTTACAGATGCTTATGATGAAACCATGAACCCTAACTGGGTGGCTCCGCATATCGAGCCTGGTGACGTTTACCACTATCAGCAATTTGCGATTGATACAACTACTCCTGAAGTTTACACAGATGCCTATGGGATTGCACAGAAGATACTTCCTATCTACCATCATCGTTGGGATTTAGGCGTTCGCATATTTGCCACTCCTTATATTGCTTCTAATACAGACCCAGAACTTGCACAAACATATTATAACTGGGCACATACTGGAGCCTTATTAACATCTGTAGATGCTTTCTATCCAGTAACAGAAGGCTACGCAAAGTTAAACAATGAAGTTCGTTTCTATAACTGGATGCCTATCGCTGGCAACTGGTATATGAATAGACCAATCATAGATATAGATACTGCAACAAATACTTTTAGTCGTGAAACAGCTTTCGGTAAAATCATTATGAATAACTCCGACCATACCTATAAGTATGAGGGCATGTATATTCCATTTGATTTACTGCAAATCATTGAGAATACGATTGCTGGTACTTTACTACAGGATGGTACGGTAGAAGATAAGAAGATTAAGAATTATGACGGGCAACGCCTAATTGATTCTATCAATACTAGCACAGGTGACACCATCGACATTAGTAGAATATCTACATTCGACTATGGAGATATAAATGGTAATATCCCAACAGATGTATTAAAGGCAAATGTTATTGAGGCCATTAATGCTTATATCGGAACAGCTAGAATCGACGAAGCATATATTGGGGATTTACATGCAAGCAAGATTACAGCTGGAACGATTGATGCCGAGCGCATCACTGCTTCTGTTGTAGATGCATTAAACCTATATGCTCAGAATGCAACGATTGGCTCTGCAGTTATTGACCAAGCAGTTATCGGTGACCTGTCTGCTGACAAAATCACGGCAGGAGATATTGATGCTGAACGTATTACTGCTGGAGTAATCGACGCGATTAACTTGTCTGCTAAACAGGGTTACATTCAAAACTTAAATGCGGATAACATCACAGCTGGTAACATCAAGGCTGACCGCATCAAGGCGGACGTTATTAACGCGATTAACTTGTATGCACAGAACATGCAAGTAGGCGACGCTACGATTAATACGGCTACGATTGGTGCATTGTCTGCAGGACATATCGAAGCGGCTGTTATTGATGCCATCAACATGAATGCTGATACGGCAACCATCAAGGCTGCTAAGATTGGCTCTCTAGATGTAGATAACATCAAAGCAAGTGTTATCTCTGCGATTAACGCTTCTATCGAAAATGCTGTTATTGACCAGGCTCAAATCGGCAACCTAGATGCAACGAAAATTACTGCTGGAACCATTGACGCAGACCGCCTAAAAGCAAGTATCATTGATGCAATCAACCTTACAACTCAAACCGCTACAATTGACCAAGCAAAGATTGGTGACCTAAGCGCTGATAAGATTACGGCAGGCGACATCTCTACCGATAGATTACAAGCCAATATCGTTAATGCCATTAATGCTTATGCTCAGAACATGGTAGCTGATAGTGCAAAGATTGATATTGCTTCTATCGGAGACTTAGATGCTCAACACATCAAGGGCGCAGTAATCGAAGCCATTAACTTGTCTTCTGAGAATGCCACAATTGGCAATGCTAAGATTGGAACGCTAAGCGTAGATAATATGAAGGCGTCTGTTATTGCGGCAGTAAATGCTTCACTTGAAACAGCTTCTATTGACCAAGCGAAGATTGGTAATTTAGATGCAACTAAGATTACTACTGGCGACTTGAATGCAGACCGAATCAAAGCTGGTGTTATCTCCGCCATCAATGCTTCACTGGATACAGCTACAATTGGCGCTGCCAAGATTGGTTCTTTAGAAGTAGGCAATATGCAAGCCTCGGTTATCGCTGCAGTGAACGCTTCTATCGAAAATGCGACCATTAATGCTGCAAAGATTGGTACTCTAAGCGTTGACAATATGAAGGCAAATATCGTAGATGCTATTAATCTATATGCTGGTACTGCGAAGATTGACAATGCTCATATCTCTGCCTTAGATGCTGACCATATTAGTGCGGCAGTTATCGAAGCAATCAATGCTAACATTGGCTCAGCAACTATCGACAATGCGATTGTTGGACAGCTAGGTGTAGACAACATGAAAGCTACGGTTGTTGAAGCCATCAACTCTTACACGGGTGTAGCCGTAATCGGTGAAGGTAAAATTGGAAACCTTTCTGCTGACAAGATTACTACTGGTACAATTAGCGCAGACAGAATCTCTGGTTCCGTCATAGATGCTGTTAATGCCAACATTGGCACAGCGACAATCGACAAGGCTGTTATTCCTAATTTGGATGCGGCACATATTCAATCTGAAGTAATTAAAGCCATCAATGCTTCCATTGAAACAGCTACAATTGATGCAGCTCAGATTGGGCAATTAGGCGTAGACAACCTAACAACTTCTGTTATTCAAGCCATCAATGCAAGTCTTGAGAATGCAACAATCGGCTCTGCTAAAATTGGTACATTATCTGTTGATAATATGAAAGCCAATGTATTGGATGCTGTTAACTTCCATGCCCAAACAGGAACGTTGGATGAAGCGCTAATCCATTCATTGAATGCAGGTAAGATTAATGCTGGCGACATTGCGGCTGAACGCATGACAACAAATGCCATTGCTGCTATTAACGCCGACATCTCTAGTGCAACCATTGACTCAGCTCAGATTGGCGCTTTGACAGCAGACAAGATTCAAGCTTCTGTTATCTCTGCGATTAATGCAAACATTGGAACAGCAAAAATTGACCAAGCCGTTATCCCTGAATTAAGTTCAGACCACATCACGGCATCCGTTATCTCTGCTATCAATGCTAGTATCGGAGAAGCGAAAATTGATTCTGCCAAGATTGGAACGCTGAATGCTGATGTTATGTCAGCTAATATCATTCAGGCAATCAATGCAAAGATTTCAACTGCAACAATCGACCAGGCGGTTATTCCTCATCTGGATGCTGACCACATTGCTTCCAGCGTAGTAGAAGCGATTAACTTAAAAGCTACTGTTGCTCAGATTGACCAAGCTCGCATTGGCAATTTGGATGCGAATAAGATTACAGCTGGCGATATTGCTGCTGACCGTATTAAGACAAATGTTGTAGCGGCTATCAATGCTGACCTTTCAACTGCTACTATCGGTTCTGCAAAGATTGGTTCCTTGAAAGCTGAAAACATTCAAGCGGAAGTTGTAAAAGCAATCAATGCTAGTATCGAGACAGCTACGATTAATTCGGCTAAAATTGGTACGCTAAGTGTAGATAACTTAAAAGCGGCTGTTGTCCAAGCAATTAATGCAAGTATCGAGAATGCGACTATCGACTCTGCAAAGATTGGTGTCTTGGCTGCTGATAAGATTAGCACAAATGTAATCGAAGCCATCAATGCAAATGTAGGCGTGGCGCATATTGATGAAGGTGTTATCAATACCTTGAATGCAGACAAGATTGTCGGCGGCTCTATTGACGCGGCTGTCTTAACTTCATCTGTCATCAACGCCGTGAATGCATCTATCGAAGGTGCGGTTATCAATAATGCAAGAATCGGTGTACTAGATGCTGACCATATTAAGTCTTCTGTAATTGAAGCAATTAATGCCAACATCGGAACAGCTTACATTGATAAGGCTGTTATCCCTCAACTGGATGCAGACCATATTAAAGCTAGTGTGATTGAGGCAATCAACGCAAAGATTACAACAGCAACGATTGATAGTGCAGTTATTCCAAACCTGGATGCGGCTCATATTCAATCAAGTGTTATTGATGCAATCAATGCAAATATTGGTACAGCGTACATCAACCAAGCGGTTATCCCTCAGTTGGATGCAGGACATATTTCCGCTAGCGTTATTGACGCTATCAATACCCAAGTTACTGGACGGGCTGTTATTAATGAAGCCAACATCGGCAACTTGAGTGCGACGAAGATTACTTCTGGGGACATTGCAGCTCAGCGTATGACTGCCAATGCGATTGCAGCTATAAACGCGGATATCACATCAGCAACAATTGATGCCGCACAAATCGGTTCTTTGACAACTGACAACTTGAAAGCAGCTGTAGTAGATGCTGTCAACCTATACACTGGTACTGCTACTATCAATGCGGCAAAAGTCGGAACACTAGATGTAGCAAACATGAGTGCCAATATCATCAAAGCAGTGAATGCTTCTCTTGAAACGGCAACCATCAATGCAGCGAAGATTGCGGCTCTTGATGCAGACCACATCAAAGCGGTTGTTATTGACGCTATCAATACAACAACGCAAACAGCTGTTATCGGTCAGGCTAAGATTGGAAACTTGGACGCTACAAAGATTACCACTGGTGATATTGCGGCGGCTAGAATGACAACCAATGCTATCGCAGCTATCAACGCTGACCTAACAAGTGCAACCATTGACTCAGCTCAAATCGGTGCATTAACGGCTGATAAGATTTCAGCTTCTGTAATCGCGGCGATTAATGCAAATATCGGTACGGCTCATATCGACCAGGCAATTATCCCTGAGTTGGATTCAGACCACATTAAGGCAAGCGTCATCAATGCTATCAATGCTTCTGTTGAGAACATCACGATTAACAGTGGTAAGATTGGCACACTTGATGCTGATAATATGGCAACGAACATCATCACTGCTATCAATGCCAACATTGGTTTAGCAACGATTGATAAAGCGGTTATCCCGCAATTAGATGCAACCCATATTAAGGCGACTGTCATTGATGCGATTAACACAACAACCCAAACGGCAGTTATTGGTTCTGCGAAGATTGCTGACTTGGATGCGGCTAAGATTGTAACTGGGGACATCACTTCTGATAGATTAAAAGCAAATGCGATTGCAGCCATCAATGCCAACTTAACAAGTGCTACGATTGATGCGGCGAAGATTGGCTCATTGACAGTTGGAAACATGAAAGCAGCAGCTATCGACGCTGTAAATGCTTACGTGGGAACAGCTACTATCAACGCAGCTAAGATTGGTGCTCTTGAGGTAGATAACCTGAAGGCGGCAGTAATCCAAGCGGTTAACGCTTCTGTAGAGAATGCGACCATCAACTCTGCTATGATTGGAACATTGAGCGCCGATAAGATGTCAACGAATGTCATTGCGGCTGTGAACGCAAACATTGGGCTAGCACAGATTGATAAGGCCATCATCCCGAACTTGGATGCATCAAAGATTACGACTGGTAGTATCGCTGCTAACCTAATGACAACGAATGTTATCCAAGCGATTAACGCTGATTTAACAACTGCAACTATCGGTGCCGCTAAAATTGGTTCACTAAAAGCAGAGAACATTGAGGCAGAAGTAATCAAAGCGATTAATGCCAGCGTGGAAAATGCTACGATTGGTGCGGCTAAGATTGGCGCTCTATCCGTAGACAATATGAAAGCAAACGTCATCTCTGCTATCAACGGTACATTAGAGAGTGCGAAAATCAGCCAAGCTGTTATCGGAAATCTAGACGCTTCTAAGATTACAACAGGAAGTATCGCGGCTGGATTATTAACAGCGAATGTTGTATCAGCGATTAACGCTGATGTGCAAACAGCTCAAATCAATTCTGCTAAGATTCAAGATTTGAATGCAAGCAAGATTGTGGCTGGAGATATTGACGCAGCTCGTATGACAGCGAATGTTGTATCTGCTATCAATACTTACACTCAGAATATGACAGCTGGTTCTGCACAGATTAACTCTGCTGTTATCGGTACGCTAAGTGCTGACCACATGCAGGCGAAAGTAATCTCTGCAATTAATGCTTCCATCGAAACCATCAATGGTACAAATGCGGTTATTAATAACGCAAAGATTGGAACACTAACAGCAGACCATATCAAAGGCGCTGTCGTTGAAGCTATCAACTTGAATGCAACAACTGCGGTTATTGACCAAGGTAAGATTGGCGTCCTTGATGCAACTAAGATTACAACAGGTGACATCGCCGCAGCAAGAATGACTACCAATGCAATCGCGGCTATCAATGCTGACATTACGACAGCTACAATCGACGCGGCACAAATTGGAGCTTTAACAGCTGCTCACATCGAAGCAGAAGTTATCGAAGCGATTAATACAACAACGGATACAGCAACTATCAACTCTGCGAAGATTGGTGACCTAACTGCTGGGCATATCGACGCTGTTGTAATTAGCGCCATCAATGCTTCATTAGAAAGTGCTACGATTAATGCAGCAAGAATCGGTTCTTTGAAAGCTGAAAATATTGAAGCCGAAGTCATTAAAGCTATCAATGCTAGTGTGGAGAACATCACTATCAACAATGCAAAGATTGCGGCTTTGGATGCTGACCATATTAAGGCAGTCGTTATTGATGCGATTAATACGACAACTCAAACGGCTACAATCGGAGCTGCTAAGATTGGAGTTTTAACTGCTGCTAATATCGGGGCAGGAACAATCGACGCTACAAAGATTAACGTAGCTGGTTTACGTGCAGACCAAATCACATCTGGATATATTAGCACAGCTCGACTACAAGCTGGAAGCATTACCTCGGACTTGATTGGTGCGAACCAAATTACCACTCAGCACATGCAGGCTGGCTCAATTGCTGGTGACCGTATCGAAGCTGGCACATTGAATGCTGATAGATTAGTAGCTGGTACTTTGGATGCTAGTTTCATCAAAGCAGGCACGATTACTTCTGAATTGATTTCTGCTGGTGCGATTACGGCTCGTAACATCGCCGCAAATTCCATCACAGCTGATATGATTCAGGCTGGTCAGATTACTGCGGAAAAGATTTCTACTAAAGGATTAGATGCACAAGTCATTCAGGTTTACAATGGTAAAACTGGTCAGGTTCTCATCGGCTCTGGTTACCTACGTGTAGACGGATTAGACGTTGGGGTTGTTCAATCGGATAACCTAGTAGCAAACGGTGCGTTCATGACATCATCTTCTGGTTATGGATATCTTCGTGATAACCCAACTGGTGAAGCAATCCTTGGCGGTAAAGCGACATCTCCTGGTGGACACCAACTATGGAAGATTAGTTTAGTAGATGGAACAGTATTCCCAATTGACCTTGGCGGACAGAAACCAGTAGACGTTGCAATTGATGCGAACGAGCAATATGCATATGTAACAATCGAGGGTAACAATACGCTGGTTCAGGTAGACATGGCGAACAACATGAGTACTGGAACTACATTGAAAATGGGTAAAGGCCCAGGGCGAATCTATTATTCTGGCGGTAAGCTAGATGATATGAAACACTTCTTCGTCTTGAATACAGACCCAGAAGATATGAACGTACCAGACAGCCTGACAATCGTAGATGCTCCAACAACATCTATTGACCAGAAGCTATATGTTCACCACAACGTTCCACTTGGCAGCACGCCATATGATGTTGTAACAAACGGCATGCATCAAACCTTCGTTACATTAGCTGGTCAGGGTGACATCGTAATGTTACAGATGGATAATCCAAACTCCATGAACTGGAAGCCAGTGAAAAACATTCCGATTTCTGCCTACATGACAGACAACTACCACGGTGGTATGACAGGTGAATTCGGTTTGAATGAAGCAACTGGTGGTGACGCATCCAGTCAGTACAACACTGGAATGCAAGACATGGAAATGACAGGCATGGACCCGCATGGTGGATACGGTGTAACGGATGGTTCAATGATTACTTATGAGCCACACGGTATTGACCTATCAAGTGACATGGATATCTTGTATGTAGCTGACTATGCGAATGGGTATCTGATTGTTGTTGATATCAATGGTAAGGCCCCATACAATGCATTAACTGGTAGCCGTCAACAAGGTAATATTGGTTCTATGGGATTCCCGATGGGAATGGGACCGAACAAGCCTGACAACCCACCTGGAACAGCTCCTATCTCTGACCCTAGTATGGGTGGCATGGTGATGAGTGTTGATGAGCCAGAGTTTGTGGCAATGGATATGAGCATGCCTGGTATGGATATGGGAGATACAACTGTTACGACAAGTGGCGGACGTACTTTCTCGAAAGACCAGACTCAACATACAACTCATTATGTATGGTATCGTATCCCAGTTGGTGACTCTCCAGACTTCGTTAAAGTGGCAAATGGAAAAATCTTTGTTACGGTTGAAGGTACTGGTAAGGTTGCTGTTATCGAAGAGCAACAAGTCCTTGACAACTTAACATATGACAGATGGTATTACACAAACTATGATGAGTTTACTGTAATGCACGACCTTCCAACATGGACAGTTAACTACATCGACGTTGGTTCTAAGCCATCACATATGCATTATAATGAAACAACTGGTCAATTATTCGTTACCGTTAATGGTCAGAACCAAGTAGTTGTGATTGACACAAACAATATTGACCCAATGAATCCGAACATGTCCATTGTTAATCGCATTAACGTTGGAGCAAATCCGAAAGGTATTAGAGTCGATTCAGCTGGTGAATACATGTATGTTGTCAACTATGGTGGAGCAGGGGACTTATCCTTTGTATATCCTGGCGGCGGCTATATCGGTGACCCTTATATCGGTTTAGAGGGCGGCGTTGAATACCAAGGTGCAGATGGATGGGCACCAATGAGAAGCCAATGGATAGAGAATTCAGACGGAGATGTTGTTGCAGCTGCTTCTGTTGAGTTCCACATCAACGAACCATTCTTGAACGAAGGCGGTTATGTAAAACTAACAGCCTACAACGATGGTGAAGATGCCCAGTACGCTTACATCGAGCAAGACCTTGTAAACGTAACGAACTACTCAAATGGTAATAATACGGTACATGTAACGGGCGAGAAGCTGACACCTAACTCCACCTATACTTGGTTTATGCCAGCTAATCCTTGGTTGAATCCTCCAGGCGTAACCAATGTAAAGATTAAAGGTATTGTAAAAGGTGAAACGTTAGTAAGGCAAGCCGACAACCTTACGTTCAATGCTGCGAACAAATGGATGGCTACTCCACAGCCGCCACAATTCCAGAAGGTATTAGCAGATGGAACGGTGCTGGCAGTAGATGAATCGTCTTATACGATTACGTATCCTACTAGTGATACTGGAACAGCAAAAGTTGTATTTAATAGTGCAATTGAAGCTGGAGCAAATATCATTGCTATCCAATACTACTGGTGGAAAACAGCAACGGGATATACAGTTGAGTACAACACTGGAGCTTACATCCAATTTCCATTAGGCACAATTCCATCGGATGATAGCCAGTGGGTAGAGGCAGACTACACAGCTAAGTATAACATGTGGTTTAAGCCGCACAATGGTTCGATTTCAGTGGCTCAAGAACAAGGTTCGTCTGACAACTTCTACACGAAGTTTGAGATTGACGAATTTGTTCCGAAGTATATCACGTATGATAACCAAACGACTGACCCATTTGTTTATAGCCCAATTGCTGTACAAGGAACGAATGCAAACTATACTGGTGTTCAGTATTCTACCATGACAAACCGTTCAATTGGTGCGGGGATAGCAACAACTGCTTCATCTATTGACTTAGGTGTACCAAGCAATCCTGACTTGACTCCAATCATAAGCGGAACAAGCATTGATGCGTGGGATGGAGACCACACAATGGAGCCTATACCAGCACATACTACGGTAACATTACCAGGCGGCTTGCAATCCGTAACGGTTGACCTTGGAAAAGTATACATGATTGGTAGAATTTCAGTTGGTCACTCCTATGGTGAGGACAGAGTTTATCATAATACGAAGACAGAAGTTTCAGAGGATGGCGTAACATGGACAACCATTTACGACAGTGCTGTGTCTGGCGAGTGGAATGAGAAACCTACTTACCATACAGTACACGGACATACGCATTATGCGAAGTTCTTTACTTTCACAAACAAGCGTGTTCGCTTCATTCGTGACTGGGCAAATGGATGGACTTCTGGTGACGGATTAACTTCTGGAACAGAAAACAACTGGACAGTAATCAATGCTTACGGTGACTGGGAATACGACACAAGCTATGTATATCCAGACAGTGCTCCAGAAGCTGGAGAAAGCATGGCTACCAATGGACGAGGTATTGTGTCAACAGATATTGACGGAGCTTATGCAGCCATTGATATTGCGATTGACTTTACTTCCAAGTGGTTCATGACTTACCTGATTGGCCCAGACTTCGGTATGGCAGAAGTTGAAATGAGTTCCATGATGGGCATGAGTCATACGCTGACAATGGAAGCACCGACGCTTTCCAAGTTCCAGCATAAGCACATCATGTACTGGCCACCTTCCGCTAACGTGAAGGCTGACGCAATGAACAATGTTCTTGCTGGTCATCACCGTGCAACCATTCGTCAAAAATCTGGACGTATCAATATTGACACTTTCCGATTCGAAGACTATCAGTACTTCGACAGAAACTCTCAGTTGATTACACCAGATAAGTCGGCAACATTCAGACGTACTAAGATTGTTCCTACTTCTGCTCAGTGGTTTGTAGGGGATGCAATCCAATCAAGTGAAGGTGCTTACAACTCTCCACGTTTGAATCCTGATACTGGTCTTCCTGACTACTCTGTAGCCATCAAGTACCGTATGAGATTCCGTGTAGACTTGGCTGAAGGTGCTCAACTTCCAGATGGTTCTAAGAAACCAGGCCGCGGTATTGCTTACGCGACATCTGCTATCTTTGAAACTGGTAAACTAAGCACACACTGGAGACGTTCTGAATCATCCGATAAGATTCCAGGTACACAGATTGAAGCGTGGGATGGAAACCACCCGCACAAGACTGGTATCCAAAACTTCCACTTAGCAAATGCGGCTGTTAAAGGTAACAAGATTGCTCCGCTAGCAATCATGGACCATCACATCAACCCATATGCACAGATTCAAGAGAGCAAGCTGAAGCTGAACTATCCGACTCACCGACATGGTCGTCCTATTATGGCAGAGGTAATGCCAGGAATGATGATGGAAGTTGGATGGGTAGATAACAAGCCAGTGCTTGACACGATTGAAGGATGGGGTGGAAATGGTACAGCCAACACAATGGCTCGCGGAGACCATAACCACGATGACCGTTATATCCTGAAATCTGGTGACGGCTCGGTTGTGTCCCTGACTGTTACAGGAGACTTAACAGTTGGCGGTCTTGTAGATGGCGTAGATGTAAGTGTGTTCAAGTCAAGCTACGATACTCACGTTGCGGATACAGTTGCTCACTTATCGCAAGCTGAGCATACGAAGTTAACTGGTATCTCCACTGGAGCTACGAAGACTCAGTCTTCTACAACCAATGGTAATATTAAGATTGACGGAGTAGAGACGACGGTCTACACTCACCCATCAACAGATGGCAACTTACACGTACCAGCAACTAGTACCACTCATAATGGTCAGTTCTTGAAAGCTGGAGCTACGGCAGGAAGCATATCTTGGGCGCAGATTGCATTCACTGACATCAGTGGAACAATTACTGCAACGCAACATGGCAACCAAACAAGTGGAACGCTTCACGCGAATGCAAACTCCACGACGAATGGTTTCATGAGCTACCAAGACAAGAACAAGCTGGATGGCATCTCTACTGGAGCAAACAAGGTAGTAGACAGCACAACGAACGGCAACATCCTTATCGACGGTGTGGATACAAATGTTTACACTCACCCTACAGGTGACGGAAACCTTCACGTTCCAGCCAATGGTACAACCCATGCAAACCATGTATTGAAGGCATCTTCAACCGCAGGCGTTTATTCATGGGCACCAGTTCAGTGGACTGAAATCAGCGGAACCTTCTCTGATATCCTCCATGGCAACTTAAGCGGTGGTTCGCTACACGCAGTTGCTACTGGCTCAGTAAATGGTTTCATGAGTGCGGCTGACAAGCTAAAGTTGGATGCAATCCAATCAAACGCTATCAACCAAACAACAGCTGACGGACGTTACGTTCTTAAGTCTGGTGATACCATCACAGGTAACTTGGTCATTGATAACATCAAGGCAAACAGTGGAATTGAGATTGGAGACACTGGCGGCGTTCAAGAAACACCGTACATCGACTTTCATTCTAGCGGAAACAACATAGACTACGATGCACGTATCGTCGCTTCTGGTGGAGATACGGTAACTGGTAGAGGAACATTAAGCGTTGAAGCTGCTACTTTCAATGTGGATGGCAATATCACAGTGACAGGAACAGTGGACGGCGTGGATGTATCTGGTTTAGCTGTAAGCTATGCTTCCCATACAAGGGTTCCAAATCCTGCTAGTAACTTTGTTCTTACAGAGAGTGGAACGCAAGTGAATGTGAAGTTCGACTTATCCGATTCAACAGAAGTAACAGAGTATGAAATCTGGGCATCATTTGCAGATAATGCTCACTACGAAGTAGTTGGAATCGTGAATGATTCGGACATCGCACCAGGCGTGACAACATATACATTCGTGGATGATAGCTATAACCGCAAGGGAACTATCTACTACCGTGTATATGCGAAGAACGGCAGCGTTCGCTCTAGCTCCCTAGAAGGAAGTATTGTCCTAGCTCACACAGTAGCTGACCCAACGAACTTGAATGTAGTGGCAAACATCGACTCGTTCGATATCTTCTACACCGTTCCAAATGATAGACTGCTTGACCACATCGAGATTGTTATCGACAAGCAAGACGTTGAAGCAAACTTGGCAGAGTCAAATGGAGCTGTTGTTTACAGCGGATTAGCAGACCGCTTCACATACAAGATTCCAAGTGTTGACTACGATAAATTCCATAATGTTTGGGTTCGTTCAGTAACCAGAATTTAATAAGCATGCTGGCTTCGGCTGGCATGTTTTTTCTTTATTTTTTTGTGGAAATATTGCCTATTATGGGTTATGTTCAGAATGATATTGAACTGCTAAGGAGGGCGGAGAATACATGAGTACAAGCTCAGGGAGCATTAAAAGACAACAGATACTAAATGTTCCTCAAGATATATTAGTAAGTGGCAATTCAGTTTGGCATTCTGGCAATCTATCCAAATCTGAATTCACACCCTCTTCACACATTGGTACTGGTGGTACAAGCCATGCCGCAGTTACAACGACAACAAACGGCTTCATGCTTTCATCTGATAAAACAAAGCTAGATGGTATCAGTACAGGAGCAAATAAAGTCACGTCCAGTACAACCAATGGAAATATAAAAATTGATGGAACGGAAACAAATGTATATACACATCCAACAGGGGATGGGAATCTGCATATTCCTGCTACTGGTACATCCAGTAATACGAAGGTATTAAAAGCAGGGGCTACGGCTGGCTCTGTATCCTGGGGATTTGTTGCCTTCAGTGAAGTGACTGGGGCAATCACCGATACACAGCACGGCAGTAGGAGCGGTGGAACTCTACACTCCAATGCGACACAAACGACAGCTGGGTTTATGTCGTCCGCTGATAAGATTAGATTAGATAATATGCAAGATAATGCAATAAACCAAACTTCTGCTGATGGTAGGTATCTACGATTAACAGGTGGTACATTAACTTCTAACCTCACGATAAGCAACACAAGTAGTGCTAAGTTAATTATAAATGCCGACACAGATAATGATGCGGTTGAAGATGGAGAACCAACGATTGTCCTTACACAAGATGGGGGAATCATTGGTGCTGAAATTAAACTTGAACAATCTGCAAACAATTTTGTTATCGCTCCATTTATTGACTACAATACGGGCACCCCAACAAAGAACTATAATGTCTTTGTTCACGACAAGAAGATATGGCATGAGGGTAACTTCCTCAAAACAGAATTCACGCCAGCTTCTCACATTGGAACAGGCGGAACTTCCCATGCTGCGGTAACAACATCTGTTAATGGATTCATGCTTTCAACTGATAAGTCTAAATTAGATGGAATCTCTGCAAGCGCTAAGAATGTGGCAGCCTCTACGACCAACGGGAATATTAAAATTGATAATGCTGAAACGGTTGTCTATACTCACCCGACAACAGCAGGAAACATTCACTTGCCAGCAGGCGGAGCTTCTGGTCAATGGGTGAAATGGAGTGCGGCTGGTACTGGGGCTTGGACAGGTATTGACTGGTCCGATGTAGCAAGTAAGCCATCCAGCACAGTAGCAAATATTGATGATGCCGTAGCGAAGAAGCACAGCCAGAATACAGACACTGGAACAAATGCGGTTATCTTTACAGTGGCAAATGGTACGGATGCAACTACTACTGGCATGGGCCTTCAGTTTGGTAATGCCACATTGAATCCATACATGCGTTGGTCTGCAACAAACTTCCAATTCTATAAGGACTGGAACTCTGGAACAAATGATGTATGGGCAGACTTACAGGCGAACACCTTTAAGAACTCCGCTGGCACAGAAGTTTCCTATGCAGGACATACGCATGCTTATTCCAGCTTAACAGGAATTCCAACATCCTTTAATCCAGTCATTGCAACTGCAACAGTTCTTGGTGGTATTATGGTAGGTTCAAACCTAAGCATTGATGCAAGCGGTGTTCTTAGTGGAAACTACCCTCTTGTTACAGGTTCTGTAAATGGGCTAATGAGCAGCACAGACAAGACGAAGTTAGATGGAATCCAATCCAGTGCGATTAATCAATCGACGGCTGACGGACGTTACCTGCAATTGTCTGGAGGAGCATTAACGGGAACATTATATACAAAGGTTATCTCTGCAACAGGAGAATCTCATTTTGCCGTTACTACTTATACAGACCCGCATGTTGGCGTTACCTATTCGATAAAGGCAGCGGGAGGAATTGCGACTGATAAGCTTCGAGTATCTGGAGACATTGATGTAACTGGGAATGTAGATGGAGTAGATGTGTCTGGCTTTAAATCTAGCTTTGATTCACACGTTGGTTCTACTGGTGCATCTCACGGTGTCGCTACTCAATCTGTAAATGGCTTCCTGTCATCTGCTGACAAGACTAAGCTTGATGGAATACAGGCAAATGCGATTAACCAGACAACTGGTGATGGACGTTACGTTCAATTAACTGGTGGTAAAGTATCTGGCGATATGACACTTACTGGTTCTCTGCATTTAGGGAATACAAGTGAATCAACGACAACTGTTACATTTGATGGCGTAACAGCTTCGTCTTTAAAAATAGATAATAGCGTTGGTTTTGTTGAGATAACTCCAGTCAGTGTAAACTGGGCACACATCGCTACAGACCGAGCAAACTTTATTTTTAGCAAGCCACTCTACACGATTGGCGGGGGAGGATTATCTTCCTATACAAATGAAGACCTTCCATTGAAACGTGATGGCATTACAAAACTTGTCTTAAATGCGACAGATGCTATCTTTACAGACCCAGTAACAGCTCCAACTTTCCACCGTAACTCTGACATGATGGAAGTATCTTATGCAGACCATCGACATGACAATGCAACACAATCATCTGATGGATTCCTAAGTGCGTCTGACAAAGCAAAGCTGGATACTATTACAGCTGATGCAAATCATATAACTGGTTCTGCGACTAACGGAAACATCTTGGTAGATGGTGCTGAATTAAATGTCTACATTCACCCATCAACTGATGGTAGCTTGCACGTTCCTGCAACAGGCACAAGTAACAATACAAAAGTATTGAAGGCAGGTTCTACTGCTGGTTCTATAAGCTGGGGCTTTGCTGACTTTAGCGAAGTAACAGGAACCATTACTGACACCCAGCATGGAAGTCGTGGAGGCGGAAGCTTACACTCCGTAGCTACGCAATCTGCTCATGGTTTCTTGAGTAGTACAGACAAAGCAAAATTAGATGGCATTCAATCTTCTGCTATTAATCAGACATCTGCTGATGCAAGATACTTACAGTTAACTGGTGGAACAATTACTGGTGCTCTTACTTCTACGTATAGCAGTGCCTTCATATCAAAGAGCGCTGGATACAAGTCCTTTATTATTCACCATCCTTCGGCGGATAACTTTATTATTGCTCCTTCTGCTACAGCAGATGGTGTAGACTGGGATTGGACAAAACAAGTTCTGATTTCATCTACTGGAGCATTAACATTAAAGGATACGCTAACAGGAACGAATGGTACATTCTCTGGAACCATCTCTGAAGGCGGAACGTCATTGGCTTCTAAGTACGCTCCACTTAGTCACGTTGGTACAGGCGGCACAGCTCACGCGGCTGTAACGACAAGTACAAATGGATTCATGATTAGTACGGATAAATCTAAATTGGATGGAATTTCTACTGGCGCGAATAAGACAACCAGCTCTGCTACAAATGGAAACATCAAACTGGATGGAGTCGAGACAACGGTTTACACGCATCCAAGTGGTGACGGCAACTTACATGTCCCAGCTACCAGCACAACAAACAACGGAAAGTTCTTAAAGGCTGGAGCTACTGCTGGTTCTATAAGTTGGACTGGAATTAACTTTACAGATGTATCTGGAACTATTACAGCAGCTCAACACGCTGCTCAAACAGATGGAACATTGCACGCTGTTGTTACTACGACAGTTAATGGTTTCATGTCAGCGGCAGATAAAGTTCGTCTGAATGGCATACAGGATAATGCGATTAATCAAACAACAGCAGATGCTCGTTACTTACAGATTGGTACTGGCGGTTCTATCTCTGGAAGCGTAACAGTAACAAGCGTAGGAGATTCGATTATCAATATTAATGCCGATACGGATAACGACACAAACGAGAGTGGCGAAGCAAAACTTATTCTTACTCAAGATGGTGGAATTATCGGGACGGAAATTAAACTTAGCCAAGTTGATAACAACTTTGTCCTTGCTCCATTTGTGGATTACAATACAGCAACACCAACGAAGAACTATAATGTGCTTGTCCATGATAAGAAGATTTGGCACGAAGGAAACTTTGCAAAGACAGAGTTTACTCCTGCTTCGCATATCGGTACAAATGGCTCATCCCATTCTGCTGTAACGACAACAGTAAATGGATTTATGCTTTCTACTGATAAAGTAAAGCTAGATGGTATCTCAACTAGTGCAAAGAACGTAGCCTCATCATCAACCAATGGTAACATTAAAATAGATAATGTTGAGACAGTTGTCTATACGCATCCTTCTGGTGATGGCAATCTTCATGTGCCTGCGACTAGCACAACGAATGCTGGTAAATTCCTAAAAGCTGGTGCGACTGCTGGAAACATTTCTTGGACAGGCGTTGCCTTTACCGATGTATCTGGTTCTATTACTGCTACACAGCATGCTGCCCAAACAGATGGAACATTGCATGCGGTGGCAACAGCTTCTGTTAATGGATTCATGAGTTCGACAGATAAGTCTAAATTGGATGGAATTCAATCATCTGCAATCAATCAGACAACAGCTGATGCTCGCTATGTATTGAAGACAGGCGATACAGTATCTGGTAATACAACATTCCAAAGCATTGGCTCTGTTAGTTTAACGCTTCGCGCTGATACGGATAATGTTACGGAAACAGATAATCCAACTTTAAAGTTCTTGCAAGATGGAGATGCAGTAGGAGCCAACATTGGATTAGATGCCAATAACCATTTCTATATCCAGCCTAGTACAACAGCAAGTGGCACGGAGGAAATCTACTTCCAGAAGATTGATGGTACTCAGTATAAGCTATGGAACGCTTTAAACTTTGACCCTACGACTAAGTCAGATGTAGGCCATACGCATACCGTTGCGAACATTACTGACCTTGCAACGAACTATTATGACAAGACTTCAATCAATACTCAGATGGCTGCAAAAGGCGATGTATTCTTAGCTAGAGCACAGACATTTTCTGACACAAACACCTTTACAAAAGCAGGGGTAGCGCTTAAGATACAACCATCAAGTGCTGTAACGGCGAACACTGTACTTCTTCAAATGAATAATAGTACAGGTGGAAACCTTGTGACAATGGGAACAGGTGATTCTGGAGAGGCGTCAGGTAAGGTTGTTATTAATGGTGACCTAGTTGTTACAGGTACGACAACTCAAAGTGCGACACAAGATATTCAAGGGGATATGAATGTAACAGGAAACCTAAATGTTACTGGAACTTCTGTCCTTGGAGATAGTGCAGCTGACCAGACAACTATTAAAGGTGACCTTCGATTAGAAGGAAACTTGCTGCCAATCAATAGATATTTAGAGGTTGGTAGATTCCCAGTCTTCGGTATCGCAGATGACTTCCAATTTGAAACAGATTCAATTGATTTCCAGGACATCATCAGCCACATCTCTACATTTGATACAAATGGAAATGGCGTATTCGATGCTCCAAATACTGGCGGCACTCGTTATTATAGATTGATGATTACCTATGCAAGCAGCGGCACAGATGATTCCACTCTTCATATTGTTCAAGAGGGAACATCTACTGAAGTAATTTCATTCGCCCTTCCAGCTGTTAACCTTCCTCTTGATGCAAATAGCGGATTAGGAAACAAGGCTAGAACATGGAAGAGTGCTCCATTTACGACAAGCTACATTGGCAATACAACATTCCAAGCAAAGAAAAATGTATCTGGAAACCTAGGTATTCGATACATTGAAGTGATTGCATATGATTACTATGCATAAGAGGAGGATAGTACATGGCGGTCTATAAAGATATAAACTCCTCAGTACGAATTGGCGGGGCGCTTTCGCTCCCTGCTGGTTCTATTACACTGAGCAATAAAATTACATTAGATAATGCAAGCGGACAGATTACTGCGACGAAGTTTTCTGGGGACGGTTCGTTGCTTACCAACCTATCATCTTCTGCTATGACTGATGTTCTTCTATTAAATGGCACAAGAAACATGGCAGGAAACCTAACCCTTCCATTGAACGGAGCTAATGGTTATTCCTATCAGATTAATCTCAAAGATAGTGGTCATTATATTCGTCACCAAGCAACGAGTGCAGATAGTTCTGCGTTAGATGGTATTCGCATTGCTGGTTACTCTGGTACTGAAATTGTAACTGGGCAAAATGGTACGCTATTGGCTGTCTTTAGAACAGCAGCTGCTAAGATTAATTCTCCATTAACAGTTACAACTAGTGTAACCTCTACAACAATTAATGCGACTAGCAACCTACAAGAGAACGGTACAAACCTATCAGCTAAGTATTTACAATTATCTGGCGGCACAATGACAGGACAATTGAATACTGTTAAAGTAGTTGCGAGTGGAGATATTGAAATTAAAGAAGCGGCTACGGCAACTTCTGGTGCGCCAAGCCAATGGTCAAGAGTTCTTCGCATGTATTCTTCTAATTGGAATGGTACAGCAGCTGTACTAAATAATGGCTATATACAGGTAGATAATAATGGTGGATTCTATTTTGCATCCAATGGCTCTGGAACTAGTAAACAAGTTCTTACGATTGGTAATTCAGGAGACGGTACTTTTAGTGGAAAGGTAACAGCAACTTCACTTTACATTACAAGCATTGGAACGGTTATTGGAACGGATGGTAAGTTGGATTGGACGAGCGTAAAGAATACGCCAGCCACTTATGCTCCTAGCGCCCATACTCATCCAATTAGCGAAGTAACAAATTTGCAAACCACTCTTGATGGCAAAGCAGCCAGTGTGCATACTCATGCTATTTCAGATGTAACTGGTCTTCAAACAGCTTTAGATGGAAAGGTTGATAAGGTAACAGGCAAACAGCTTTCAACAGAAGATTATACGACAGCTGAAAAAACAAAGCTAGCTGGTATATCTACTGGAGCTACAAAGACTGCATCTTCCACAACCAATGGAAACATCTTAATTGATGCAGTGGAGACAACTGTATATACGCACCCAGCTAATCATCCACCTTCCATCATTACTCAGGATGCTAACAATCGTTTTGTTACGGATACGGATAAGGCTAACTGGAATGCTAAGGCCACTACTGCTGTCGTTACAACATCTGCAAATGGTCTTATGATTGCTGCTGATAAGACGAAGCTGGATGGCATATCGACTGGAGCAAATAAGGTTACCTCTAGCACGAACGGTCTTATCAAGATTGATGGCGTAGACACAACTGTTTATACGCATCCATCAGGCGATGGAAATCTGCATGTGCCAGCAACAAGCACGACGAACAATAATAAGGTATTGAAAGCTGGAGCAACAGCAGGCTCATTATCTTGGGGTTCTGTAGCTTGGTCTGAGATTACAAGCGTTCCATCAACCTTCACTCCTAGTGCGCATACACATGCTTACACAGATGTAATAAGTGTTCCGACATCTACTATTCTTGGTCGTGTAAGTGCGAGTACTGGAGCAGCAGAAGCATTAACAGCGGCGCAAGTTCGTACATTAATTAACGTAGCAGACGGAGCGAACAACTACGTTCATCCAACTGGCGATGGTAATATGCACGTTCCTGCAAATGGAACTGGAAAGAATGCATATGTATTAAAAGCCACTGCAACAGCAGGCGTAACAAACTGGGGTATCGTTGACTGGGCAGAACTTAGCGGTAAGCCGTCTACATTCACGCCATCAGCTCATACTCACCCTATCTCTGATATAACAAACTTGCAGTCTACCTTGGATGGCAAAATGAAATACGGCGACGTTGTCATGAATACCAATCCATTTGGTGGCAAACAACTGTATATCAATTCTCTTAACAATGCAATGTTCCGTGCAACTGAGCGATGGAACGTAACTGCGACAATGTACAATACGGCAGACGATACTGTGGTTAGTACGTATGCAGCTTCACAATTATCTGGAATGTTTGATGGAGACTATGAGGGCGGATTCAATATCCCTGTTGGTCAGTATCTAAAAATGACAATAGATTTTGGCGGAGACTACAGTGGATACCCGTATGGATATATTTATATCTCTCATTACTATCAAAACTTTTCTAGCTCTATCGGGGTACGTGTTTATTGTAACTATACTCCTCAAGGCGTGGGCTGGAAAACGCTAACCGTTAATGACTATGTAAGTACAAGCGGGTCTTCTATTAAATATGTACGAAATGACTACTATGCTATTCAGCAAATAGAATTCACAATCACAGCCCCGACAACTGGTACGACTCAGACACGTATTACAGATATTGAATGGCAGCTTGATAGACCTTCAAGTAATGAAATGCCAATTGTGGATAAGTATCGTGCAAACAATCTGTACTCAACATTGACATTTAAGGATGCGAATAAGAGTGCGAATATCACATTGAACCCAAATGGAACGGGCGCATTCAAGGCGGTAACTGTTAATGGAACAGATGTCTCCTTAGTTGGTCATACGCATACGTTCGCTGAATTAACTTCCAAACCTACAACTCTATCGGGTTTTGGAATTACCGATGCAGCATTGGCAACTCATAACCATGATGGCACATACTTGAAGCTTGTTGGTGGAACCGTTACAGGAGGCATTATATTCGGAAGCGGTGCGGTGCCAACAGTAAACAATCCTAACGATAGCACTAGTAACGTTACCTTGAGCTGGTTAAATGACAAGCCTCGTATCCGTGTTGGCGGAAGTGGAGCAAGTGCAAGTGCTGCGTTTGAAATCCAAGGTGTTGGCGATACGGTTCGCTGGTCAGTTGATTCTGCTGGTAATAGTGTGTCTGTTGGAACATCCAAAGCTACAGCTTATTTAGTTGGCGCAACAACAGTTATCGAAAGCGATGCAAAGATTGACTGGAATAAACTGAAGAATACTCCAGCCACTTATGCTCCATCGGCGCACACTCATCCGATTAGCGATGTGACAAATCTACAGACTAGCCTAGATGGAAAGTCGAATGTGGGTCACACTCACTTATGGGCAGACATTACAGACAAACCGACAACGTTCACGCCAAGCGCACATACGCATGCACAGTCTGATATCACAGGATTAAGTACAGCTCTTGCTGGCAAACTGGATACAGGGGCGAATGCAGTAAGTGCTTCTAAATGGCAGACAGCTAGAACAATCACATTGTCTACAGATGCTACTGGCTCTGTATCATTAGATGGTTCTGGTAACGTGACACTAGCGGTTACTGTTGTAGATGATTCTCATGACCATACTTCATTGAAGAAGATTGATAAGCGTGACGTAAAACCTGCTGATACAACGGTTGGATATCTACGCGCTTACTTTACTTCATTAGAAGGATTAACTGGTACGGCTGGAACAGACTATCAAGACCTTCTTGTGTTGAACACTTATACAGATACAAGCGGCGGGTCTGTCAATGCTCTCGCTTTTGATAAGAGCCAAATGACAATCAGGCATTACCAAGCTGTTCAGGGAGCTACAACTTGGGGAACTCCTAAGACAATTGCCTATACAGACTCAAGCATTACAGGTAATGCATCGACTGCTACCAAATGGGCAACCGCTAGAACGATTACATTAGGCGGAGACCTATCTGGCTCTGTTTCAATTGATGGTTCAGCGAATGCTACATTAACAGCAGCCGTGGCTGATGATTCACATAACCATTCCATCTCTACAGTTACTGGATTGCAGACAGCTCTTGACAGCAAGGTAGATAAGATAACAGGTAAAGGACTTTCTACTGAAGATTACACAACGGCAGAAAAGACAAAGCTAGGCGGTATCTCTACTGGAGCAAATAAAACAGAAGTTTCTACTACTAATGGAAATATACTGATTGATAGCGTAGAGACAATTGTTTATACTCACCCTGCTACACATGCGGCTACAATGATTGACCAAGATGCCACTCACCGATTTGTTGCAGATACAGACATTACAAACTGGAATGGCAAAGCTAATAACACTGTTACAATTAGTGCTGGCATTGGATTAACAGGCGGCGGAGATTTAACAGCCAATCGCTCATTCGATGTTGTATACGGTGGAAATGGTACGGCTAATAGTGCGGCAAGAAGCGACCACAACCACGATTCCACTTACCTCAAATTAGTAGGCGGAACAGTCACTGGCAGTGTGACGATGGATGGATTGACATTAAACATTGGTGAAGGATTGCAATTCACTGAGGACAATCAGTACTTCGGAACAAATAGCGATGCACGTATTATTCGTATGACTGATAGCAATGACACTGGTGGAAATGTAGATGGAGGACTTATCTTCCAAGCTTATACGACTACGGATTCTACTGCTGTTGAATTATTGCGCCTTCGCAATAGTCAATTCATGTATAAAGGTAATGACATCTGGCATGCTGGCAACTTCACACCGACTAGTAAAGCAGATAAGACAACAACAATTTCTACTGCATCTACGTCTGGATTGACGGGCGGTGGCGACCTTTCAGCTAATCGTTCTCTAGCTGTTAACTTCGCTGGTTCTGGCTCAGCAACTACTGTATCTCGTAGTGACCATAATCATGATTCTGATTATGTCAATGTCGGTGGGGACACTATGACTGGAAACCTTACAATGGGTTCTGGTTCAACTTACAGCACGACAACAGTACAGACTCCTGCGATTGTATTTAATACATCTGGCGACCCAATGAAAATCTTTGCAGAACAGTACGGGTCTAACCTGTCACGTTTGGTTATTCAATCGTCTGATGACGGCGGCGAAACAGACTATGTTACTATTCGAAACAACCATTATTCTCTTGGTGACTTGGATGTATTTAACTTCTTCCGTGGTCACAATGATTCGACAGTAATGTTAAATGCGAAAGCTGGACTAACTGTAACGGGTGATATTGCCGTAACAGGAAATGTAGATGGCGTTGATGTGTCAGCATTTAAATCTGCTTATGATACGCACACTCATACATTCGCTAGCTTAACAAGCAAACCAACAACTGTTTCTGGATATGGAATCACAGATGCATTGACAACAGGCGGAGGCGGGACAACCAGTGGTGCTTTGACTGTTAACAATACGCTGACTGTAAATGGAAGCAGCTATGCAGATAGACTGTACCAGAACTGGAATGGTGCGCCAACCAGTAATCTGGGTGCTCCATCTGTTGCAGAAATTGCGTTCCTCGATAAGCAGTTTACGAATAAGACATGGTTCTATGACCCAACGCAAATCACATTCGATTACACAATGGATGGAACGACTTGGACGGCCATGACGGTTGCAACAAATACCATTAAGGATTTTGTAAGTGGACGCAACAATACCACTATCAACATTCCAAATGCATGTCAGAAGTTCCGAATCACCATCAATAATGATGGTAATTACGTGTTCCTAAATGCATTGTACATGTACTGGAGCAGCCAAAGTCATTCAACCAAAGTGACTATTGAGAAGAGCTTGGCAAATGGAAGCAATACTTGGACGGCTCATACAAGTTCTAACAATAACATAAGTGCATGGCCTGGACATATGTATCTGCCATTCAGTACGATTGCATTCAATAAGAACAACACAGCTCAGTATGGCGCAGTTCGAATTGTCTTCACTCCAACTTGGAGCAGTGACCCAACATACGGAACATACCCAATCGCATTGAATGGTATGGAAATCTGGGGCGGATACCCATCTGGATTCAGAGAAATCTATTCATGGGATAGAGATAAGAACGTAACATTCCCAGCGGCTGTAACAGCTACTGCATTGAATGTAGGCTCTAGTGCTGTATGGCACGCAGGAAACTTAACACCAAGCAACTACCTAGCCTTAACTGGCGGCACGGTAACAGGTGGATTAACAGTTAACGGTGGCGTATCAGTAGGTGGAAGCAATTTCACTGCACATGGATTCGACTTCATCCTTGGCGATGGAGACCAAACATCTCGTGGGAATACTGGAACCTCTCGTGCAATGGTTAAAGCTCCAGGCGGGCAGCTTGTTGTGAACTATGCTGGTGACTTCACTGGTGGAACGATTGTTCAATCCACTCTTGAATCAACAGGAAGAATGAAAGCCACTGAGTACTATGTTGGCTCAACACAAGTCATTGACACAACTGGAAAGCTAGATTGGTCATTGGTTAAGAATACGCCAGCAACTTACGCTCCATCTGCTCATACGCATTTATGGGCTGACATCACTGACAAGCCTACGCTTGATAATTATGTAAAATGGAAGCTAAGTGCAAATACAGAAGGAACTCCTGTTGATATTACTTCTGGTTCTACAGTTGATTTCAAAGCAGGAAGCAACGTTACTGTTACGAGAAGTGGAAATGCCATTACGATTGCCTCATCCTACACAGATACAAATAACTATGTATCAGGAATTAGCAGCACAAATGGCGGCAATGGAACACTTACCCTTACTCGAAGTGGCCTATCCAACTTGACACTCGACTTAAGTCATAATCACGACACAGCCTATCTTGGCATTAATGCGAAAGCTGTTGATGCAGACAAGTTAGATGGAAATGATTCTAGTTACTTTGCTGCTGCATCCAACATTGCAGGACACTCTTACAACTATAAGGACACTTATAATGTAGCTGTTGGTATGGCAGAGAGCTGGATTAAAGTATCCACTGCTTATAACGACATTGTGTACTTGCAATTCTCTGGTTCATATGACAACTCTAACTTTAGAGACGATGTTGTGGTAACCATCTTTGGATACAACATGAAGCACCATATTACTTCTACAACAAGCAACTATAATGGAAGTAAATTGCTAGAAGTAAAAACCAATAACAACGGTAGCGGTGCGGTGACGGAAATATGGATTCGAGTTGCGGCTTGTACAACAAGCGCTGGCTCTATCACAGTACGTTCTAGTCATACTATTCCAACGTTGACGCCGCAAACTACTGCACCGACATTTGGTGGTAGCGGAATCGTTAACTTGATTTACGATAGCACGAACATTGTCGATTCATCTATGTTGATTACAAGCGGTATCCGTATTGATGGAAACAAGGTATGGCATCAGGGTAATGATGGTGTAGGCTCTGGATTGGATGCAGATTTACTGGACGGTCTTGACGCATCTAAGTTTGTTCGTACTGACCAATCAAGCTCTATCAGTGGAGCATTGACAATTGATGCTGGCGGGGCAACACTAAACCTAAAACCAGGTTCGGCTGACCATGTATACATGGCATTCTATGCTGATACGCAAGCAAACACTACGCGTTCTGGATGGATAGGTTATGGTTCTACTGGAACAACCACGATGAGCATTCAGAATGACATGGGCGGCAACGTCAACCTTGTTACTACTGGCTCTGGTGCTGTTCAGGCAAATGGAAATACCATCTGGCACTCAGGAAACTTGACTCCTATTACAACAGGAAACAATCAATCTGCTGGTACTGGATTCACTGTTAATGGAACAGCATACATTGGCTCTACCACATCTGGCACAAACAATGGAGACTTAATTGTTCGCGGCGCTGGTAATGCAACCATTCATCTAGATGGTGACAGCTCTGGTACTGCAAATGCTTCAACAGTTAAAGCTTATATTGCTGGGAATGGTAATGCAACATTCGCTGGTACGGTTGGCGTAAACAAGATAACTGTCACAGACTCAGGTTTGGTTTCCAACTTGAATGCTGAACAGATACAGGGCAAGCGCCCATGGGACTTCGATATTCCAGCTTCTAATGCAGATATGTTTGGATACGGTATTATCTCTGGAATGGCCCCTCATCAGGGTGGAGCGATTGGCCCAGATGCTACTGTGAAGGTTGACCCAGGTACAGTTTATACAAGCTCTGGACGACGCTTTAACTTTGCTACGACGTATTCAGCTACTGTTCCAGCAGCTTACTCACAATATGACCGTTGGGATATCTACTATGTAAGAGGTCCAGTAGATGGAAGCGGAAACCCAGACCCAGCAAACGAAGGAACAATCCAGTATGCCAAGGGTGCTACAGATGGAACGCTTCCAGTGCTACCAACAGGTTCTGTGGCAATTGTGAAAATCTTTGTACCAATGAATCCTCAAGGCGGCGTAACTGTTGCTGATGGTACAACTGGTGAAACTCCTAACCTGTATGACATTCGCAAGTGGATACCATTTAGTTATGATGGTACGAATACATGGAAGATGACTGGTTATCTCCAAGTTGCAAATGACATTACCGAAGGCTCAAGCTTCTTGAAAGATAAGTATGCTAGGCTTGGTAATGACAATACCTATACGGGCAAGCAAACTATCACGAGTGGTTCTGTAAATATTCGTGGAGGATATAATGACGATACTGTTCCTGCTATGCTTTCCTTAACAGAACGTGATACAGCAGATTACGGATTCCGATTTAAGTATTTGTCTGGAGCAAATGTATTTAAGCTTTTCTCTGTTCAATCGGATGTTGAAACGGAACGTCTGTCTATTGACCGTAACACTGGATTCACTGAATTCAAGAATGATGTTCAGGTAGATGGAAAGCTTACGGCTAAGAAGAACGCAACAACAGTTACGATTCCAGCAGGACAGACTTCTGTAACATGGACTCATAACTATGGAGCTACAACCTATGCCTTAACGCTTGGAAGTAATTCATTTGAGCGCCACGTTCGTTGGAATCCAACTAGCAAATTAGCAAACTCTATCGTTATCGAAATTGATACTGCATCTACTGAAGATATACTTGTAGATTGTATCCTAATGGGTTATTAATAAAGGAGGGCGAACAGCCTTCCTTATTTTTTATGAAGAGGTGAGAATATGGCACAATACGCACATAAAGGTCAGATACTTCCTTTATCGAATCAGATGGTTCCGATAGATAAAAAGACTACTTTCCATGCCTCATATGATTACCATTTAAATGGATTTAATCAGGAGAACATGGTAAGACCAATTGGTAGATTTCCTATCGTAGCGGACTTTAACAATACCACGAATACAAATAAAATATCAGCCTATGTAAGCGCACTTCCTGCTGGTGCCGCTGCTAGAACATTGGAGTGTTGGGTTTTTCCTACTTCAGCTCCTACTGGTGGCTCGCCAGGTATCGTAGGATATCCACTGTCTGGAAAACAAACAGGAGTTACTGCTCAGGCATTTGAAATTAACTTTTCATCTGGTGGAAATGGGAAGTTTGGCATTCACATATGGGGTAACCAGTTCTATGGCACAACTACTGTTGCATTAAATACGTGGCATCATGTGGCTGCCACTTACGACGGAACAACACTCAAGCTCTATGTAAATGGAGTGCAGGAATATAGCGGTACTGTAGTTTTAAATACGGTAGTAAACTCGCAAGACTACAACTTCAACATTAGAAGAGCTATTAATCCAAGTGACGCGACTCCTCCATGCTACATCTCAGATGTTCGTGTATGGAATACCTGCCGTTCAGTTGACCAAATCAATGACGCAATGAACAAGGAAATGACAGGATATGAGGATGGATTGGTTGCCAACTTCAAACTAAAAGAAGTGGAAGGCACTACCGTTCTTGATTCTTCTACTTATGGAAACAGCGGTGTGCGTCAGGGAACTGTACCTGTCTACTATGTACAAAATACAACGAAAGCTACAATACAGACTGCAACATCTGAATTTAGAGGAGCTGTTTTATTAGAGCCTGATAGCCAGAACCTTTCTCCTAATGGAGAGCTTGACCCAAAAACTCTAAGCACAACCTACGCACCAGGATGGGATTCAACCCTCAATGGTTCTTTATCTCTTTCAAGCTGGTCGGGTGGATACAATGGTGGTGTTCCGCAACCAACAGTCGGTTACCACGCTCACGTTAATACAAGTAAATTTGGCTACCCTGTATTTGAATACATTGATAAGAATGGTCAGTTTGACCCAACACTTAAACACAGATGGCTGGGCATGTCTCAAGGATTAACCAATAATGTTGGCACAAGCTATGGTTGGCATGATGGAACAAAGGTAACCATATCTTTTGATTTAATGGTTGACCATGTAGACAAAGGAGTAAGGCCAGGTCTTTACCATAAGAAGACCGATGGGTCTGGCGTAACCAACTGGACATTTGGTAGCTGTGCGTCAGATATATATGTAACACAAGCAAATGTGTGGCAACGAGTGTCTGTTACTTGGACTCTTGTAGCAGCAGAATGGGACTTCGATAAAGACTGCAACCTGTATCTGTATGGATATCAGAATAGAAACGACTATGAAGGAACAGCATGGATAAAGAATGTCCAGATTGAGACACGAGATTATCCAACTAGCTTTATGAAGGGGCAAACCTCAAGACCAGTAGGAAACCTACAATATCCACTGTCTATCTTTAATCAATCTGCTTGGACAATTTCATGCTCATTCAATATTCCTTGGATGCATCGTGACGCTACTAATCCTCCAAATGCAGGAATCCAAAGCAACTGGTATCATCCAATCATTGAGATTGTTCCGCCAACTAAGTCGCCCAATACAAATGGGTATACTGGATTTGCATTGGTAGCAGGACCACAGCCATCAAGCTGGAACCGATTAATAAGAATGAAGTATGCATCTGCCGCTGGAACTGGTGTAGAGGTTACGGGTACGACAGCGGTTCAAGATAATACTTGGTATCATGCAGTCGTCACATATGACGGGGCCAACTTAAATCTTTACATTAATGGAACTCTTGAAAAGACTCAGGCTGTATCCACTATCCAATACGATAGTAACTGCGTTGTGATGATAGGCGGAGGATACTACGGAAAGCCATTTATTGCGATAGATGAAGTACGCTTTGAATCTCGTGCTATTTCAGCAGATGAGGCAGCGGCATGGGCAGCGTCAGGAATTCATTATAACTATCTTGATTATTCTTATTATGTAGATTAGGAGGGAAACAATGGCACACTTAAGGAGCATACTCCCACAGCGCGGCGGCGTTTCCCCTGTGGATAATAATGTTACATTTCTTGCTCATTACGATGAGCACACCAAAGATGCTTTAAGAAGCATCAAACCACTGGGGACAGATAAAGCTTTGTATCTCGATGGAAGTGTTTATATGGACACAGGTTTGTCAAATTTCGTAGCAACAGAAAGAGACTTTACTATAGAGGCCACTATATGTCCTGCTACTACAACTCTATCCGATATAAGTGGAACAGAGAAGATGGTGCTTGGATGGTCAGGATGGCATGAAGGATTTGTCTATAATGAAACTTCTGGATATGCTGCTTTACAAGTTCACTTCATTAGTGCAGATGGTCAAACAACGGCAAGAGAAACTGTTACTGCTCCTGTTGCAAAAGGTGAGTGGGCGCATATCACTTGTGTTTATCAGATGAGTCCTAGAAAACTATTTATCTATAAAGATGGAGTACTGGCTAACTCACTAGATGTTAGTACAACAAGAGCAGGATGGACATTTAAGTCTTACACAAGCAATGCGATTATAGGAAGAGTTGGCTCTAACTATCGCTATACTGGTAACATTTCTGAAGCTAGAATCTGGAGCAGAGCATTGCCTCAGGACGAAATCATAGACAACCTATCAGGTAACTTCAGAAATGCATCTGCTCTTGTTGGGTACTGGAGAATGGATGAAGGTCAGGGAACTTTTATTAATGAAGGAACGGGAACGCTTGGTGATATCGTTCTTCCTACTGGAACTTCATGGACACAAGGTAGACCTTCTTATGCTCTTGTAACTGGTGGATACCCAGGCGGGACAGGCAGTGGCGTATTCTTGGAAGAGGGAACTAGCAATCTGATGAGCGGCAAGAACATAACCAAGGACACCTATGCCAATATTTCTCATGGGACAGATGCGACAGGAGATTACTTTATCAAGTCTGATAATACCACATGGTATGCAGGGATTCGTCTCCCTGGCTTAGCTATGAACGGAGGAGATACTTACACTTGGTCATTTGAAATCATGTCTGATGTGGCATTCAACATTACAATGGATGCAAACGTAACAACTCCAACTTATAGCGGGAATGATGCTGGTCGTTCTAGTACAAGTATCCCAATTTCTCGATATGACACTCCTGGTCAATGGAAAAAAGTTTACGTGACAGCAACAATCAAATCGGATGCTGCTACTCCTACTATTAGCGATGCCTTCTGCCCAGGGAATGATTCTACCGTGCTTACTCATAAAGTTTATCACCGCAATCATCAGGTAGAGAAGAAGGGGTATTATACGACGTACAATTCTGGAACAAGACCAGCGCCGTTATTGACTTACCCAATTACCCCTATTAATGCAAGTGCTGGAACTATCTCTATGTGGGTAAACCCTCAGCAGCTAATTACAGCTGGCAATGGATATCCAATGATTTTCAGGGTAGCGAACAATATCTTTGAATGGAGTATCTACAGTAATAAACTGTCTATGAACAGTATTGTCATTACCCCATCAACGGACATACAAGTGGGAAGCTGGTACTTCGTGGCTTATAAATGGAATAGTGCAACTCCAAGTTCAACTCTCTACTTATACCACCCAAGCGGAGCAATACAACAACTTAGCTCTGGCGCAGCTATCCCAAGCATAGCAGGTCAAGCACAATTCTTTATTGGCTCTGGAGCAAACAACGGTGCGTATCCATCCAACTGTATTATTGACGAAGTGCGGATTGATAACATTGCCAGAACAGATACAGAAATTAATGCTTGGTATTATCAAGGAAGAAACGGATGGTGATATAAATGGAAGCTCATATAGCAGCGCTCTTGCCAACTCAGAATAAGGTAGTGGCGGCAGATAGCAACACTACCTTCCTTGCTCACTATGACTTGAATGAACATGACGTATTAAAAGGCGTAAATGCTATTGGAAACATATATGCTCTAAGCTTTGATGGTAGTGCTAACTATGTAAGGGTTGTAAATAATCTTGGTAGCACATCTACATTTACAATCTCTTTTTGGATAAAAGACAACGGCCCCGCATCATGGTCAGATGTTCTTACAATTGACAACGGAGATAGTACCAATGCTCCCAGAATAGAGCGAACCAATGTGGTAGGAGAATACAGATGGTATGGGACTGGAGGCATTACCAGTGGTGACATCTTGTTCACGCACGATGGAACCAAATGGGAAAACGTCACTATAGTATCTGATGGAACAAATGTATTCTGCTATAAGAACGGCGTACAAACTTATACGGCTGCAAAGTATGCAACACCTATTCCAGCTACTAGCTACATCAATATTGGTAAAAGGGTAACAAGTGGACCTTGGAAAGGTTCCTTGATGAATGTTGCCTTTTACAATCGCGCATTGACTTTGGATGAAATAAAATCCGTTATGTACAATTCTGTCGTAGAAAAAGGTCTTGTTGGGTTTTACAAACTAAACGAAGGGCAAGGCAGCGTCGTAGCGGATTCTTCTCCATTCCATAATGACTCTGTTATTGCTGGAACACCTACATGGGTATCAGGAAATTCAGTCTTTACATTGAGGCCAAAAGAGGGTTACTTTGGTGGTAGCGCAATGGCAATTGAAGAGAGCACAATAAACTACTCCAATCAAACTGTAGCAAGCTGGAATAGCACAGTTGTTGGAACAGATGCTTCTACCTATAAAGGCTATCCAGTTTACTATGCTGACGGAAAATCTGGAGGCAGTGGATTTCTTCACAGTGCCTCATCAACAGTTGAACTAGCTGTTGGGGCAAAAGCTGTTTACTCCATGTGGATGAATAGAGGAACCGCAAACCTATTTCCTGCTTTCTATCCTCAGGGACAAACCTTTGATGGAACTACGTGGACGAGCAGAGACCCGATAGGAACAAACTATGTATCAAGAACATTCGCTTATTACAATGAAAATGGAGATAGCCTAGGAAGCTCTATTGACCTAGCAAACTTCACTGGCTGGGTAAAGATTGTAATAACCTTTACGAATATTCATACAGATAAGATACGCCTAACTAATATGTTCTTTTTAGATTATGGATATACGTCTGGACGATGCTACCACTCTCAGCCACAAATGGAAATAAAGGCATTCCCAACATCATTTGCAGTTGGCAGCCGCCCTTCATTATCTTTGTCTTATCCATCAGCAAACGTACTAAATCCACAAGCTGGGACAATTAGCATGTGGGTGAATATCAAAAACATACCTGTCTCCTCAACTGGATGGAGGATGCTGTTTGTCGTAAAAGATGGTGGATGGATAACAGGTACGGAGACTAACCAGATTAGCTTCAGGTCATATAACTCCTGGGACAACGTCAGACTAACCGTTGGTGGACCTACTGGAACAAGTACTATTAACTCAAGCGTTCCAACAGAAGGATGGCACATGCTGACAGCCACATGGGATACAGCAGCACAGCTTATCAAGTTTTATGTGGATGGAGCAGTTGCTGGAAGTTTAACAGGCACAACATATATTCCAACTCAATTTAATGATTACTTCTGGCTTGGAAAATGGACGGTTGACGGTGGCGACTCGTATAGCTGTAATAGTCTGTTCGATGAACTTCGCATTGATAATATCGCTAGAACGGATGCGGAGATTGCCGCATGGTATTACTCAGCTAGTCCATTCTGGCCTCGTGGAACTTATCGCAAACCTTATTAGAAAGGAGGAGACTCCATGATTTTAGCGGGACAAACAATAGATAGGGACACTCTTAACAGGGCTTATCTCAGTAAGACGGCAACAGGTACACAGATAATGGCGGGGTCTCTCCGCCTTCTTGGTACTATCCAAATAGATGGAGCAACGACATTAGCTTCGACTACCATTAGCTCTTTAACTTTAACTGGAGCCTTAAATGCTGGTGCTAATAATATTACAACAACTGGAACAATTTCTGGTACGTTCTCTGGTAACGGCGCAAGCATTACTTCTTTGAATGGTAGTAATATTAGCTCTGGTACAGTAGCAGATGCGCGTTTATCTACAAACGTTTCATTACTTGCTAGTGCTCAAACAATCACGGCTAATAAAACATTCTCTGCATCTGCTAATCTTTATTTTGCTGGCGGCACAACCTACTACATTAATACCGCTGGTACGGCTAAGCTTAATGCATTAACTCTTGTTGATAACTTAAACATGAGCGGCAGTAAAGTATTGGCATTTGATTCAAATGGCGTAGCGCCTCCATCGGATGGCTCAGCTGGAACCAAGATTCAATTGTATGGCACAGGTAAATATAATATTGGTATTGACTCATCAACTATCTGGTATGACACTTACAACTTCCATCGGTTCTATACGAATGGTGGCGGAACAACTCGCACTCTTCAAGCTGAGATTGGCGTAAACGGATTAAACCTATACAATAATGCAACTATTACTGGTAGCTTAGATGTTCAAGGTGAATTCAAAGGCGCTGGGTATAATGAATTCCCTGACCCATTGTTAGTAAGTAAAGATGTTTCAAACTGGGTAGTTACAAGAGGAACTATCGCTTTTGATATTCAAGCTCCTCCTACGACAAATGCAGTCGGCTCTGTCAAGTTAACAGCAACATCTGATGATAGTTACTATCACTACAATACATACTTTAATGTAAACCCGAATGACTGGATTACATTTTCGGCTTATACGTATTGTACAACAGCAGGCAATACTGGTGATATATTCATTCGATGGTACGATGCAACAAAGACTATTATTGCAACGGCTCCAGCTACTACATTTAATGCTCCAACTTCATGGACAAGATTCAGTGTAACGGCACAGGCTCCATCTAATGCTTCTTACTTCCAAGTTCGTGTTGATAATAATACAACTGGGGCAGTTATGTATTACTCTGCTTTCCAAGTAGAACGCGGAAGAACAATGACAGCATTTAAGCCGTATTCTGGTGGAAGCTCGGCCAGCTTTTTTCCTAGTGGAATCAAGCTTGGTAGTGGTGGAGAAATTCATTCTGGATACAACAATGCCTTTATTCTTAAAGACCATAATAATGGGAATGTTACATTAAGTGCAGCTGGCGGAGACTTGTACCTTGGATATAGTAATACAGGCGTCATTCGTTTGTACGATACACTAACAGGCAGCGATGGTTCAACAAAGATTGCAGATACAGCTGCTAAATTATATTACCAGGGCAATGACACGGATGGGCGCTACTTGACCAAAGCCGCGGACAGTGTTGTTACTTCTAGGATTCGTATGGAAGGTGCAACAGCTCAGTTGTTCGTAGCAAACCAATTCAATACTGGAAGTAACCCTGCTATTGATTTGGCAATTGGAGACAGTGATACTGGTTTTAACTGGGTATCAGATGGCATTCTAGACTTCTATGCAGATAACGTAGTAGTAGCAGAGATGGGTAAGGCTGGCAAGTGGGACTTTAAGTTTGCCCCTACATTAAATGGCACAAAGATATGGCATGAAGGAAATGACGGGGCAGGGTCAGGACTTGACGCAGATGTCTTAGATGGAATGGCTCCAGCTACAGCGAATACAGCAAGCACAATTGTACAACGTGATTCCTCAGGTAACTTCAGTGCTGGAACAATCACAGCCTCCTTGAATGGTACGGCAACAAACATTTCCAATACAGGAACGGTTACATTAGCAACGGCTACGGAATCCAATGCGATTACAATTACTCAGCCGTCTTATTCTACAGACAAGCCTGTTAAACTATTAAACTTCAACTGGTACTCTGATGTGTGGTCTATCGGTAATATCCGAAGTGGAAGCACACCATCAAATGGTTTGGGTGTCTTCCTAAATAGTGTGGAGAAATTCAGATTCATTGATGGCACATTAAAGGTTGGTACGAATGCAGTATGGCACGCAGGAAACGTAGGAGCTGGTTCGGGTCTTGATGCGGACAAAGTAGATGGAAAACATTCATCTGACTTAATGAGTTCTACTGTCTACCGTGAAAAGATTATCGTGCCTGCTGGTGGATATGCAGCACAAACTGCCGTAACAATTCCTAACGCAAGGGTTTACGTTTTGGGTTCTAATAGGTTACAAGTATTTAGAGATGGTATTTTACAAGAACCAACAGATGATTATGTAGAAACAAGCACATCCTCTGTTACGTTCCAATATGCCTTACCAGAAGATACTCGAATAACCTTTATAATAAATAATGCAGGGTGATGACAAATGGCAACAATAACTTCGGCGGCAGCTGGGTTATGGTCTGCTACTACCACTTGGACGGGCGGGGTTCTCCCCGCCGCCAATGATACGGTGACCATAACACATGCGATAACCTATGATTTAAATGATACAACAACTCAGTATGGACGTATTGATATAAATGCTGGTGGCTCATTAATTCATGATAATACGAAAGCAACTGCCATTGTCTGCAATAAATTTCTACATGTCAATGGTGGAACCTATCAGGCAGGTCCTAACTCTAAGACTCTTTTCTATACGACAAGTAAAACAAGTAGTGTAGAGGGAACAGGGTTAGCTGGGATTTATGCAGAAGGCGGTGTAAATAATACAAAGCTTATTCTTACAGGCTCCTGTCCAAATCCAGAAACAACATTATCAACAGCAGTCAATATAGGAGATACCGTATTGACAGTAGCAGATGCAAGCCAATTCGCTGCTGGAGAATTCATTTCCATTTATCGTGATATCTCTACTGATTCAACATGGAACTGGAATGGAACAAACCAAAGCGATGAAGGATTTATTATTCATCATATTTCTGGAAATAACATTTACATCCAACAACGTGTAGCCGTGGAAGATACTACAACACTTGCAATGGCAATTGGAGATACGCAAGTAAAAGTAGCAAACATCATGAAATGGCAACCAAACTTTAAAGTATGGATTGACCAAGAGCTATTCACAATTGCATCTGTTGATGAAGCTAATAGCATCCTAACATTCACTGCTGCTGCCACAGCCGCTCATGCTAGCGGGGCTTCTATTATAGAGACAGGAGCACAAAAAGCCCACGCTGTTGGAGATAAAGTTTACAAGATTGCTACGATTGTATCTACTGCAAGTGCCGCAAATGCTACAACCCTTACCGTTGCAAATGCAGCAATGCTAAACGTCAATGACCGTATTGCAATTGAAGGACTAAGCAGAGCATATGGTTTTCCTACAAACGTAACACAAGAGGTAACAATTACAGCAGTGAACGGAAATACATTGACAGTCACTCCAGCAATTCCTTACGCTACACAAGTAGGATATATTGTAACAAAAACGAATAGAGATTGCGTAGTTGCTTCTACCGATACTAACGATAATAATAGAACTTTCATTTATTATATTTATGGAAGCTCAAGTGTTACTGGTAGAAAATGCGTGCTAAGGTATGTTGAAGTTTCTCATGTCTGCAATAGCTCGTCTACTGTGTACTCTGGATTAGTAGTAAGAGGAGACTTTAACCGTACTGATACGGAAAGAGAAATCAGAGGATGCGTTGTTCGTGATGGATGGGGAACAGACCATTGTGGATTATGGGGATACAGTACACACTATGCTGCCTACCGTAATAATGTAGTCATCAAGTGTTACAACGGAGTCCAAGTATATGACCAAAATGGTTCCAGCTATTATAATAATCTTTCGATGGGTAACTATCAATCTGCTTTTAGATATGAGGCTACCTACTACTACAATCAGTTTCAATATAATATCGGAGCAAACTCACAGTACGCATGTTTAACTTACTCTGATTATAACTCCACCTACCCTGAATGGCACAACTTATTTCGCCATCACGAAAGAGGACTTTATGTAGGTAACGGAGCAACAGGTCAACAGTATGGGTCGTGGATGAAAAACCGATATGAAGATATCCAATACTTGCATCAGTATGTAGAGGGTACACGTATTATTGTTCAAGATGCTGACTTTAGAAATGCAACCACTACAAGCACAGGGAACCTATCAAGTGCTTATGCCAACATTGACGATAGGGGTCTTGTTGGAGGAATGTTGGTTATTGTAAATAAGAATATGATTCGTGGTAATTTTGAAATGCACGGTGCTGGCGGTTGGATTATTAAAGATACAACTGAACAAATGGGAAATGGATGGAGCTACGGATTCAACCTAAATAACTCTGGCGCTGACTTACGTATTGCTCAGCAAATCTATGTAAAGTATGGAGTGCCCGTTCACGTAACGGCCTATATGAAAAAGACTTCTACTTACAATGGAAGCAGACAGCCGTACATCTTAGCAAGGGGAACGTACCTTGGAGATGTTTGGGGATATATGACAAACGTAAGTAATCAGTGGGTTCGAGTAGATTTAACTTTTACTCCACAGCGAAGCGAGATGATTCAGATAGGAGTAGGAGGACGTGGAACAGCGGCTGGAACTTCTTTGTGGATTGACCCTCGTGTATCTGTTTCAACCTTTGATATGGATTTAATTAATGGGCCTTACTCCGTAAACTTAATGTTTGGATTAGAGCCTTATATGACAAATACGCCTGGTGTTGTGCTGGGTGGAGGCACTACACTTTAAAGGAAGGTGAGAGAAAATGGCTTATACTCAAAAGCTAAGATTACCTGATGGTCAGGAATTAGCTTTATACAATGAAGGCAATACAAGCCAGGGTTCTATTCGAATGGATGGGGAATCCCTCACGATTGCAGGGGCACACAGTAACGTAGCCATCAGCGCTGGTGCCAACCTTATTTTTATGGGAAGCACTGCCACAATCGGTGGTACATCTTCTATTCTCTCGCTTGGTAATTCTGGAGATACCGTTGCCCTAAACGTTCCTGGTGTTACTTACCAGATTGGAACGGTGACAGGCGACACAACTTTTGCAAATGATTTAACGGTATCTGGAACATTCAGACCTGCCACTATAACTGGAACGGTTGTCGTAACGGATGCTGTCCTATCTTGGTCAAGAGATACAGACTATGCTACTTTATCTTATATTGATTATGGAGCAGACAACGACCAGTTGACACTGGATGTCGGAGATAGACAAACGGACTACTTCAGAATCCGTGGGGCAAATGCCTCTGGTACATTAACCAATGTAATTGATTTCTCAAGTGCATCTGTTACTTCTTATGTAACGGTAAATGCTCCAACTCTACAAGAGAACGGCACAAGCTTATCCAGCAAATATCTAGGTCTTACGGCAACCGCCGCTGACTCTAGTAAACTGGGCGGCGTGGCTGCTTCTTCGTTCTTGCGTAATGATGTAGCTGGAACAATCAATGGAAACCTAACAGTTAACGGAACTGTAACCGTTGGTGCAAATAGTATCATTGGCAGTAATTCAAGCTACTACTTATCATTAAGCTCTGGCGGTGTAACATTATCCAGCGTAGGTAGTCTAACAGTTGTAGCAGATAGTGATAATAGTTCTACAACTGAATACCTTAGCTTGAAAGCTGGCGTAGATGACCTGCGAGTTGTCAGCGATGGAACGATTACGTTTAATGGTAATAAAGTGTGGCACGCTGGAAATGATGGCTCAGGTTCAGGCCTTGATGCTGATACGGTTGATGGAATTCAAGGTGTAGATATTGTTTCAACCAATACTACTATTATTACAACCCAAGACTGGAATTCCTTTACTTCAAATGGAATCTATAGAGTGCAAGGTTATACTGGACTCAATGCTCCGTCTGCTTATACCTATGGTACATTGGAAGTTATCGTAAGTGGAAATAGTGTAACGCAAAACTATTACACTCACAACAATGGCAGCAACACTGGCTTATTTACTAGAACCAAATGGAATGCTTCTGACTGGTCTAGCTGGAAAAAGGTTTGGACAGACGATAATGACGGTTCTGGTTCAGGCTTAGATGCGGATACAGTTGATAATGTTCATGCAAGTTCCTTTATGCGTAGTGACCAGAATACTTCTACTACTGGAACTGTAACAATTGGTACTGGCACAACGTCTGTACTTGCTAATCAAACAGATGGCTCATTAAGGGTTTCGAATACAAACGGGTATATCGACATTGCTCCGAAGAACGTGAGCTATGCACATATCTATACAGACAGACCAAGCTTCTACTTTAATAAGGATTTACTTGTAAATGGTAGTACGGTTTGGCATTCTGGAAATGACGGCTCTACGTCTGGACTGGACGCGGATATGGTGGACGGCGTTCATTTATCTGGACTCGTTCAAACAAGCAGAACGTTAACTCCTGGCACTGGTATTCAAATTGATTCAGCTGCTACGGCAAAAGACTTAACGGCTAATCGCACCATCTCTTTTGATACAACATGGGGAGACGGAAGATACCTAGGTCTTCATGCCACAGCTGATAACTCTGCTAAGTTAAATGGACAGTCTGCAAGCTACTATTCTAGAAAGCTATCCGCTTCTTATACAAGCGTAACAGGCGATGATGGTACAGATGGATGGTACACACTGTTTACAGTTGGTGACAACACCAATACTCCTGTTCAGTGTATGATTCGAGCTTATGCTCACAGCTCTGCAGCCTTCATCGTGTCGAAAGGTTACTCAACAAGTAACGCACAAATAACTGTATTAAATGCAAATACATCCTCTATCAATGTTGGATATAAATATATCAAGGGTCTTCGTGTTCTAACAGACGGGACAGTTCAAGTTAAACTAAATGGCGGCGCTAGTGTTCAGATTGACGTTCAGCTATTTACCAGCGGAAATGAAACAATACCTGCGGCAACCTTAGTTAAGGATACAACGGCTTCTCCATCTATTGCTCAGAACATTGACCCATTAGTAAATGGAAGTATTGTTTCTCTTGGAGACCATTATGTTGGAACCAACAAGGTGTGGCATCAAGGAAATGACGGCTCAGGTTCAGGTTTAGATGCCGATACAGTTGACGGTATTGAAGGAGCTAGTATTGTTCAAACAAGCAGGACTGTTACTGCTGGTACTGGATTAAGTGGCGGTGGCGCATTATCTGGAAACATTACGCTATCTCTAAACACCACTTATACAGATGGGTTATATCTTGGCAAAACAGCTAAGGCTGCCGACTCTGATAAATTAGACAATCTTGACTCTTCTCAATTCGTAAGGTCAGATGCGGATAGCACAGTCCGTGGAAACCTTATTATTGATACTCAGATGGATACACGATACTTGTACGTTACAAGAAGTGGAAGTACAGCACAAGAATATGCTCGCCATGGTGTAAGCGATGGTGCATACAACATCTGGTACAATAATGATGAAGCATCTTCCGTAGTGCAGTTTACCCTTGACAATACAGACACAGAAGCTAATTCTGGAGCTGGAGCAAATACGACGGTATTCAAAATCAATGGTAGCTCATCTCCATCATTAACCTTAAACAATAATGTTATCTGGCATCAAGGTAATGACGGTAGCGGTTCTGGGTTAGACGCAGACAAACTGGATGGAATCGAAAGCTCACAATTCCTTCGCAGTGACCAAGATGACACAATAACTGGCGCATTAACTATTAGTAAGGCTACTCAATATCCATTAACACTTAGCGGAAATGGAATAGACGTAGGCAAGATTGGTATTGCATTTAATGGGCAAAGCACTGGCTTACAGCAAGGCTATCTTGTTGGTGCATTCGGCGATGGAGATACAATGACTGGAACAGGCTATGCTTTCCGTGTCTCCTCTACTGAGGCGAATACCGATTTCATCTTAGAGGCTGGCGGCGGTAATTTCTGGGTAGGCTCAAACAAAGTATGGCATGCTGGCAATGACGGAGCAGGCTCAGGTCTTGACGCTGACACATTAGATGGTATCAACTCAACTGGGTTTGGTCAAAACATAGCTTCTGCCGCATCAGATTTGAATACAGCTACTCAATCTGGCTTCTACCGATTAAACACAACACACACGAATGCGCCAAGCAATGCAGCTTACGGTCAAATGTTGGTTATGCATGGCGGTGGAGATACTATCACTCAAATCCTCGGTGCTTATAATACTACTGAAATGTACTTTAGAAGTGGTAATCCTACAGATGTAGGCGGCACGGGAACTTGGAAATCATGGGCACGAATCTGGAATGACCAAAACGATGGTAGTGGCTCTGGTCTTGATGCCGATACTGTTGATGGAATTCAAGCTTCTCAATTCCTACGAAGCGATGTAGCAACAACCTTAACTGGCGGCGTTGACCTACGATTAAAGGCAGCTACTGGCTCAACGGACTCTGGAGACCTTGTATTCCAGCAAGGCGATGGAACAGAGAATGCTCGTATCTATGCCGCTCCTGGTACGTTAACTTTAAGCTCAGGAACGAATACTGATGCTCAGCTTGTCATTACAGATACTACTATTACTTATAATACGAATAAGGTATGGCATGCTGGAAACGACGGAGCTTCTTCTGGACTAGACGCAGACCTATTAGATGGACTAAATGGCTCCTCTTACATGAGGTCAGACACTAACACTTCTACAAGTGGGACGCTATCTGTCACTGGATTGCTGACGGCTACTGGAAACATCTCTGTGCCTAGTGCTCCATATATCTCAGGAGCAACTGGCTCTTGGCGTGAAGGCGGACAATTAAACTTTGCAAGCCGATTTAATGGTAAGATTTTAAATCGTAATGCTGACTTCATTCAGAACAACATGACTGGATTCGGTGACTACCAGGGAAGTTCTACTCGTAACACTCGTGCCATTGTTTCTGATGATACGATTCCGAACTCGACTGGAAAACTAATGCGTGTCACTTACGATGCTGGTGCTAGTACAACTGCTCCAAGCACTGGTTATGGTGGCTTCACAATCAGCATTTCTCGTACAACAGGAAACCCAACGGGATGGGGATACAGAGCTGGTAACCGTATCATGTTCCGATTAGTGGCCAATATCCCTTCTGGAAAGAATATCGGATTCGGAACAAATACAGTCGGTACTGGATATGGAGGCAAGTGGTTGACTTCTACTGCTGGTACTGGTAACTGGCAGGAATATGTTTACCTATTTACAACTGGTATCACAGGAACATTCTTGGATACTGGGTACTTCTATATTGCTGGAACTCCTGTTGGAACTTGGACAACGTGGGCGGCGTCAACAGCTTACACAGCTGGTGCCAATGTTATGCCAACCACAAAGAATGGATTCTACTATACAGCAACGGCTGGTACATCTGGAGCTACTCAACCAACATGGCCTACAACAGACTTAGCTACGGTTGTAGATGGTGGAGTAACATGGACAGCACATAAAGAGAACTTCACATGGGATGTAGCAATTTGTGAAGCAATTGATATGGATGCAGTTGCCGATGTAGACCGTGCGCCAATGTTAAACGTTGGTTACAAATCTGGTGTGGATATTGGATGGGGAGAAATCTACTCTACTGGTAAGATTACTTCTGACTCTAACATCTATGGTTCTAGCTTTTATCCAGGTACAAGTGGAGCTTATTACTCTAAGACTGGAAATAGCTGGTTCAATCCATTAAATGCTTCAAGCAATATGCACATCTATTCTGGTGAAGGAAACAAAGCATTGTATGTAGATGCTGACTCCATCAACCTGCGTAATACGGCTGGCACAAATAGACTGACAATCAGTTCTGCTGGGGCTATCAATACTTATGGTGCAACAACCGTAAATGCTGACCTAACTGTAACAGGAAACTTAAGTGTCAATAAAACAAATGGCTGGGCTTATCTGTATTTCCCTAGAATTGGTAATGACCCAGGATTCATTGGACATTATGAGAACACTACAACTTCTGTTTCTGAAATGCGATTCAGCGTATCAGACGATGCAGACGGAACGGACTACTTCACGTTTGGTGCTAACACTGGTCAGTCTTCGGCAAATCCAGCTTGGGGAATTAACAGTGGTACGTTTGTAGAAGGTGCTCGTATAGGCTCAAATGGTGTGGCTACATTCAAAGGGTTGACAGTCAATGGTACAGCTACTATTACTGGTAATGTGACTATGAATGGTCAGCTTTCATTAGATGGTGGAAACGCAGATGGGCTTGCTATTGGTGGAAACAAGATACAAGAAGTAGGCACGGGAGAACTCGTTATTCTTACGGACGAACTTCGTCTTGGCACAGCAGGCGCAGCATGGGATTATAACAAATGGGCAGGATTTAGATATGATGCTGCAATTACCACATTAAGTATTGGTGGCCCAGCAGCTGGGGCTAGCTTATGGAATGCAAATGCTAATCCTTCAAGAATTACACTTGCTATGGTTGGTACGGATGCTGTCACAATGGATGGTAAGGTAACTATCAATCCCGTAAATGCTGCAAGTATTGGACTAAGTACAATGGCGAATGCACATTTATTGCTTGGAACAACAACATCTGGTATGGCATTTGATACGAATGAAATTGCCGTCATTGGTAATACGATGTATATTGAAACGCTAGATAGCAGCCCAATTAATATTGCGCCTAACGCAGTGACTACGCTAGCAGTAACAACGTCTGGAATATCTGTTACTGGAACAGCAAGTGTGAGTGGAAACTCTACCCTAACTGGATTAGTGACAGCAACTAACGGCGTTAACATTCCTTCTGGACAAAGCTTGTATGTTGGTACAAATGGAAGCTCAACAGCATCATTCCGATTCCACTATAACGGTTCAAACTCTTATCTGGATTACAATACGGATTTATACTTCCGTGCTGGTACAGCAGAGAAGATGAGAATTGATGCCGCTGGTAAAGTTGGTATCGGGGTAGCTCCAGATGCAAGCTACCTATTGAATGTAAATAGTGGAGCGAGACTTAACGGAAGCATCGAAACAGATGGAGCTAACAACGGTCTTATCTTCCCAAGCGGTAAAAAGATTTACTCTAATGGTACAGATAACTGGATAAGAATAGACAGTGACTTCTTTGCCAGCTCTTTCATTCTTCGTACCGATGGTCAGCTACATGTTGGCTCAAGCGGTTCATCTCTTTATGTTGATACTTCCACTTTTAACTGGAAGAATACGTTGTGGTCAAATACCGTAGGAGTTGCGGTAGGAAAGACAAGTTTAAGTAACGCGGCTATCTTGGATGTTTACACAACATCTACTTCTGGTATTAACTTACAAAGAAGTGCCCAGACAATCGCTCCTGGTATTACATTCCAGAACTCTACTGGAGAGTACAATGCATGGATAGCGCCGACGGCATCTGCAACTCCTGACCTTGTAGTGTATTCAAAAGGTACAAGCGCAACACTAAGCACAGCGAATATTCAAGAGACTGCTCGTTTTACGAATGGCGGAAACTTCCAGCTTAAAGGCGATATGTACTTCAGTGGCGGTGGCAATCAGAAGATTCATGGAGTGAATGAAATCTCTCTTGACTGGACAGGCGCAAATGATGATGCCAGCAAACACGGTATTCAGTCGCATGCCGAAGATGGAACACAATCGGGAAGCGTTCGTCTTAATAGTATGGGCGATATCATTATGACAATTGACACTGATGTAAACTCTACTTCTAAGTTCATCGTACAGAAAGAGTCAACCACAAATGGTACGGATATATTCTCTGTTGATGAGAATGGATTTGGTACGTTTGCAAGTGGCGCAGTGTTATCTGGCGACGTTTCTTTAAACTCTGCAAGTGGACGCGGATTCCGATTCTGGAACTCTGACTCTTACAAGATTTACATGTCATCTTCTACGGATGCTACATGGGGTAAGAAACTATCGTGGATTCCAACGGATGCAGCCAATGCTGATTACTACATCTATTCAAGGATAGAAGGCGGTAACCGTGGATGGGCATTCCGCAACGATAACAAAGGCGGGGTCAACGCAGCCATTACAGGTGATGGTCAGTTCCATACCAATAAAGGTGTGCGTGCTCAGAACTACTCCATGGAATATAATACAACAGAAGATTCTCTTGATTTCATCTATTGGGGATAATCCTCTTGACGGAAGCAATTGAATAGGTTCAAATTCCCTTAGGTACTATGTACGTGAAGGGAGGTAAGAGTCGCCTCTTGGCGGCCTTTTTCTATATGAGCTTAACAGTAGGAAGAATAAAACAGGGCGACCTGATGATAGCAGGGCAGGTGGATGAGCGCAGACCGCCTGTAACAGATGGACTGGTTGGACACTGGCCTCTTGATGGGAATACGAATAGCTATCGCTTTTCTCCATTGGGACTTCGTGTTCTTTATGAGGCTAATGCTGACACAGCTGGTGGGTATCAATTCACGCAATGGATGTCAGCAAATGGCGCAATTATTACGCAAAGTACAGACTTAACAACTGTAACTGTAGCAACAGCTCAAACATATGATTTAATCATAGCGGACTTTTCCGTATGGGGAGTTGCTTCTACAACAATGGACACGCTGAAGACATTCGTTGACAATGGGGTATCTTGCGTGGCAATGGGAAATGACACAAGGACAAACGTATTTGTTTCTTCTTATGATGCAACAGCCCATGCAACTCATGACATTCAGCTTGACCCATTGTTCCCAGTTTATACGAGTACGACTCTTTATGCGGGTGCTGGAAGTTCTGACCTCTATGGCGGAATCACTGGGCTTAATAGTGGGGCAAAGCCCTTAGCCTACAGAACAGATGCGCCAACTAATATTACTGCTTATTGGTATGAAGGTCCAACAGGAGCTGTTCTTTACTTTGACCAGCAAGGAATATCTCTTCAGGAGTATATGAAGAACATGGCTCTATGGGCAGCATCCAGAACAACAGCTAATGCAACAGCCACTAACGTTATCTGGACAGAAGAAGGAGCTGGAGTGACAAGAGGGGCAAGTAACCTTATTGCGACAAGCTCTGGTGCGGATACTTACTTTGATACATCCAGAGGGTGGACTTTATTAAACGACACAAACTACACATCTGCTATTGAATATAATGCTGGAGCTGTCTATGGAAAAGGACTCGTCCTTCGAGTAACTGACAATGACGGTAACACTTCTACTAGTGAGTGGGGCGGAATATCTGCTTCTACGATAACTGGGTTAACAGCTCAGAACTATACGATGACTATTCGATTCAAGGTAACGGGATGGACGACAGGAAGTATAGCCGTTTGGTCGCACCAACAGAACTCATCAGGTGGAGATACTCCAGACGATTATGGATTGCCAAGCAGTATGTTTGATGGTCAATGGCATACTTATTCTGTAACAAAAGCACAGGCATCTGGATATGATAAGCGCACCATTCAGATTGGCATGGACAAAGCGAATCTTGGAGCAACCATTTATGTAGACGCTATTCAGTTTGAAGCTGGTAGCTTTCCTACCCCATTTACAAATGGAACAAGCAGCAATACAACACTGAAGATTACTACGCCAATGAGCACATATACTAGTGCTTGGACATTTCAATTCCAATACAAGCATCCAAGTTTAAGTTCTTATGGAAGCAACATGGTATTTGCCAGCTCTTATGATGGGACCAATACGGGGAACTGGTTTGGACTAAATGCAAGTACAAATACCATTACTTGTATGAGCGGCGGCACTTCTCCAACAGATGTCTGGAATACAGCAACATTTGTTTATGATGGCACGAACACAAACATGTACATCAATGGTGTGTACAAGGGAAACCAAGCTGGAAGATTCTTCTTTGACCGTGACCTCATGAGTTTCAGCTCTATGATTGGATGGAATACAAGCACTTATCTTGCTCCGCACTATATACGCAATGTAGCTTTCTATAATAAAGCTTTGTCTGGAACACAATTACAGAAGTTGATGAAAGGTTCTTTTAATATTCAGAAGGACGGAACAGTTCCAACTATGGTAAAAGAAAAGTCAACCGTGCCGCTGGCTTCTAAGGCTCTCCTGTTTCCATTAGATGTGGACGGAATGGATATTGCAAAGAGGATTGCTCCAGTTACAGAAAGCAATACGGTCTACGAACAAGGAGCCGTATGGGTAGGGAACGCAACTACTAATGTAATTACTAATACAGACTGGTCAAACTGGACAACAAGCTATCTGTCCAATGTTCAATACGAGTCCGTTGGTCCGAATGGAATCATCTCAAAAGTTATTAGCTTTGTGGATGCTGACGGAACAACAGGAGGAAGTTATTTATATTGTTATGGCGACTATGCACCGCAAGACCCAAGCACAACTTACACCGTATCTGTTTGGGTAAAGACAGAAGCTCCATTAACATTTAGAGCTTATACAGCAGACAATACGGAATCATCAGCAGGGTACAGACAGTACACAAATTCTATGACAGTGAATCCAGAAGACGGATGGAAACGAGTAGTGTTTAATTCATTCACAACTCCAGTAGGTTCGACATCCGATTCATTGAGTTTTACTTTTGATACAATCACCGCTAACAAGCGAGTATGGATGTGTGCTCCTCAGATGGAAGCAAGTTCTTTTGCTACTCCATATGTAATTGGTACAAGAGGAGAGTCTCGCCTACAATATGCCAACAACATTATTAACCTAGGAAGTGACTTCACTATTATGGGCTGGTGGAAACCATATACTATTGGAGATGGAACATACAATGCTGCTCTCCAATTCAACACCCAGGCAAGCGGCACCTATAAGCGTATCTTAATTATGGAAAGTTCTACTTCGGGTACGAATCCAAAAGTATGGTTACCAAATACGGCATCAACAGAAAACACTATTGTCTTAACAGACCATTCAATACAGACAGGCGTATGGAACTTCTTTGCATTAAAGAGAACGGGAGTGGATGTCGTATTCTATCATGGATGCAAAGGCGGCTTCTCTTATGCCACAGGTTCTGGGTATGCATCAGGACTTGATTACTTAGTTCCGCTTATTGATTCAAGTTTGACATGGAATATTGGGCAGTACGCAGGCGGAGCAACAAACATGGGAAACGGCTACTACAGAGACTATGCTTTTATTGCTTCCGCTTTATCGGATTCTACTATAGAATCTATTTACAGAGCGCAATTAAGAGCTTACAAAGATAATAGTATTACAGTACAAGCACAAGTAAAAGAAGGGAAGGTGCTATAATGGCTGAGTTAAAAGGAGGAACCACAATAGGTGGTTATACTGCCTTGCACAGTGGGCTTAAGGAATCCTACCTATCTGGCAACTTAACGCTAGGTGGAAATATTAAGCTAGGAGTACTTGGGGAAATTCAATCGTCATACAATAACGCATATATCATACGTGACTTTAATAATGGGAACATCACAATAAGTGCCGCTGGTTCTTCATTGTATTTGGGTTACAACAATACAACTAGAGTTAACCTTTCAACAGCTTTGTATGCTGGTACTTCATCTAACAAAATTGCAGACACAGATGGTACTCTTTACTTTCAAGGAAATAACCTAGACAATCGCTACTTAAGATTTGGTACAGATGCATATATTGGATTGGACTTAGTAGGAAACACTAGCTATCCTCGCATGGCAGCACTCAACTCTGGTGCAACTACACCAGACTGGATTCGTGTGGGAAGCTCATCTGGACGCGGACTACTTCCATACTCAGATGGAGTCGGCAACCTTGGTGCAAGTGGATGGAACTTTAATCAGGTTTGGGCTAACAACTTTTATGAGGGCGGCTCAACATTATCGGCTACCTACGCAAAGCTTAATGGAGCTAATATGACAGGAAACCTAACCTTTGCAACGCAAGTGACTGGTATTGGTTTTGGAGCCACTGTATCAAATAGTTCTACTCCTACATTTGCAACAAGTGGCAACTATATTACGGCTGGTTCTGACTACGCTGGATTAGGTAAGTTAAATAGTGTAGCTGTTCAAACTTGGTATGGGTTTAGTATCTCTCCAACTATATCGGGGCAAACAATTGCTCAAGGCACTCCTGCATTCTCTGTTGATGCTAGAACAGGAAATATGTATGTAGCTGGAAATTCAAACTTGAATGGTGGCGCTACTATTACTAAGGACTGGGGCAACTTAACTCTTGCTTCCACAACAGCTGGGACAGACCCAGAGTTATTCTTCAACTCTCCAGGTGGTAGCTGGTCAATACGAAATGATGATAGCGATGGCAATGACTTTGAATGGCGCTGGAACAATTCGCATATTGCATCTTTTAGAACAGATGGTAGTGCGGATTTTGCAAGTAAGGTACTGATATCTGGTGGAGACGATGTTTCCTTAACAGGAAACGGATACCTACAACTAGGTACTACTTCTGCTTATAATATCGTTATAGATGTCAATGAGATGCAAGCAAGAAATAACGGGGCAGCATCAAACCTTAACCTCAATCCAAATGGTGGAACTACTACTTTTGGAGGAGATATACAACTGCTTGCTGATACCACAATTAGGATGGGCGGATATGAAACCATTCAATTTAAATCTGGTCCAGACGCTAATGGTCGCGGTGTTATTATTGGTTCTGGTGGTACAACAGTTATTGCTTCTGGAGAATCAAATGCTTATTTCAGAGATGGATGGGGTCCTGGCAACAACTGGGGTATAGAAAACATATACATGGCTGCCGATAATGGCATCTATTTCTTAACTGGACAGAATGCTGGGTACTCATATGTTCCTTCAATGACTATGTACTCAACTAATCGTACAACAGCAAAACCTCAATTCAATCCGAGCGGCAAAGAAGAAGAGATAAAAACATTCTATGATTCTGGGTCTGGAGCTGTTGATAGTAGCGGATATACAACTATCACAACTGGTGGATGGTATACGATTGCTTATAATGGAAGCACAACAACACCTGGAACAGGCTCAGGAGGAAACAGAGCGTTCGCTAAATTCACCTGTATGGATATGTCTTCTGGTAACCACCACCTTATTCAGTTTACAGCTGGAACAGCATACAATAACGCAGCTGGTTGCAATATCGTGCAGCTTGCTAATGTTAAGTATGGTGCAACAAATGAAATATTCGGTGGTGTCCGCATCTTAACAGGCGGTACTTATGATACTCAATACTTACAGGTATATGTATCACCTAATAATATTGTAAGATTTATCATGGAAGACAACTATTGGACTTCTGGATGGGTTCCTCTTAACTGGAGTAGTTCTCCAGTGGGTAGTACTATCCCGACTGGCTATGTAGATAATAAAATGGAATTACAAGGTGGATTCTTAAACAGACCACAAAACCTATTGAGTGGCACAGCTTCACCACCTTCTCAGGGTGCATTCCCAGGAGATGTATATATACAATATTAATGAGCGCGGCTTAATTGCCGCCTCTGCTAATGTAGGGAGGAGAAACTATGGCAAGTGGTACAATAAAAGGGACAACATATATTAGTGGACATTATTGGCTAGAGCTAGATTGGACAGACTCGACTGTTACTAATGGAACATCAACGGTAGCAGGTACGTCCAACGTAGTTGTTAAAACTTATTTCTGTTCCGATTGGTCTGCTAGCTTTAGTGCATCAAAAAACGGAACAACAACAATCAATGGTACTCAACAGTCTTGGACATCAACTACGGACGTGAATCATTCAAATGGTAGTACGCAACGTACATTGGTTTGGACATCAACAGCTCAGCGTGTAACACACAATCTTGATGGTACAAAGACCATTACAATAAGTGGAACCTATACTCCAAACATAACCATTACTGGATATGGGACTATCAGTACAATGTCGGCTTCTGGCTCTGCTGTGCTGAATGATGTTTATACAGTCACAGAGGTTATTCCAAATACATGGGTATGGACAGGAACGGCATGGAAACGCGGCACGCATCTTCGTGTTTGGGATGGAGATTCATGGGTACAATGCGACCTAATGAAAGCATGGACTGGCTCTGCATGGAATAACACAAAATAATTTATAAAACCTGTTGACAATATACTGGCTTATGGATTTAATAGAAACGTAGACGACATAATATTTTATGGGGGAATAACGTACTATGTCTCAAGAAAACTTTGAACAATTAGAATTAGATTTTACCGAGGGGGAAAAGGAAATGGAAGAAAACAAAGTAGTAGAAGCAGAATTCAAAGAAGTAGAAGGACCAAAGGCTGAGGACGTAAAAGAAATCCAAGCGCAATTGGTTATCACTCTTTTAGCTGATGGACGTTTAGATGTAAATGTTCCAGAAGGCATGCCTGAATTAAAACCTGCTGACGTAGAAGAATTATCTCGTCGCGTGTATGAGCAGCTTCGTGATATGCGTGTAGCACAGAACGCAGTTGAAATCTTTAAGCAACGTTTAATCGGATAAGATTGACTAACATAACCATAAATGGTTACTGTCTTATAGGGGAACCCAAGTGGTTCCCTATTTTATTATCTGGAGGGATTCGATGCCGAAGTATGGACTTCACAAATATGGACAATTCAAGTACGGGAAGTACCAGCTATCGACTTCCAGCCGAGGACAGAACTTCATTCTTGGGCCGCATGTACGCTACCGTATGCGAAACATCCTGAGCGATGGTACATATACAGAATACTTAACGATGTGTAAAGACCGAATGGAGATAACAGGCAACCACCCATACGTAAGAGTAAGGGCACTTGATGCCGATGAGAATCCTAGTGAATGGACCTATACGCAACAGGAAGTCATCAATAAAGATGTCTTCAAAGTAAGGATGCGTTCAATAGATAGCAATGGAACCCAAGGTGAGTGGGTTTATTCCGACAAAGGAACATTAAGTTAGGAGGGTAATAGATGCAGAACTATTTAGCTGGGTATCTTAAAGTGCTACCTGAATACCAAAGGCAGCAGATTGAAAATATCCTAGAAGACAACAACAGCTTATATAATGCTGATAATGTATCAGAAGAACAATTCGCTGAACTAATGAAACAATTAGCAATCAACCATAAGCCGCTTACCATCTCTGTTCCACAGACGGACAAGCTGGATGACACGCTTTACAATTCATTCTTCTCTAGCGTATTCATGGATTTAAACATGCTCTTCTTAGAGAGTCAGTTAATTGAAAGTGCAACAACAAACTATGACCGCATCTTTGAAGGAATTATTTCTGATTTAAACAACGAAATAAGTTCTTTACGGGAGAGAGTGGATAGTTTACGTTTACTTAATGAAGGGGAAGACGGACTAATTGTAGAGAAGAGAAGCTTCGAGAGTATTACCGAAATGGAAGACCCGAACAAATTCTCTAGTCTATTTGTAGACCGTGATGGCTCTCCTTGTACGCCTGTTGCCTTTGAGAGGGTACATGACCAGTACTTCTGTGCTTTGTCAAAGACATTGAAAACAGATGTATTACACAATGACCAAGGAGTAACCACAGCGAAGATTGAAATCACTGACAGGCGCGGTACTCCTATTCGAGTAAACAATCCAGACCGATACAAATTAGAGAATGCCATTGATGGTTCAACAGATACTTACTGGGGCGAAGTTGTACTTGTGCCTGAGCCACTTAATATCAGCATGAAGAAGGCATAAAGGAGGGATAAGGAATGACGACAATGAACGTGGAGTATGCTTTGTCATTTGGTGTTTCGGCTAACGAGTCACTATGGAAAATAGAACTCATGCACCCGACAGATGCCAGTGCTAAAGTACTAGCATGGCTCCCAATGAATGCTGACGACACACAGATTGGCGATACAATAGATAACATTCAAGTAGCCGCGCCAGGACCTAAACTGATTGAAGTCATGGGCTGGTTATACAATCGCATTACTAAGTATCCTTACTACTGGCCTTATGAAGGAAAGCCTGTTGATAGATATGGATACGACTTTCAAGTTGACCTTGAAGCAGACAATAAGAATGCTAGCTACGTTGAAATATCAGAGATTGCTTACGAAATCATAAAGACTAAGCTGAATGTTCAACCACCAAGTACGGATGGAACAGTTGATGTGGATATTGTAAATGACAAAGTTGATGGCGGCGGTGTACTTATCAAGCTACGTATTACGCTTGACCGTGCTCAGCCTTGCAGTGAATTAAACATTGCTCCATTTACAAAGTATCCAATGGAACTGGTTTCTCTTATGTATGAAGAGGACATTAAGACATTCAAGCCATTGAAAGAGATTGCTCTTCCAAAGAAAGTCTATGCAGATTCTACAAAGAACTTTTCACAAACAACACAATCCATGCACTATCAGTTCCCTGTAGTAATAGCGAATCGCTTTACGCTTATCCTACGTCAGCGGAATGCAGAGAAAAATACGTATCTATTAAATCCAGATACTCTTACAAAGAAAGAGCTATGGGATTGGATTTCTGAACGTGAAGCAGAGGTCACGCTAGATGCGACAGATGGCTACGATACGATTCCACAAGCGGAGCTGGATAAGCAAGACCAATGGACTGTCTACTTAGAGAAGTACGCTCAGTATAAAAAAGATTTCTTGGCTTGGCAAAAGAAGCTAAATGTCTACAAGCAGAAGAGCGTTGAAAGACAAGCAAAGTTAGCACAAGCAAGTGCTGCTGAGAAGAAATACGAGAAAGATATGAAAGAATGGCGTGCAGAATATAAGGCGGCACTGAAGAAGTATCAGAACCAAGTGGATAATTACAAGGCCGCTGTTGATAAATACAATACTGACTATGCACGTTATCAGGATAACCTGAAGAAGTATAACGAATATGTCAGAGACTATAATGCATGGAAGAAAAAATGGGGATAAGAGAGGAGGACTCTAAATGCAACTGAATGAAGGTGTTGGCGGAAGTTACAGCCCTAGGGACGTAGACGAACTGCTAACAACATGGACAGCATGGGAAGGCAATAGAGAATATCGCTACACGAAATATCTTCACAATGGCGGTATGAGACTGGACAAGAAGCTGATAGCAACAAGGTCAACAGCGACCAGCTACAGAAGCACGAGAGCTAAAAAGTCTACGAGTACTGTAAGAAAGAAGAGTACTCCACCAAAGGCGAAACCGAAGCCAGTGCCAAAGAAGCCTGCTCCGCCTAAGAAGGTAGCTAAGCCATCCTTTAAAGAGTCAAAGCCAGTACCGCCTAGTGCATTTAAGTTTAATGTGGCAGCACCGAAGAAGAAGGAAGTGTTGGTTCCTCAGCCTCCTACTCCACCAGGACCGCAGCCAAAGTTTACAACAAAGCAACAAGTATCAGCTACTCGCTTTGAATATATGTATGGCATCAAAGATTTGCAGATTCGCCACAACCAATTCCAAAACAAATCAGTTTATGTCAGCACTCCAATCAAAGTGGATGGAAACGTTATGCAGGTATCTATGCATTCAGTAGAAGAACATCCATTGTTTGATGCATTAAGCGGAGCAGCTGCTGACCGTCAAACTTCTGTTGAATATTACATCGCACCAATCTCAACAAATCCTGCACCATCTTTGGATGACTGGATGCCTATTCTTCCAGAAGACCAGACAACGGTTAAATCTGAACTGCTAATATTTGATACAGCACGGACATCGAACCTTCGCTTCCCAGCATTGATTGGAAGTAAGGAAACTCCTTGCGTATATAAGAATGGAATTAAGATGGCAGACACGGACTGGTCATTTGTTGACGGCGGCTATAAGGCACAACTCCTTGTTGATAAAGACCCATTAGCTATTTACACAATTGACTACACACCGAATGCTGCATTCTACAATCCATGGATGCTAGACCTTCATATGAAAGGTAGCACACCAACAAAGGTGACTCAGGTATTCCCTGATGGAACAAATCATAATAAGACAATTACATTGGATAAGTATCCATTTGTTAATTATGAAATTATTAATACAACGGACGGCTATGACCCTAATACCTCTGACTATGTTCCAGTGCAGGTAACACTGACGGATGCTGGTATTATCGGGCCAAACCGTACAACATACACTCAAGTCCTTCCTTATGATGGTACAGGTAAGCAGCTTGTTTATACCAAGAATATGTCAAACTATAAGACTGGTATTCATCAAGACCTGAAAGCCTACAGCATTGAAACAGGAAAGACTTACAATGCCTTTGAATACTATCAGGTTGGAAACAAGCTATACTTCTCTGAAACATTTAATAAGGCAGACATTTATACGAACGAAGATGTGTCTCACGGAAATGCAGCTATTCAAGTTGACTATGAATATCTATCATCTCAGTTCCGTGTGAAGATTATCCTTCGCCGTAATTCAACGGATGAAAATACATTGACCCCAATCGTACAAGAGTACGCATTGAAATTCAAGGTCATGAAGTAGGTGGCAGACAATGGAGAATGAATACAATTTAGATATAAAATCCGACATCCTTGAACGCCAAGCTGACTACTTATTCCAGAAGGCATACGAGGCATTAGGCGACACAGCAACTGAAGCAGAAGTCAATGCCTTGGTTGCTGATACCATTAAACGTTACTATGTTAACCTGGGCCGCCCACTCCTTGTTAAGAGGAGAGCAGAGGAAGGTCATCTTCCATTCATTGAGGATTACAATGACTCTGTTGACGAGATTACAGAAGACCTTTCTATCCTTTACAATGAATCGGAGCAGATTGGTCATTACCTTTCTGAGTACTTTAACTACGCACAAAGCGAGAAGATGCGAATCGAGCAGCGTGTACGCGGACTGACTGGCCTGGTTAATGATTTGAATTTAATTGCCAATGATACGACAGATGGCAGTGTGTACTTCCGTGATAGCTTTGAAGATTCCACTAAGGTTGAAACCAGTATGATTATAGGTAAGGCTGCACAGGTATCTACTATTGAAGGTATTGTTACTCTTGCTAGAAAGTCTACTGTCAATCGCAGTGTGAATGCTAAGATTAAAACGACTCAAGGCAATGGCACGGCTGGTACTTATCACATCGTTCGTGATTCCAAGACAACCAATACTGATGGAACAATCACTGACACTTACATCTTCATGAGTGACCAGGTTCCAAATGATAAGCCTGAAGCGATTCTGGATGGACGCCCAGACACTATCTTTGAATATGAAATGGTAAACACCGACGCAAGTAATATTATTAACATCGCTAAAGGCTACGACTTCTCTTGGGTTAAGGGAGCAAAGCAGGGCGACAAGCTTCGTCTGAAAGTGGTTATTGAACTGAATGAAGTAGAGGACATTAACTGGATAAACATTAATCCTTACAACCCTCCGTTCAGTACAGGGAAGGTTACGGTTTATAGTATCCGTACTTCTGCTGATGGATTTGATTATCAAGCTCTTTATGATGGCGGAAGCTATATTATTAATTCCGAAATTAATACAACGCCGCAGACTTATCGTGCCGACGCCATCTTTGATGGAAGTAATAGCTTTACGGATTCTAAGTTTGCTGGGCAAGGTGTATGGGCATTCCCAACACGCTCTGCTAAATATGTAGAAGTGGTCTTTGACCAGAACGAATCCTATGAAGAAAAGATTGGACATACCTATTACTTAAAGGTTAAAAAGGACAAAGACGGAAACCAAGTCGGACAGCCTGTTCGTATGAGAGAGTCTGATGTTCCTGATAGTGTTCAGAAGTCGGACCCAGGTAAATACGCTTTGGATAATGAAACAGATATTATCAAGGCGATTGAGGGCTTTATCGGATGGCGCTACGTTATTGGGATTCGTGACATCAACATCATGAGCTATCAGTTTGAAGAGAAGAGCGAAATTGTCTCCAAGCAATTCAGCATCATCCCTGATGGTCAAACGGAAGAAACAAGCAAGACCATTATCAAAGAGATTATGCTTTATGCAAATGAAAAGATTCCGCAATCTTATCTATCGAAAATTAGTACTAGCAATGACTGGATACAATATTACATTTCTCTTGATGATGTAAACTGGCACCGCATTTCGCCGCAGCATCATCAGCCAGTTACAGCTACCGTACAATGGGATGAAACAAAAGGAACAGGATTCCCACCAAAGATTTATGAAATCAACGGAAACATGACAGACCTGGAATCATCCTTCCAACTATACAAAGGATACTTAACCAGTGATACTCCTGTTAGGAAAGTACGTTTAAAGATTGTAATGTCGAGGCCAACGGATATAACTGATGCGGAAAGCACATCTCCTATCCTAGAAGACTATGCGTTACGGATTATAACAGAGGAACAAAGCAAGTAAAAGACTAGAGGTGAGACGTATGGGAATACGTGATAAACGATTTTTCAGGGCGGTAAATCGTATTATACGGGAGGAACTTCAGAAGGGGAACCTCCCATCCTCTAAGGAATTTTCATATAGATTAAACCAGTATCTTGCTGAACATGACCTTAGTAGGCCCGAATACAATTTTAAACCCGTAAGAGAAGGCAGCACGGCCCGTTCATATGATTATAATAAAAGCATGAACGATGTGTATAGCGACCTTGGCATCCTGTATGAGAACACGATTGACCTTCACAATTACCTGACAAAGAACTTCTCCAAGTTTGAAGTAGACAAAAGCAAATTGGAATACGAAGTGAATGTACTAGAGAATCAATTGAAGGAAGACATTCTTCTCTACAATAATAATGGATACCTAAATAGCGTCTATGATGTCTTTGATGACATGTCAAAGGTGGACGCAACAAAGACCGATGCTCATGTAGATGTAAAGAAGCATGAGATTACTATTCCAGAACTGAAGAACACGAGCCGTAAGATTGCTCCTCCTATTACCAGATGCACGTTCAATGTTTTACCTGAGCTAAAGAATAGCGTAAAAGTAATGGGTATCAACGGAGAGCCGCAGAATGCTTTAAGCGATAGCATTAACTCTACTTGGCAAGAGCTTATCGTTACGGATATTAAACAGAACGTGGCAGGCTATTACTTCCTTGAGTTTGATGAAAAGCAAACCATTAACCGTATAGAAGTATCGGTACATGGAATGAAGCCTACGATGGTACGCATAGAGTTCTCTCCAGACTCAGGACTGAACTGGTTCACTCTTCCTTACTATGAAGAAGGAAAGCTAGTAGCAGACTCTTACCTGTTTGACTTCCCTAGCTTGGACGCAACCAATGTCCGCATTCTCCTGCAAAGGTCAGAGCCAGATGATGCTTCAGATACAAATAACTTTGCACTGGATGTTCCAGCAAATACATTCCAATACACAATGGGATTAAAGCATCTTGGATTCTACCAAATGGCTTATCCGCCGCTGGCTACATTCGTGTCTACTCCATTAAAAGTAGATGTGCCAGCAGGAACAAACTTCAGTATTAGCAAGGTGTCATTAAACGTAGATGAATCCATTGTTCCAGCTACAGACATTAAGTACTGGATAGCAACTCCTCCAGCAAGTGGAGACCCAGAATGGAAACCCATCTCTCCAGTTAATAGAGAGAATCCTGCTTACGACCAAATCATTGATTTCCGTAACATTACAAATGCTCCAGCCAATAAGATGTCCATTGACCCGAATCTTTCCTTAGCTGAATTCACTAGAGAAGATTTAAAGGCAAATGGAATTAGTTTCTATCAGATTGGTTCAGTGGAAAACAAATCAATTGTTAATTCAACAGAGCGCTTATATGCAGGAGCGAATTCATGGGGCATTAAGAAGTTTGCTTATCAGCAAGCCGACCATGATACTCATGTTCCAACAATGCTTGACTGGGCAAAACCACAAGACTACGAATTTGATTTCGTTGAAATAGAGGATGGAAAGCCAGGACTTTTGATGGACGGTGTGACACACACAGCAGCTTACAATTATATGTTCACTGCTGGAGTTCTATCGTCTAAGTATCAAAACACAGAGTCGTGTATTCCAGCAAGTACAGAACCGATTACGGTTTACGTAAATGGACAAATAGTGTTCTCAGGCATTCCTGATAAGAGCAGTAAGGTTCCGTTTACTTTTAACTATGGATGGAATGAAGTTGTTGTCCTTCTTTATACAAGAAATGTGGACGCGGCGAATGGTGTTACGCTTGATATGAATATCGACATGAGAGACCTTGGAACAAATGTTTATTCACAAGCAAGCCCAATGAGTCTTGTTTCACTTCACGACCTACGCTACAACGTAAAGAGCAATGACCGTAATTCATATGCCATTGAAGTCGTGAATGATAAAGCAAACATCATCTTGAATCATGCCGACCCAGGTCTGCAATATGATTTCTATTTCAACTATATCCAAGGAGATGCACAGGACACTATTCTATTCAAAGCAGAGCTAAGCAAGAATGATACGGGTTCTAGTATATCTCCAAAACTATCAAGCTATCGTTTAAGATTTAGCTAGGAGGCAAAGACATGATTATAAAGAATCAGTTGCGTCCTACGACAGTTCGGACAAACTCCCGCTATCGTGGACAAACAGAGATTGAGAAGTACGCAAACTTCGTTCTTGAATCTGTTCATGACTTAAAGCTTCTTGGCTCTGTCATGGATAGAAACGACTACATTGATGGAAGCAGAGGACAGACAGATTATATTCAGGACAACTTCGCTGCCTATGTGAATGGGGGCGCTCAGATAACAACTAATATTAATACAGCGTCTGTTCTTTACTCTCCACTTGGAGACTTGATTGAAAGAAATGAAGAGACTGGATTTGTAGATGTAATGACAGCAGCATGGTCTGAAGCTAATGGATGTACAAGAACGTTAGCACCAGGAGGCATTCAGCTTTCTTCTACTGGTCTATTAGACCCAGCTGGCATCTTCAGTGTGCAAGAAGTAAAGCCTGGAGACATTATCTACATCCGTATGGGCGTGAAGTTTATTTCTGGTGACAATACTTCCTTTACGATTGGAAGCCATAACATTAACCAGAATGCAGGCGATGTAAAAAAATTCACTTTACCATCAAATGGGTCTACCATTTATGTGGACAAGAGGTTATATTGCAAGCACAGAGAGCCAATCTCCATCAACATTGATGTGCAGAATACTCCAGCTAACCTACAGGCTACAGCCGTAGAGATATTTGATTTGGAAGTTAGCTACATCATGGAGGACAGCGTGAGGGTATTACCTATCAACACCACTCTGAAATCAAGATTAAATAGATTAGAAAGTGATATTCAAAATATCATTAACAATATTTAGGGGGCAATGCAATGCAGCCGATTACTCAGAACAACCCGAATCTTTACAAAGGGCCATCCAGTTCTGCAGAATTCAATAAGCTCCGTAACGACATCCATTATGATTTGACTCAATTATTCAGCGTAGCTAATCAGCACGACGAAGACATTAAAACAAACATGGATGTCTTAGTGCGTGAAAACTTCTTCATGCAAAATAGAATTCTAGAATTGGAAACGCTCGTAAGCAAAATCAGTCAAGACTTATTGTATAAAGCAGATGGCTTACAGAAGCAGCGCCTCATTAAATCCTTCTATTCTGTTGATGGATTATCAGATGGTGCCGCTGACAAAGAGGCTTATGTAAATACAACATATGGATTCTTATCTGTACCAGCTTCCGATGTGGTATCTAAGATATCTTATACAGCAGACGATGGAACAGTTATTATGCCTGCTTCATTGAAAGCAACTGTATTCGAGTCTACCAACACTCAACCTGTTGATGACTCTACTGGAATGCGTACCTACTACACCATTGATGATGACAATGTCTATCGTGCATTCGATACTGACAAGAATTCATTCTGGGTACACACTTCAAGTTTTTCTGAAGATAGTGGTGTAAGCGAAGTACTTGGGAACCTGCACATCGAGCTTCCGCTTGATACGGTGAACAATACTTATTCAAATACACTTGTCATTAATCCATTTCCAGAATACTCTCTTCGCATTCGTGATATTCAAGTGAAGGGCTTTGGAGAGCAGTGGTATCGTCTACCGAACTATCCTACTGAAAAGGATAGCAACGGCAATGATGTACCAGTACAGATTGATGACGCAGGGAAGTTAATCTTCTCATTCCCTAAATCAGAGATTACTGAAATTCAAATCTTATTCTCTCAACCATATTGGTTCTCTAGCGAGGGGCAGCGGGAATTCGTTTATGGTTTCCAAGAGATTGAATTAGATTACAGAGTAGTCAACGACACTGAAGTAGAAATCATTTCTGAGTTCAGTTTGGCTGGAACAACAAAACGGTTTAGCACTATTCAAAGACCGACTGCTGTTCCGTTAGTTGGTACTCCTCAAGAGATTGATGATTTAGTAGACTTTAAGCTTTACTACAACAAAGACTTAACAAACGAGTTTAACTTTGGAAATGAAATCTTGGCACCAATCCAAAAGGTTTATGTAAAGACCATAGTGCAGGGACAGGGAGATGTCATTCCTATGATTAGACAAATAAACCTTGATTTCAACTTCAAAGAACTTGATGAAATTTAAAGGGGGCAATACATAGCAGAGGCAGGTAGTGTGGCAATGAAAAACTTCATATTGAATCTGTTTCATAGCGACCCATTCATCTTTTTGAAGGGCGCTCTCATATTCCTGCTTGGGCCTCTTAACTTGCAGCTTGGTTATCTTCTACTAGCGGTGGCAATCGACTTGGTGTTTGGTATTCAGGTTGCTAGGAAACATAAGACATTCAGCTGGAAGATTCTTTTCCAGAAGGTCCGAGCAAAGATTATCATTTATGCTCTGTGGATTTCAATGTTCCACGCATTTGATAAGGTTGCTGGCCTACCAGACTCAGCACGGTGGGCGGTGATTGTCATGCTAGCGGGTATGGAATTGATGTCAGCTGCTAAGAACACAGCAAAGCTTGGTCATGGTAAACTGGCTGATGCCCTTGAAGCTTTATACCTCACTCTTCTAAGGAGCAATCCTACCCTGGGTGCAGACGAAGAAGAGGAGACTACAATAGTCGAAGAGACTAAGGTTGTTGAGGAGACTAAGGTCGTCGAAGAAGAGGTAAAGATTCGACGGAAAAAGGGAAAGGGGCGTCGGAGATAATGAAACAGATAAACCAAAAGAAACTTGAGCTAGCAGTAGCTATAGGTTTTAGCATTGTCATCTTCGTATTATCAAGCACAAGGATAGGATATATTCCTGTCTCAATCTACCGCAATCTGGACATGGGAATTATCCCTGCTGTCTTCGCTGCCATGATAGGCGGATACAGAGTGGGTGTCCCAGTCGCACTGCTATGGGCAGTTGTTGCCTATTACAATCCAGCTAGTAATCTACAAATATACGGATTAGCTGGTCTCATGATTAACCGTGTTGTCTTGGTAACCATTGCATATAAAGCATACATGATGTGTAAGAAGTACTGGATGTACTCGCCAGCAAATGTGTACCGCGCTATTGTCATAGCGGTCACAGCAAAGAACATTGTAGCCAATATCATCTTTGTTTATATGATGAAAAGCCATCACAAGTTTCAGATGACGTATTGGCTCAAATACACAGCAGAGCAATACTTTTTAGAGCTTGCGTTGTGTACCTTGGCAATGGCGTTTCTTATCAAACACCTGCGTCAAGTTCACATATTAAACGGTGTGAAGCGCCGCGAGAAAGCCAGAGCAAAAGCATTGGCTGCTCAGAAGTCTTCAAAATGATTATAGGAAAGGAGAATGTACAGTAATGAATATCGTTACAAGTTACATTAGTGGTCACAACCGTCCTGGGAAAAAGATTAATGTTCGTGGTGTCGTAGTACACTGGACAGCAAACGAAGGTAAAGGTGCGGACGCTAAGGCAAACCGCAACTACTTCAACAGCACAGACCGTTATGCTTCTGCACATGTTTGTGTTGATGATACTAACTTCGTAGAATGCTTGCCTTGGAGAAAGGGTGAAGCAGAGGAAGCATGGCATGTAGGTGCAACAAGCTACAAGCAAGCTTGCTTAAGCGCTCTTAATACTACATATCCAAATGATTGCACAATTGGTTTGGAGATTTGTGTTAACTCCGATGGGGACTTCAAGAAAGCTTACGCTAATGGAGTCGCTGGTATTGCAATGATGCTGAAAGAACATGGGCTTGGTATTGACAAGTTGTTCCGTCACTTTGACGTGACTGGAAAGAACTGCCCTGCATTCTTCGTGGATGAGACTTATGCTCAGAAATATTTTGGAATGAGCGCATCTGCTGCTTACTCTAAATTCCGTTCTGATGTTTCTAAAGCTCTAGGTGGCTCTGCTTCTGCACCAACTACTGAAGGTTTCTACCGTAACATTACTTTCGGAGCGAAAGGCGACGACGTTAAGTATCTTCAAACGTTACTTGTCAAGTTAGGCTACAAGCTTCCTAAGTATGGTATCGACGGAGACTACGGTCAAGACGGTGGAGAATCTGTAATGGCTGTTAAAGCATTCCAGAAAGACCATGGCTTAACGGTTGATGGATTGTGTGGCCCAGCTACTCAAAAAGCTATCCTTGCTGCTAGTGCAAAAAAGGATGCCGATGACAAAGCTGCCGCTCAAGTTATCTATCGTGTCCGTAAGTCTTGGGATGATGCTGCTTCTCAACTTGGAGCATACACTGTTCTAGACAGCGCGAAAGACCTTGCAGACCAACACAAGTCCGAAGGATATCAAGTGTTTGACCCTAACGGTAAAGTCGTGTACGACCCTACTCCTGCCGCTCCTGCTCCAGCGCATATGTACCGTGTTCGTAAGACATGGGCAGATGCATCTAGCCAAATCGGTGCTTTCTCAGACTTAGATAATGCAAAGGCTCTTGCTGACAAGAACCCTGGCTACATCGTGTTTGATGAAAATGGTAAGGCATTGTATCAGTTCGTTCCTGAAGTTGTTAAACCAGCTCCAGCTCCGACTCCAGCGCCTGCACCAAAACCAGCTGAACCTACGCCAGCACCAACGCCTGCTCCTGCCCCAACTACTCCAGCAGTAGACCACACTGGTCACCATGACATCATGGGTAAATCTGTTGTCGTAGCCGAGCAAATGGTTGCTTTCGTAAAGGCTGTTAATCCAAATTTCGATGAGGCAATTGCTCCTGCTTATTTAAAAGTAGGTGAGAAGTACGGCATCCGTGGTGATGTAGCTTTCGCACAATCCGTAATCGAAACTGGATACTTCAAATTCGATGGTGGAACTGCCGTTACTCCAGACCAGCACAACTATTGTGGCATGGGTGTAACATCTAAAGGCATGAAGGGTAACTCCTTCGCTACTATCGAAGATGGTGTTACTGCTCAAATGCAGCACCTATTAGCTTATGCGTCTAAGAATGCAATCCCCTCTGGTGATGCTGTATTAGACCCACGTTTCTCTCTTGTGAGCCGCGGCGTTGCTCCACACTGGGAAGACCTTAACAATCGTTGGGCTATGAACAGCAACTATGGTCAATCCATTCTTGCAGTCTATGAAAAGTTAAAGG